CCCCCCCTATTTATAGAGGATTTTAAAGATATTTTATATATCATATTTTCCATACTTTCTTTAAATTACTTATTTCTTGTTCTAAATATTTTATTTTTTCCTCAAATTCTTTCTGCGATTTAATTCTTAAATTATATTCCTCTTTTAAAGCCTCTTGAAGAAGGATTGTATATCTTTCATATGAAAACGTTAAAATAGAATTATTTATTTCTCTTACAAGTTCTGGATAATATTTATTCCAGTATTGAGCTGAGGTTCCTATACATAAATCATTCTCGTCCATCCAATTATATTTAAATCCGGGAGAATTTAGTACTAGAGGTAATATATTAGATAAATTCTCTATATTATGTTTATATCTAATATCAGATACAGAAGTTGTTCCAGCTCCGTTTGTATGAACAGTATGTTTTGTGAAAGTGATTTCATCAAGACTGTTAATTTTAGCCATTATTGATTCAGGTGTTTCTCCTGAAGAATTCATTAATGTATCTACATCGGCTCTTAAACTAAGAATATCTTGTTGTAATGGAACTAAATCAGATAGATAAGATATTTCATTATCTCCCCATGTAATCCTTCTATTAAAAGTGCTAGGTATATTAAATACATTATTAGTCCCCTCTTTATTTGGAATCCATACTCGAAAATCAGTATCTATACCTAGTATTGACCAATTTATTTCTTTTGTAGAAGGTGCGGATAATTTAAATATTCCATTTATTTCACAATCTCCTTTTAATCTTATATATCTACAATATATTTTTTCAGAATAGACTCCGTATATATCTGAACCTAATAAAGTATCAAAATATATAGGATCTCTAATACCTTCTAAACATCCTAATCTTAATCTAGGAGATAATGGTGCAACTTCATCATTTATACCTAAATAAGATTTATCTAAACATTCTCCAGTCTTAGGATTTGTTTCTCTAATACTATGTAAATATAAAGAATCTTGAGTTTTTAAATATAAAATATCCCCAACTTCTGGAAGTTTTTCTAACTCTCTCTTCCTTTCCTCATCAGTAGTTTCATCTAAATACTCTTCTAAATCCTTATCTAAAACATTTTTATCAATAGTAGCAACTATATTACATCCAGAAATTGTAAAAGTATCCTTATCATAAATCCATTCTAATTCTTCAATCTTAATCCTACCTTTAGATATTATTTTAGTAGTAGGAATTAAAGTGCTTACATCAATCTCTTCCTCAGAATCTTCTGGGATTTCTACATTATATCCATAAGAATACTTCTCAAAATATAAATAATCTCCTATTTTTATATTATAAATCCCATTTATAGATATCTCGTATTTAATAGGAATAACTTCCTCTGTTTCTCCTCCAGATTCTTCTTCATCAGGAACTATTTCAGATATACTAGATACAATTCCTTGTGGTTCAAAGAAATAATTAGTATTTAATCCTTTAGTAATAAAATCTTTCTCTTTGGATGAACCATCCCCAAATGGACCTTTAGCAGAATTTCTCACTATTAAATTATCTACTTCTAAAGTCCATTCGGAATTTATATTCGCTAATCTATATCCAGCCATTCCTTCTATGAAATAATCTGATATTATTCCAGAATTAAGAACAGCTTCATCTTTTACATACATATTCCCATCTACTTCAAAATTATAGTTATAAGTTGGAGGGTATCCTATAGATATATAATTCCCATTTATATATGTAACACCTTTCTTAGAATTAAATTTAATACCAGAAGTATTAGTATCTAAAGTTACTCCACTATTATTAACTATTATATCTAAATAATCATTCTGATTTTTTATCTGCATCCCATTCGATCCTATTACATTAAAATCTCTAGGTCCATGAAGATTATTTTCTAAATTAATAGTTACTTTATCCTTAACTATTCCTCCGGAATTAAGACTTAAATATAATTCTACTAAAGTTCCATTATCATTATAATAATGAACTTTATCATCTGAATTAAAATAAACAAAATCAATAGGTAAAATTGCAGTATTATCTTGATTATTAATAATAACTTTTAAATTTCTCTGAGCAGTTCTAATCTGTTCTAGAGTAAGATCTTGATTATAATTAATAGCTAAATAATCCTCAGAATTCTCTACATCGTCTCTTTTAGATAGTACTGGATATAATACTCCATTTATTTGAAAATAAATAGCATCTTCCGATTCTACAAAATACCAACCGTCAGCAGTTCCTATATCACTTTTATTCTGAACAATATTTATACTCTTATCATTACCATCAGTCTTAGATATCTTTCCGTTAGAAATAAGATCCAAGAAAGCATTTCCGAATCTAACTTTTACATTACCTTTTCCATTAAGAATAATATCAGTATCAGCAGATCCAACCATTAAATATGGCTTTCCTAGAATCTTTTCTACTTTAATAAGTTCTCCCATAAAAGTACTTTATTATATTTTACAAATATAATAATTCTAGGCAAAGAATCCAATAATTAGTATATAATAAAAAAAAGAAGAGAATCTCTTCTCTTCTTTCATTTTTGATAGTTAATCTCTATCTTCCTTATGTTTATGTTTTAAATGTTTCATATAGTGATAGAAAGCTTTCCCTTCCGGAATAGCTTTATCACACAACCACAAATATGTAAGTTTGGCGCACATTTGAATATCATCTTTACATATATCTTTAAATAAATGATAACAGATATTTAAGGCATAATGCCAATCATATTCATTAAAATCCTCAAATTCAACTCCAAACTTCTTAGCAACTTGTTTTGCTTCATCATATTGAAATTCAGCTTCTTTTACTTTATAATCTTCTATAATACATTCAAGAGCTTCTTCACATAAATCTTTCGTAAAGTGAGGACCATTAATCATTTCATAAAGTTTAAATTTAATTACATGATACATTTCAGGACATTCTTCTTTTAAAGATTCCATCGCATCAATAAATTTATCCTCTAAACCTTCGAATAATTCAGAATCATCATCTTCTAAATCCTTAAATAGTTTAGATTTCTTATGTTTGTATTTATATTCCTCTTCATCTTTCTTGAACCTTTTATTAGTTCCTATATACTCTTCATCACTTTCTTCATTCTCATCATCTTCTCTAAATCCTCTATACCTTTTAGATTCCTTAGCTTCATATGGATAATGTTTTTTGTGAGACTTCTTTTTATTTCCCATCTCCGACATTTCCCTCAGTAATTTCTTCATTCCTTCTATTGATTCCATTGCTTATAATTTTAGTAAGTTCTTCTATTTTCTTTTCTAAAGCTAATATCCTATTATCATCAGAAGAAAATCTTCCAAGTGAAGGATCATCTCCTAATAGTTCTTGTTCCACTTTCTCACATTCCTCAACTATTTTATTATATCTATCTAGAGACTTAAGTTGGTTAGTAGCATCAGTTTTTCTTACTCTAATTTCCTGTAGTACATCTTCTTTAGTGATACATACAGTTCTTGTGTCAGCCCTAGCTATAGACATATCCCTAGTTACAGTAAATGGAAACTGGACACCATTAAATAATGCGGTAATAGTTAAACTCTGAACTGGTTGATTCATTCCAGTCTTCTGCATAAGAGTTTGATATACATTATTTAAATTCTCTTTAGGAGGCTCATTAACAATAACTGTTTGAACTAATCCTTTTATATAAGTTAAATCCTTTTTAAATTGATTATAATCAATTAAATATAAAACATCACCTGATTTTAATTCTCCGAAATTCATAAGATATTATTTTATTTAAATATTAAACATTATGCAGTAGTAGCCGCTACAGCAAACTCCAACGCAACATTTCTTGAAACTTTATTAAATGCTCCATCTGGACATCCTCCACATGTATTAGTAAATGTTTCAGCATCATTTAAAGTAGTTGTAGTAGTTATAGTAGGAAGAGTACCTACAGGAGGAGGAGTAGTTAATTCTAGAGGAATAGTTATAGTATACTTCTTCACAGTAGTTTTAAGAACTGAACAAGAAACAGGTCTATAAGTTATCGTGTGCACTAGCGAATAATTTAATAGAAACACATTAGAAGTACCTACTCTAGTTATAACAGGATCTTCGATAGTAATTGTACTAGAAAATCCTTCTCTACATATCAAAGATGGGAATCTTTCTACTACTTGGAGATAAGTAACTCCTTCATTAACGAATCCTTTATTATTTATTACACTCATAACAGTATTGTATTAAATAAGGGAGATTTCTCTCCCTTACGATGTTAATATTTAAATTAAGCAGGAGTTACAGTTGTTGAAGCTGAACATCCGCAACCATTGTTAAATCCACATCCGTTATTGTATCCATAAGGATAAGCTTGATAAGCAGGAACTGGTCTCGGAGGAATTATACATTCGAGATAGTCCAATTTAGCGGTAATAGGATTAATTAAAGCCTGTAAAGCATTATATTGCTGTAAGGTCTGAACACTGTTATTCAATTCAGCATTTCTAGTCTGAAGAGCTTCAATCTTGTAATCACACATCATGTCTTTAATAGACTGGAATCCTTGGTTAATAGCTATAGTCTGTGCATCTATTTTAGATCCTATATTAGTAAAACCTTGGTTCATGTTATTGTTTATATTACAAGTCTGTTCCTGACAACGTAATTGTTCCTGATAACCTAAACTAGTTAAATTTAAATTAACAGCATCTATTGATCTCTGAGTAGAGCAGCAGCATTGATTAATAGCTTGTTCAATAGAACATCCAGTAGATTGAACAGTACTTAAGATAGCACTATTAGATGAACAAATCTGATTAATTATATCTTTCTGTCCAAGACCTACAGTCTGACCAACTTGATTAATAGCATTCTGTATTGCGTTAGTATCACAATTCAACTGATTAGCTAAATTCTGTACAAAATTCACATTATCTCTAGATGCAGAATTAATAGCAGTTAGTAAGTATTCATTAGATAATGCTGACTGTACTTCCGGAGTTCCAAAACCAGCACCGAATCCATTACGCCCAAAGCCATAAAAACCACCATTACAAAAAGCTAGGATAAAAATAAGCCAAACAGCCCATTGACCTCCCCAACCATCATTATTATTTCCATCTTTAGATAAAGCTAAAAGACCAGCTAAATCGTTTATTCCACTACCAGATCTTCCGGCCTCTGGAATAAAATTAAAAATATTAGGCATTCCACTGCCCATTTCGGTAAAATTTGCCATAGATTAAATAAGTTTAAATTAGACATAAAAAAACTATCTTTGCGCTCTGATTGTTTTCGTAGCACAAAGATAGTTAGTATTTGGTTCATTTAAACTTATTTTCTATCTGTAGCTCACGCATGTGATATTTTACTTTGAACTCTTTATCGTAATTCTTTAAATATTCACATTTATTTACAGCTCTTATTATAGTAGAATGGTGTTTATTATAAATTTTAGATAAACGATAGAAAGAAATTCCATATTTAACATGCAAGAAGTAGAATAAAATACTTCTTGCATCTGTATGAGATCTAAGCTTTCTATTATCTCTTAATTCTTCTATTGTTATATTGAATATATTAGAGATTATACCTTCTAATTTATTTATTATTTCTTCCATAGAAATCATATTTTAAATTTTATATATTCCCTAGTATTAATAAGTATATATAAGCAGTTATGTCTATGGAATAATATTATATTAATAAATATAATAAATATTTATTCTCTACCTTCTATGATTAGAGATTCGAGAATAAAACTATTTTGATAATTCTGATTATAAGCTCCTATAGTAAGATTGGTATTTTTAAGTCTAGTTGTATAAGTGTCAATCAGTGTAGTACCACTAAGTTCTGTGTCTGTAGGAGATGTATTATATTTGATATTTAGATTACCTTCTTTAATTTTTATTATACTAATAAATCTTTGATTATATACTGAAAGATTAAATAATTTAAAGGTCTTAATCGAACTTCCTGTACTATTTACTATATCACCATAAATTCCAAGTGTATTAGGAGCTTGTACTAATTTAATAAGTAATCTAATTTGAACATCATTTAAATTATATTTTATATTCCCAGAATATACTGGATATAAAATATCTTTAGTAATATCATGTAAATCTTTTAAGTATCCAGAACAAGTTATTTTAAATTCTGGATAATAACTATTAAGAGTAGTATTTCCAAATGTCTTTACTAAATACCCATTTGTTCCGGAGAAAATAGTTCCATTAGATGTTATACTTGAATCTGATATACCTTCAGTAATATAAGTTGGAGAACCTTCTATAAATCTATTAGTTAATCCGTTATAATTAAGAAGTACTCCAAGAGCTGATTGTATGCTTACATCTGGCACAAAATCTTCACTACTATAACTAGAAAGTAGATTAGATTTTGCACCTAGATTTATTGCTTCAGTCTTAGTTATAAATTCAGATCCTTCCCCCCTGTTATAGAAGTTCTTAATTTACTAGCTGCTTGTGAGCGCGTTAAGAATTCATAACTCATATTAATTTCTGTATTAATAGGGTTAGATCATTTAATCTAGTATTTAAAGAATCAATTTCTTCTTTAAATCTCTTCTTTTCCTCTTCTCTTAACCTATGTTCTTCTTTTAAAGCTTTTTGTAATACTACTGTATAACGTTCATATGAGAAGGTTTTTGTTCCATCTTCCATCTCATGTACTAATGTTGGTATTTTATCTTCCCAATATTGTGCTGAGGTACCTATAGAAGTAGTTTTCTCATCTTTCCAGTTATATGTAAATTCTGGAGCATTGAGGACTTTATTTAAAGTATCATCTGGTAAAGAATTAAAATTAGATTTAAATCTTATATCTGATGTAGACTGTAACCCTGCTCCGGCTGAACATACTACGTGTTTACTGAAAGTAATTTCAGACTGGGAGTTAATTTTTGACATAATAGTAGCAGCTGTCTCAGCACTTGGAATAGAAGGCCTGTTACTTAAATCATTATAACTTCCGGATGTAGCTACGGTAGAAAATGATGGTTTTCCTATAATATTACTCCATGTAAGATCATTTAAAGTAGCAAGTTCTTTTCTTACCCAGGAACTGGTACTTGTATTACCTTTAGGACCGGAAGCAATAAAAGCTCTTGGAGTTGCAGTCTTTGTCACCCCTATCATAGTGACATAAGGCACATCAGATCCGGTATATGTATCCATCATTAACCAGTCACAATAAGGACTTCCGGACATATTATAATACATCATATTAGCTCTTAGTGTTCCTGCTGTAACATAACTTGGTGGCTGAGACCCTCCTGAACCTGTATAAGTCCCTTGAATTGCTGTATGTATGTGAGATGATGGAGTGAATGTTGAAGGCTTACCACCGATAGCATTCCAAGTTAATTCATCAGCAAATGCAACACGTTTCCAAGAGTTCCAGGTAGAAAGTATACCAGTTCTAAAATAAAGGCCTTTTGTAGGTACACCCTCATTCCCATTATATCCTACAAGTTCCCAGGAAGAATAGTCCGTACTCCATCCATGTACATGAATACCTCCCCAATAATCAGAGGTAGGCATTATGTTATTAGTAAATATAGCTTTCAATATATTACCCCCTACATTATTTGGGTACAGTGCAGTATTTCTGGTATCCTCTATTAGTAATGAGGAATGAGTATGTGAACTTGGAGCAGCTCCAATAGCAGCAGGAGTGATATTCACAGTTTTAGCTGCATTAGGAGCGTAGGTAGTATTAGTAGATCCATTGAATTGGATAGTCAATGATGCTATATTATATGTATCTAAAATAGTATAGTCTGTACCATTCCTTCCATGGATCAGATTATTAGCCCCTGACTCCAATTTAGTAAATCCTTGAGCAGTTCCAATAACTACATTTCTAGATCCATATGCAAATAAATACATATCTTCTGATTTACTAGCACTAGCTCCTATATATCCGCATCTTACATCTCCTTTATAAAAGTCCATGTAAGCTTCTTTATTAGCTGAGGTATTCTTTAAAGATAATGCAGGACCGGATGTTGTTCTGGTAAGAGTCCCTCCTGATAATGGAAGATATTTATCTAAATCAGATTTATAAGGTATTTCACCAATTAAAGTTCCTGAATTAGTTCTAATTTCTGGTCCATTTTTTAAACAAAATACTTTATCGTTTACTCTATCTGATAAAAAAGTACCAAGTGTACCTGATTCAAATCCAATACCACCCTTAATACTGTTACCAATAGAAAAAATAAGATCGACCGCAGGTGCAGAACTTGGTGAATTAATTCTTAATACAATTCTATCACTACCACTTAGTACCCCTCCACTCAAAGGTAAAAAATCAGATGTAGAAGGAATTTGAGATACCTTTGCTAACTCCTCGTCATTAATAAAAACATGACCTCCAGGGGAAATTTTTAACATACTGGTAGCTGATGTATTATTAAGATTACTAAGAGATAGTATTCCGTTACCTTCTGATACTGTAGTTTCAAGAGTATAATTATTTCTATGTATCCTTATATAATTATAGGCATTCTGAGAAGAGCTTCCTATATGCAAACTTCCTGTTAATGTGCCTCCAGTCAGAGGCAAATAATTACTCAAATGATTCGTAGTAGCTAATTCTTTCCAAGGTGTATGTGTTGTAGGATCATTTGATACATTAGCGCCACCTCTAACAAACCATCTGTTACTATCATAGGTCCCATAAATCTGACTAGATCCATTATATACACCGGGAATATTAATAAGTGATCCTGCCTCTTGTACAGGATACTCTCTGTCAGGAGTAGCATTATCATTAAGTGTTTGGGCTGATAATCTTGGGAATTTACCAAGACTATTCAAATTGTGCTCGTATAGGTCTGATGAAACATTAAAAGTATCGAGTACAGTATATAACGTACCTCCCCTATCATGTACTAAATTAAATAATCCTGATCTTATTCTAGTAGTTCCGTGTTCAGCTCCTATATGAGTGTACTGTGAATCCTCAGTACCTCCGTTACTGAATACAAGAAGAGAAAAATTAGTAGCTCTGTCAAGAATTCTGGTTATATTCAGGTCATTATAAATATCTACAGGAATATTATTAGATTGAGAACCTCCAATATTCAAATGATTATTAGTAGTTACGTATATTCCTTCAACAGCACCAGATGTCGTATTAAATAGTATTCCTTGGTTATTAGCTAATATAGGTTTCCCATCTTCTCCTATAGTCATATAACCTCTGCCACTATAAGGATAGTATACAGTACTCAGATTATTTATATCTGATTTAAATGCAACTTGTTCGAACCAGTTTATTTTTCCATTATTTCCTCCACCTATAATTACACTACGATTATTACTAACAGGACTTATACTAATATACGCATGAGTATCTCCTGCTGCAAATCCTATAGAAGAAGAAGTAGCGGGACCTAAACCACTATCCCCACTATTAGATCTAAATGGGACTATCCATGAAGTAGAATCATTTACTCCCCATATAGATTCTCTGAAATTATTTAAAAATAAAGTTCCAAAACTATCAGAAAGAGTATATTTTATTCTAGTAGCTTTAGGAGTCCCTATAATATTCCCCTCTAAAGTGTAATTTAATAAAAGTTCTTCTACATTTAAGTTACTAGTATCATAAACTGTGTACTCAACACCATTCTTATAATGTTTTATATCATTATCTCCTATAGTATGAATCGTAGTCTGTGAATTCTGATCATTTCCAGAAGTAATTATTCCCGATTTAATATTTCCATCAGCATCAGTATACCCTAATCTAGTAATATAATTATTTCCGGAATTATCTATATTTAATAACGCAGTATTACCTAAATCACCTCCTATTAAAGTTTCATACTCTCCAAAGCTTCCTAGATATAAAGAAGTACCATTAGTACTATCTCCCATAAATAAAGCCCATGCATTTTCTCCAGTATCAGTCTTATTTACTAACGCAGAAATTGGAGAAAAATATAAAGGACCAGTTAAAGCATTTGTAGATCCAGCACTTAAAGGTAAATAATGACCAACTAAAGACTCTACGGTAGCGAAGGGTTTTCCATCTTCATCACAGAAATTTCCCCACATTGGGAAATTAACATGTAATGGAGTATATGTTGACTTAAGATTATATGTAACATTTCCATCAGATCCTATAGTTTCACTAAGTTCTAAAACATTTTGCGGAACTTCTGGTACATTACTATCAGAAACAATAATAAACCCTCCATTAGTATAAACTAATGTTACTTTTTTACTAGGATTATCAGGATTAACAACTACAAGACTATCAAATCCATCTATGGAAGTAATAGCATTAGTGCTACTATTCCAAGCTAAATATTTCTTACTTAAATTCGCGTAATTTGCAAATACTATTTGAGATAAATCAGAGCTTCTAAATCCAGTAGGGATTATTATATTAGCACTAAATCCTAATTCTAGAGATTTTGTGTTAATTAAAGAACGATCAGGAGAAGGAATAAATTGTATAGTATCACCACTTATATTAAATGTAAAACTAGCAGCATCCCCATAAAATTTATGATTATGGTCACCAAATCCTATATATGATTTAACGTAGTCTAAAATAAGAGGATTAGTAAATCCAAAAGCATTATGTGTGGCAGTATATATATCTAATATAGAAATCTTTTCGGTTCCATCTCTTGTTGAAGTATTTCTCGGAGATATTATAAATGACCAATAAGGTTGTGAACCTTCAATAGATGTAAAATTTTCATAATCGATAATACCAAAAATCTTAGAATTACTTATTAATTTAATGCAATTAGTAGCATCTATATTATCAACAAAATCTAATCCACCTTTATCACTATATACAGTATTAGAAGATTTAATTAGTTTCTTACTCGAATCATATTGTAGAAACATTCTATCTTCTATATCTGTATCTAAATAAGCCGATTCATATCCATCATCTCTTTTAAAAGCTGGAGCCCAAATCTCTTTATCAAATACATATTTAGTAGCAGAAGGGCTTGATTTAAATAAAATATTATCTAAAACCCTCAAACTTAAATATTTATCATTACTATTTCCATATTGTAGATACAAATCATTATCAACTCTTTTAAATATAAGATCAGTATCTTTCTCAGATAAATTCTGTAATGCAAATCTTAATGCTAATTGAATTGGAACCGTGCTAGTAGTTTGTGCTCTTTTAAATGTAGAATTCCAGGTTAAGAAAGCACCATCTACCATATCAGGTTCATTATCCCGAAGCATTAAAGGGAATTGATTTCCCTCAGTTCCGCATTTAAACCTATCATCGGATTCATCAAAAATAATAAAATAATTCGGAAGTTTTCCTCTATCAATCTCCAATCCAGAGATTCCTTTAGTAACGCCTTCACCTTGTTCCCCACTATTTAAAGTAAGGATGTTGTCAGTTACTTTTACTTCTTCGGTGTCTATAATAAAAGCATCTCCACCAAATACTATATCTTCTTTAATAGTTAAATTCCTAACTATTAAATCCCCATATTCTGTATCATCCTCATTTCTAACACTAAATCCTTCTTTTTCATTCTTTAATATCTGATCTCCTATTTTCCATGTTTTGGAAGGAGTACCTTCGTATGTAAGAGGATTACCATTAACATCTTTTAACCCTTGTATTACATCGAAATCAGTTGAGGTAATAGATCCTGCAATAGTTGATGTAGCCATTGGAAGAGAATAATACTTATCCTCATAGCTATTTAAAAAAGGATTATATGATTGGTAGTGTATAATTGCTTGTGTTGCGGATGTAGTTTTAGTATCAGTTAATTCCGTTAAATATTTAACTACATTATCTAATTTCCCCTTATCTGATGAGGACATTACCCCAGCCTTTTCTGGAGTTGCGGATTTAAATACTATCTGTACCGGTTCCTCTGTTCCTGTTTGAGGATTATTGGATGTTAGATTTAATATAACAGAATTAGAATTATATGTATTATCGGATACGGCTTGAATAATAGAAGAGATATTTCCTAATTTATTCTTCTCCATTGCTGTAATTAATCCAGCAGTTGATGAAGTGGCAGCATCTAATACTAAATATTTAGATGTTAGTTGTTTAGATATAGGATCGTATATAGGAAATATTATCTGTAATTCTTGTCCTGTATATTCTTTAGTAGTATTTCCAGTATAATAACTTTTTAAAGAGTCTATGTAATCCTTATACTTAGGAGACATTAGTCCTGATATAGCCGAAGAAGTATCTGGAAAACTAAGTATCTTAGAACTAGATTGTCCAATTGTAGGATCTTTAGTAGTTACTTTAATAGAAGCTCTATTGTTACTATCTAAATATTCTACATTCTCAACATAATTATAAATCTGATTTATTTTAAATATTTGAGATGTATCTAATAAATCCTTTCCAGGAGCTACATCTACTTTTGATTCTAATAACTTCTGTACTTCTTCTTTTGTATATATCTCATTATTAACAGTATTTAATAATCTAGAGAGATTTAAACAAGCCTCTTTAGACATTAAACCATTCTGATTTATATTCGCTTCTCGAATTGGTAAAGATTCAGTTCCATCACTACTAATTATATCTAATACTAAAGTATCAGCTCCGGAAAAAGATATCTCTTTTACATATTTAGTAATTGAATCTAATTTAGTCTTATCTTCTTTACTAAATAATCCAGGAGTAGTTTGTGTAGCAACTGGAAGTGTAACACCATCTCCGGAAGAATTTAATATCTGAATATTATCAGAATTTATTCTCATACTTAAATGGATAGTAGAAATATCTACCAAAGCTCCATCATTATATCTATATTCTGTAGAGTCTTTTTTATTAAAAAACTCATATCCATCTTTTAATTGTACTCTATCCCAATATTTAAGAGTATCCCTCCAAGTACAGTGATAATATTTATCCTCTACTCTTAGTATATAAGATATCCCATTCTTCGCGCTGCCTGGGATATTATCTACTATATCCTCTACTGGACTTAAATGAGTAGGTTCTGTTACATCATTTAATTGAAGAATGTCTGTGGATATAATAACATCCGGAGATTGTTTAATAACAAGTTTTTTGGTAATAGGATTAAATTCTATTTCCTTAATTCTAAAATCCTCTACCCTTTTATCAAAACAAGATTCAGGTGTTATATTATATACCTTACTTTCACATCCACTGGAATTTTGTGCTTTGGTAATCATTATTTAAAAAATATTCAATGATAGAATTAAATAGCGAATCTTTTACGCAATCTATTTCATTATATTTAAGGAATAAAACTTCTTCAACTATAAAACTTTCATCTATATAATTACCATACTGATATTCTTCTATTAAGGAGTGGTAATCCTTAATTGTTTTTTCTAGTAATTGGTCTATTTTATTCATATATTATATATTAAATTTATCATTCTATTTAATTCTAAATTTTATTTCCACTCTTCTGGAATATCTAATATACCAGAACAATCTTTAAAACAATCAGTAAAAAATTTAGCATCTGGACAGTATGTAAATAAATCCTCTGGTATAAAAGATAGTTTCCTACATCGTTCAAAACAACTCTCAAAACTAGTAGCTTTTGTACAGTTGTATAAAAGTCTATTAGGAATAAAATTTAGAGAGGTACATCCAAAGAAGCAATAAGAAAAGATTCTAACATTATAACAATTTCTGAATAAATCTTCTGGTATAGATTGTAGATTTTCACATTCGTAAAAGCAATATTCAAAAGAATTTAATTCATTATTAATCTTTACTGCTATTTTATGTTCCCCTACATCTTTAAAAGTAGTATATACTTTCTCTGTTTGATTATGTAACAAATCTTTTCCTTTAGAATCTGTTATATATTTAAAATACCAACCTCTACTAGTCAATAATACTTTCTGATTTGGACGTTCTGTTATATAAATTAAAATAGTAGCATCTTCTGGAATAGAGGTATAAGAATCTTCGCATTTACAACTCTGTGATCCTAGTATAGTAACTACTTCTGATTTCTTCATCACTTTCTACAATTACAAGAACTAAATCCAGTAGAGTATTTAAGGTAATCATTATTACAAAATCCTCCACAAACCTGAATCTCTTCTATAATTCTCTCGGCTTCATAATAACTACATTTATCTATTAATCTATGGATTAATTCTAAAGCTATAAATACCATATTCCTATCTCTAAATACTTGAGAAATATTATTATCATTTTTTATATTACATCTAGTATATAATTTATTATAATAGATATATTTTAATTTATTCTCGTAACAATATTCCAAATTCCCTAAAAGAAATGTCTCTTCCTCAATCCCTATTATATTAGAATTAGACTGATTATTATATAAATCCATTATAGATACTTTCTTTTCAGTATAACTTCCGGATATAATAGTTATTTCATAGATCTCTACTTCTCCATTTGAAAGTTCTTTCGCGGAATAGAATATTTCCCCTTCCATATTTAAACTAGATGGAGATACTCCATGAACCCATTCGTAATTAGGTAATGCTAAATGATCTATTATATGCCATCCGTCTATTTTAGTAGAATAGTTTAATTTATAATCAGTATATTCCTGATCTGAATGACATACATAATAAAAATCTGATACTTTAGGATCATCTATAGTATTTAGAGTAATTAAATCAATAAATACAATATCTTTTGTCCTTAAATAATTAGCGGATATCTGAGATACTTCTGGATAGATACTACTAGTACTTATACCAGTAGTATCCTTTAATGTAAATCCAGATATTCCGTATTCAGTTAATGAAATGCTTAAATTTAATGAAATATTTTTCATTTTCCAAAATTTACTTCGTTATTTCTAGGATTGTTATCAAATAATTGTGCCCATTCAATATTAGCTTTCTTTTCTTCAATCTTATTCCTCTCTTTATCATTCTCATCTTTAGATTTAGCAGTAAACCATTTAATAGAGGAATCTTGTTCTTTTTGTTTTAGATTTTCTACTTCTTTAATAGATTTTTGCAATTCCTCTTGAAGTTGCTGTATCTGTTGTTGAGCTTCTTTAAGAGCTTGATCATATTGCTGTATTTGTTGTTGAGCTTGTTGTATTTGATTATTCTCCTCTTTTTGACGTTTAATTGCATCTAATGTTATTTGTTTATATTCTGTGATACTCTTACATCCAATAGCTTGTACTAATACATCAGCTGTTAATTGTCCTGATTTAATTAACTCAAGATTATATGCTTTTATAGTTTCTAAGTCTTGTAGAGCGGATTGAGTATCAGCAATATTTATATCAAAGTCTGTTACTGTATAATGTTCTGGAAGTGCTGTGAAAATAGCTTTCTGTTTCTCTCCAAGAATTATAGTTCCTTGAAATCCATCTTTATATACTACTTTAGCTATATTTAAACTATCTAAGAATAATTCTCTTAAAGCTAATGCCATGTTAGAGAAATATATTTTTGTGACAATTAGTGATTGATTAATTCCGGTTCTAACATTAGTAACAGCATCTCTAGTTTCAACTCCTCCAATAGCTTCTCTAAATGCTCCTGTTATATTAGATGCAAGTTGTTCTATTTTTTCTATTGCTAAATCTAAAGCTTGCATGGATTGATATGATAAACTCATGTCATATGTATTAAATACAGCATTTGGCATAGATTGTCCAGCTTCACTTTGAGAAGTATCTAATGCTGCGAATCCTTGTTTTACATATGCCATGAATTTAAGTAATCTGTTTGTTTCATCTTCCTCGTCTAAGAATGTGGGGATTTTAGAGAAATCTACTGCAATACCTTTTGTTCCACTTACTGCAATGGCATTATTTCGAAGGAAAAATAGTATATTATACATATCTTGCAAATCTGCTGTAGCTAATACTAAACTAAACGGGATATTTTGTCTCGTTGTCATAAATAACCCATTAACAGATAATGTACATTCCTTAGGATTATCCATAGATCTAACTACATTTAAATCTACATCCCTAACAATATAAATATCACTAGCAATTTTAACTACAGAGTATCTATGCATTACACCATCTTTTCCTGTCTCTATATATTCTACCTCATATACAGTAATTAATCTATTATTATATCCATACATTCCAGTATTCCCATCCCAAACAGGAGTTACCTCTAGTCCCCCTAATATCCCGGTAGCAAATTCCGAATCCTCTGTAGTAGCAGCATTTATTGGTCCGGTAGATCTTATTATATACTTCTGATTATCAGTATAATATGCCTTCTCTAATTCATCTCTTAACTTAGTTTTATCAGCTTCTGTTAATTCTGAATTATATTTAGATAAGATCTGATCTACTGTCATGTAATATCTACAAACAGCTCTAGGAGATTTATTTAAATAATAACTATTAGGATTTTTCTCCACAAAAGTATTAATAGGATTTAATCCTTCTATATCTACATTATTCCCACTTCTAGAAGGTTGTGTTTTAAAATAAAGTGTTCCGGAGATTAATAAATCCGTCATTAACAATCTAGCCTTTATATCTAAATCAATACTTTTAGATTGAGATAAATATGTTATAATATTCTGTGCTGCTATTTCGTATTCAGAAATAAAATTCTTATCTATATCTTCCTTTAATAACTGTAGAGACTTTTCAGTTAGAGGATCTTTTGTTATAGGAGTATTCTGATCTCCGAATTTAGAGAGAATAGTATTATATAAATTACTCATATATAATTCCCTAACTCCATCTAATACTTTAAGCTGTCTCTCTCTATTTATTAAAGATAATGTCTTTTGATCTTTACATGTAATTTGCATATTTAATGGAGCATCTAGAAACTTCCCAACTAAATAATCTATGTGCTTTTTTATAAGTGGTATAAATTGTATTTGTGTCGGAGTTCCTATTCCATAATTTTCTTCGAAATGCTTATATTGATCTAAATCCATCTTCCCGTGATAGTAGTTATAAGCTTTTCTTGTTGCTACTTTATCATATACGAGATCAGAAATAGCTTGGTTGGCCTTCTGAATTTGATAGTCTTTTGATCCTCGTTTGTACTCGACGCTCATCCAAATCAATTTTTTGTCCTACGAAGTATCTAGTTAGATTTAAACCTCGAAGGTGTAGTTCTTTCTTTATTTTTTCTAAAAACTTCTCTTTACTATCACATTGGATATATATACATAAAGGAGTTAGGTAATCTTCTGTTATATACATTTTAAGTATATAACCATCCTCTGTTTTAATTATATCCATTGGTTTATTATATATCGCTCCATATAATTCTAATATGTATTCTTTAATCATACATATTAAATATTCTTTTTCAGTCGTATTAATCATATACTGAATCTGTTCTAGATATTAATACTTTTAAATCCTCAGGAATTCCATCATCTGTAGGTATTTTTCCAAAATGTTTTACTCCATTAGAATCATAATAATATCCTATTTTACTTATTTTAATTTTTTTCTTCTTCTCACCAATTCCTCCTAGTAATCTTAGTTCTTGATCGCCCATTTCGCACCATATTTGTTATCTATAAGGCTTTTTATCCTTATATTCTTATAATTTCTTATAAGCTCAGCATATATTTTCATCTTATATTTAAATAAGATGTTCCGCACTCGTGGAAGGATTATTACTCTCATTAACGTTCACCTTCTATGCGTTACAATGGCTAACGATGTTTTAGCTTATCTCGGTATTAGCATGGTATTTAAACTTTAACTTTCACCGATTTTGCGGAATTATTTTATTACCTTAAATTTCTTTAAGGAGGGACATGCAAGGTCTATCCCCATTGCAGCGATAATATCAAACTTCCTCTTATTCTCATAAGAATAATCCTTTAACTCATTTAACATCTCTATACAATCAATTCTATCCCAGAATTCATTAACATAATCCTGAATAAGTTCAAGATAATACTCAATAACTCTTTTTGAGGGATAAATACCGTACATACTAGAATTTAAAGATTTCTTCTTAGATACATCTGTACTATTCGGAGATTGTAATTTTTTCATTAATAAATATTGTTTTCCTTTATCCTGAAAATAACTTACAATAGCTGTTCTGGAACTTTCTAATACTGCTTTTGCTCCATACCATTCTAATAATAGAATTGTCTGATTATAAGCTGTTCTAATATTCTCAGGTCTATCTTTATATATAGCTACATATTTATTTCCATCAAGTCCATAATTCCTCTTCTTTATAACTAAACAGAAATCAGATGTATCCTTCTGCCCAGTAGACTGATCAATACCTTGGTCAATAGAGTCAATTCCAGCAACATAAAGATTAGGTATTAAATCTCCATTCTCATCTCTTATAGGCTCTTCAAATATTTTAACTTTACCATTAGGGGAAGAGATGAATTTAATATTATCTCTACCTCCATCTGTGGCTAAAGCAAGTATACCAATTTTTGGTTTTATTCCGTAGCCATGAACTTCTATATCTGTTAATCTTTGTGCGATTAAATTCTGATTGAACATATTATCTCCTTTCCTAGATAAAGCTTCTTGGAAAGTCCAACAATACTCTGCACAATGTACCATATAAGCAAAGGGATCATTTGAGTATCTTTGACGTTCAATCATTAAAAATTCTTCTGCTTTCTTACGTATTGTAACTCCTCGATTATCTATTATCCCAGGTTGCATTACTATAGCGGTAGACGGGATAAAGTATGCTGTATAGACTGTACGATTATCTGAGGAGTGATTATGTTTATATGGTAAGATTCCGAAGGAAATTGGATCAAGAAACATTCGTTCTAGTCCTTCTAAACTAGGACCACTATCTCCTCCAGTTCCGTAAGCGATCTTAAACCCAACTCTTTGTCCAATTACCTTAATAAGAGCATCTCCTTGAATCCATTTTTTAATCAATTCGGGGTCAGAACCTGCTTCCTCATATATCAACAATTCACATCGATCACCTCTGACTTTAGAAGGTTTATCTGCTACGATACCTGTTATCATAGATTTAAATCCGGATTCATTACCTTCTCTATCTTTCTTTGATGCTCTTTTTTGGACCATAGTATTTATCGCTTGACGTAAATGCTTAAATCCATTCTCTGTTTCTGTATTTAAATAATCCAATTGTACCCAGCATTTCTCTAATGTCTTAGCTAAGAAATCACTAGTTGCTGCGGTATATATAGATTGAGACTCTGGTTCACATGTATACATTGCAACTCCGTTATTTGCTCCCATTTCACTGAAACCACTTTTTGTTATCATAAAGACTTTTTATTCTTTATTTCCTGGAGTTTCCTCCTTACTATATTTAGATTTAATCATCTAAAGGATCGGCGCACGTTTTTATCTTATATTTAGATATAAGATATTCCGAACTCATGGGAAGATTATTACTCTCTTAACGTTCACTTCCTGCGCTCTACGATAATTAATTGATATTTAATCATCTCGGCATTAACATAGTTTATATTTAAACCTTAGTCTTTACCGATATTTCGGAATTTATTACCCCTAAATTACTTTAAGGGAGGCCCGGTATCTTAAGCCCACGTCCCTTTAAAACAAGAGCATCTTTATTTGTTTTCCTACATAATTCCAGATAATGAAAATATTCATATTGTTTTGCTAGAAACATTGGAAAAGATGTAGCACGTTTACCTTTTTTTGTTCCTCCTGTATCTAATATAATCGGAGTTTGCATTCGATAGAAATTTAAATAAAAATAATTCCATCCAGTTATAGTATACCCATGTGAAGTATAGCCCTCAGTACATCTTCTGAATCTCTCGTCCCAGAAATTATTATATGCAGGACCTTTATAAGCATACATCTCATACTTCCCTGTAGCTTCTTTAGTCATTGCATCTTCTCTGAACCAATCAGGATTAAAATCTAATCCTTGTGTTTCTGTTATAGGTCTATACCCAGTAAGTTCATACGAAAGTTCGGGATCAAAGAAATCTACTGGATCTCCTATTTTAACATCCCAATCAGTAAATGCTTCTGATTGTTCTAGAGCTTTAGTCTTTAATTTACTATATAAATAATCATCTATTTCAACTTCATCTCTAGCAATTTTATAGTTAGATAAATCTTTAGATATATAAGAATTATCATATAATTTCTGCTCTTCCGATTCCTCTTCTTTTAGCTTTTCTGGAGTATCATAGATACTAAGATCTTTTACTATTGTTTCAGTATCTAAAGAATTTAAAAGTTCCTTTGTAGTAGGTTTCTTTTTTACAACTCTTTTAGGTTTTTCTGGTTCGGAATCTACTTTTTTAGGAACATCTTTCTTTGCTTTTACTTTAGATACATTACCTTTTGCTCCATATGTAATTTTCCTAGCCATATTTAATCTCTATATCCAGGTTCATAATCCCCTTTTATTTTAGATTGTTTTTCAATATCTTTTTTATATCTCTCCTCAGCAGCTCTAACCTCATCTAAAAGAGGACCTATCCCTTTAGCTTCTGCGATTACATCTTTAGCTTTATATCTTAGTTGTCCTGTCTCATCATTTACATCACTTAAATCTACTAAATCATTAAAGTATATCGTTAATTTATCTATCACAGTATATACAGATTTAAGTAATTTATATGTTCTAAAAGAATCTCTTAACTCTTCATATTTCCTACAAGCTGTTCTAAATAAAGGATCGGAAAATTCCTCATCTGTTATAGATGCTTGTCTTCTCGCTTCTTTATTTCTATTCTGTTCAGAGAAATCGCATATAGGAGATTGCCAATCTAACATTAAATAAATATATTTAAATTCCCTAAATGCTCGTAATTTAAACCTTCCAGCAGGATCTTCTGGACATTTATTTCTCTCAGACTCCATTAAATCATTAAATTCTTTAAGTAATAGAATCTCTTCCTTATTTAATTCTAAGGATCCGGTTTGATTATTATAATTAAAAAATTTTACCATAGTACATATCCATATTTAACAAGAAAGAGTGACATAAATAAGGAGATTATTTATATCACTCTTCATATCATACCTTTTCTAAATCTTTAGTCGAGAATACTCCTTCGCACATATCTCGATTAGAATTAAACCATACACACCTCATTCCAAGAAATGAAATTTCATTTTCTGATGAATCTACAACTTTTTCCACTATAAGCATTTTAGGCTTAAATGGCATATCGTGTTTTAATTGAACCAAATCTCCTGGTTTTAGAAATATTTTAGGTTCTTGATATTTAAGACAAGTCTTCATGGTTATTAATTTTCTTAGAACTACAAGCTAATACATTTTGCTCTTGAATAATCCATAAAACAGTATCTCCAGTTCCGTCAGTATCAATTGGGAGATCTCTTTCACTATTAGCTATATACATTATATCCATTCCCGGGGTAACTGTTTTACAATCGGGACCTACATCTATTACACTACCTACAGAAATAAAGCGTTCATTCCAAATATCTATATCTTCTCCAGAACGAGGATCATGTTTAACGTCCCGTTTTAATATAATTCCTCCCTTAGATTTAGGATTTTCATAAGGACTAGCAGGATATTTAGAGAAGATTAAATAAGTTCCCATTGGTTTAATTTCCCAATTATTTACTTTATCCTCAAAAAACTCTACTTGTTTCTGGAGTTCTTCGTCAGAGACATTTTTTATTTTCTCATCGATTCCTATCGATTTAAGAGCTTTGTCAGTATTTAATTCTGACCTAACATTCTCCGGAACATATAATCCGGAATAATCATTTTTCATTACTTTTCCCATATACATTTAAATTTAACATAAAACATTTACCATTTATTTAATACACAATGATTATTTTTATTTCTTGTCTTTGCCATTAATCTGCATCCACATCCTTTAACCCATCCAACCATTTCTACATCAGATACCTGACCAGTACGAGGATTTATCCATAATTTAGGATCACAATAGCCTCCATATTTTTCTGAATATAAAGGACATTCTTTACATATCTCCAATCTTTTTAAATATAATTTTTCATTTATATTTAAAAATTCTTTTGCGTGTCCTGATAATATATCTTTAATACTCATGATATTTAAAATATTATAGGTTTATTTTCTTCTTCATATTTCCGGAGAATTAACTGCTTTTTATAGTATTTAAGCATCTTCTCTATATCAGATTCTAAATATTCTAGAACATACTCATTAACTTCGCCATCGTGAGTAAAGTGAACAATTCTTAGCTCATCAATAATTAAATCCGGATTTTGTTTTTGAAGCATCCATGCGTAAAGAGATAATTGAAGAGTATAATGTAGGAAGTTACAATCCATTATATTATTTAAAGGATATTTCATCATTTGATACTTCTTCTTTTTAGGATCAAAATAAGACTTTTGTTTTAATTTCTTATTAGTTTTATGATCTAATATACGAATATGATTTCCATTTTTAACAACTAAATCGGACTGCCCAGCAATACATAAAATCCCATCTGGATCTGTATAAGAAATTAACATCTCTGGTATAATTCCAGTATCTATATCTAATCTATGATGATTTTTATATACCGGAAGATTTCCGCCTAAATTAAATCTCTTAATTGTCCTCTCTGAGTCATTGTAAAATCCACTTTCCTGTTCTGCATGTACTTTTGTACCATACTCGCAAGCTATCCTATTTGTTTCTCCCCAATCTTTTACATATTTATTACAAGTCTCTTCAAATACTTCTTTTGTAATACTATCTGGAATATAAGAATCATCCCATTTTTTAGTATTTAATAAAGAACTCTTTACATTAATAAAATCATCTCCCATTAACTCTTCTAACGCCTTATACTTCTTCCAAAAATCTGAATCAAACTTATTCTCGAACTCTCCAATTAAAGTAGTTACAGAAATAAATTTTTTCCCTTCTCCTACTCCCTTTTTACCTACATACACATGTTTCTCATCATTGTATGTAACATCATCATTTTCCTTATCAACGATTAAATCATTACCATCGAAGGAGAAGTATTTAACATCTCCTTCATTCATACTCATAGTCATAATATATAAATTTTAATTTCCTTTCACTATAGCTAAATCTATTATAGCTCTCGCACAAGTTGTTATATAATAAAACATTTGATCATGCGAAAATGGGGATTCTTTTGAATAACTTATTCCAACAAATCCTCTGGGAGTTCCATCAATTTCTATTAAATAAAGAAATAATTGTTTAGCTCCATTCTGTTTTAACATTGTATATAAAATCGGATCTGATTCTTTAATATTCTCTATATCTAATAGATTATATACTTTCTTTTCGTTAAGTTCTACATTAAATCTAAAATTATCAGTACTTTGTTGTTGATATTGTTGTTTAACTCCTGCTACTCCAGAAGCATTTTGTTCATTTCTCATTGTGAAGTATGTAAAGAGATTCCCGCTTAATGAAGTTAAACTATTACCATATTCACAGAAAAATGCTCTATCAGCTTTAAGAGTTTGTTGAAGTTTACGTAATTCATTATCTATTTTAGGAGGAAGAGTTAGTGCGGCATTTACTAATTCTGCATGTTTCTCTGATCTCTCTTTTTCTCTCCGATTTAATATATTACTTATTTCAGTTCTAACAGTTTCTTTTATTGTTTCATTTAAATATCTTCCTGTATAGTTAGAAAAATACAAAGTACATAATATAACAATTATATAAAGTACACATTTAGAATCTTTTATAATTTTAGATTTAATTAAACTATTTATGAGAGGTAGAATTTTGTCCATCATTTAACTTATTTTCTATTTTTAATACACACTTACTTTGAATAGTGCAAATATATTAATAACTTGCGGTCAAAACAAGATTTATATATTTAAATTTAAAAATATAAGAAATAATATGTTTAACGCGTTAAATTATAGAATATGAAATTTGATCTTAGTAAAATAGACTTTAGTCTATTAAAAGTTCCAGATTTGGATTTAGAGGAATTTAATAATGTTATAGAGAAGTATTTAGGTAAAGAATCTGCGGAATTTCTTAAAAAAGGTGGGAAGATTTATATTAAGAAAAAGAATCGTGGAAAATTTACAGAGTCTGCTAAAAGAGCTGGACAATCTGTTCAAGAACACGCTAGATCAGTATTAAATGATCCAAATGCTACACCTCTACAAAGGAAAAGAGCTAATTTTGCTCGAAATGTAGCTAAATGGAAGCATAAGGGTAGAAAAAAGAAATAAAATTTATATATAATATTATATTTAAATGATATCTAATACTAATAATAATAAAATCCCACCTCTTCCTATCTGGGCGATATTATTTAAATCTTCTCCTAAACCCGAAACTTCCCCCTCTGTCGATTCTCAGGAAACTCAAACATCTGTACCTAAAGAATCTATATATAAAGAAAAGATTCAATCCAATAAAAGATTTGATACTAGAGTTAATTGGGATAATATAAAATGGTTACAGAAATTCTTTCATGAGAATCTGATGGAGGATAAAAATGCTTCATACAATAAATCCTTAGGAATAGTATCTAATATCATAAAGGAAAGTTTCGGAGAACCTACGACCAAACAAGACGGAGGAGGTCCCGGATATGGTTTACTTCAATGGACAAAAGGAAAAGATAGATATAATAAGATGATGGAATATAAAACAGATAGTATTATTCCTGGTATAGATCCAGAATTACAAAGACAAGCAGAGTTCATATTAAATAGTATAAAAGATCCGGACTCCGGAGAGTGGCATCATGGAGGTGAGGGAAGTGGATATAGTAAAGCAAAATATGCCCAAAAGGATTTTATGAATCCGAATAATAGAGCTACGAAAAGTTCTGAGATATTTACTAAAACATTTGTTAGACCAAAAGATAAATCGGAAGTAAGGAAAAGAGGAGAACTTGTTCCTTTATTAGATTCTCTATTTAATACTAAATATATGAAATAATTAATATGTTAGGAGGAATTATATTTATATTTGTGGTATGGTTTATTCCACTTATAATATGGTTAATAATAAAAAATCCTTTTAAACAAAAAGCTACATGTGAAGCTAGTAAAAAGGAAATACTTAGAGATAGGAAAATGTTTATATATGTCATGATTTTTGGATTACTTTGTATATTAGCAACGATTCTTCTAGGATAATAATGAATAATATTTAAATAATATAATATATGAAAAATTTTTGGAATAAAGTAAAAGGATTCTTTAATAAAGTATTAAATTATAAAGCTGTTAAAGTTATAGTTTCAGTTTTATTATCTGCCGGATTAACTTACTTATTTAAATCTGCATTAGTATTTTTCTGCTTCTTAGTATTATGGTATTTATTATATATCTTAATAGATAAGTGGGTAAAGAAAAATGATAATGAGGAATTAAATAAATTACATATTTAAGGTTTATATATAAAAAATACCCTATAACAATTAAGTTATAGGGTATTTTCATTTAACATTATTAACACATAAAATAAACACGCAAAGAAGACTACTTGCTTATATTCTCAATCATCTCCTTAATAAAATTAAGAGATTTAAGATAATCGTCATTTGTTATATATTCTATATCAGAACTTTTTAACATTTCCTTTACTATTTCTTCGAAATTAGAGAATAACTCATTTATATCAGGACTAGTACATTTAACCTGATCTATCGGTAACTTATTACTAGCTATAGGTGCTCCGATAGTAACCCCAACTTTAGCATAATCCGGAATTTTATCTAAATCAGGATTATTTAATTTATTTTCTAACTCATCTAAAGAATCCTCTTTCTCATTAGGAATGTTATCTAAAGCTCTATCTAATTTCTCATCGATAAGATCTAACAATGTCTCTATATCAATTCCATCATAGTCTTCTTCTTCTCTATGGAAGTTATCTAATTTAGATAATATCACTTTAAGTCTATCCTCAATCATATCAAAATAATCAGAGAAGCTCTTATTCATTTCTAATAGTTCTCTTAAATTCTTTTTATTCTCACAATCTCCTTCATTAAAATACTGAATAATTTGAACTAATTTCTCAATTCCGATTTTAGCGTTATTCATTACATCCATCATAGAAGCATTTATACATTCCAACTCCTTATCACTAATAAGTTTTTCCATAATCATATTTTTAATTTAACATATACAAATATACTAAGATTATAGATCTAATCCTAAGATTAAATGTTAAATTTTATAAATTAAGATTTTTTCTTAATTCCGGAACGATATTATTCAAATCCTTCTTCACAGCTTCTTGTCTATCTAAATATGATAATTCTGGATATTTAATCTTTCCAAATTCATCTATAAACTCTATTGAATCCTGAGATTTAAATTCGGGATCTGATATTATTATTGTTTTTATCTTATTTAAGTTATTCATTATATAACTATACATTACTAATACATTTTGCATTATATTACTATCCATATACTATTTGTCTAACTTTATAAATTATGTCACTACAAAGATAGTATATATTTAATATCTAAAGAATGTATATATTATATAACAATAACATGTGCAATTTAATTTATACTTAATCAGTTGCTCCTCCATTTGCTGGCGGAAGTTTCGGAGAGGTATTAGTTACAATAGTATCTAATTTAGTATTTACCTGAATTAAATTAGTATCTATACTAGAGGTATTTGTATGTATAGAAGTAGTTGTATCCTTTATCTGTCCTAAAGTTTCTTTAACAGGATCTAAATCAACATCAATATTAGCTAAAGATGCTAATGCTGTATCTAATTTAGCACTAAATGTAGTAGTTAAATTCTCTATTTTAGTTATTAAATCTTGTATTTTAGTATTTGTCGTATCTATCTTAGTATTAGTAGTATTTAATTCATTTACTACTGCTGATAATTTCTCTGTCAATAAAGCTATATTCTCTGTATTAAAATCTCCCACTCCTTCCTTAATTCCTTGTAAAAGTTGGAGGTATAGCTCATTGTAATTGGTTGTTTTATAAAAATCGTTTACGTTCATTGTGATATATTTAAATTATAAGTTCTATTATTTTAGTATTGTCTGTATTTAAAATTTCTTCATTTTTGCATGGTTGAAGTTTATATGTATAACTCTCCTCTTCTGGAGTATATTTAGGTTCGGAGATTATTTTATAATATCGTTGTAGTCCTTCTTTTATATAAAAGGATTCTGGAAAAGTTAATGTTATTGGTGTAGATTCAAAAGTTGGATTTTGTATAAAAGGGTTGATTGTTATGATTTACAAAGGTATGTGATTTTTGTGAGAAATCCTATAAGGAAATGGATATAATAGGTATATTTAAATTCAACTATTTACTTCATTTATATTATTTAGATAGTATATTTTCTAATATATCTAATCTAGACAAGGTTCTTTCTTCCACTTCGGCTATTCTTTTACATGAAGTTATTAGATCACTCTCATTATTTGCAGTCTTATTTATAATTGTAGTTAAATCCTCATACCGATCATTCAGCATTCCTACGCTACGTGTTAATTCATTAACCCGTTGTTCTAAACTCTTTATTTTTTTATTTAATGCAACAGTGTCAGAATTTTTATATTCTTGGAATATCTCTAATATCCTTTTATCTTTATTAAACCATTCAGAAGAATGATTAAATTCTTTACGTAACTCATGTAACTGTTTCTCATCTTCTATGTATCCTTCAAAACTATCTATAAGTTTACAATCTGGATTGTGAGTAGCATATTGTTTCATTCGAGATTTAAGATTCTCTGTAAATCCTATTTTATAGAAATTACCTGATTCAATTAAGTATATCATATTATTTTATTTAATAGTATTATAATTTTTAATGTTTCTTTAATTTATTTCTTTAAAAAATATCTAGTATTTAAGTAATAAACTCCTCTATCCTTTCCGAGTTTTATAATAAGATTCTTTTTATATAAAGAGGAGATGCAATTTTTAATAGTTCCTATTGTAAGTTGTGTTACATGATGTATTAACTTATTTAAATAAGAATCTAATACAATCTTTCCACGTAGATCTGAATATTTCCATAAACAGACTAACACTTTATATTCACTTATTTTAGATAGTTGGGATAATCCCTCCAGTATAAGATTTAAATTTATGCTTATAGAATATTTAAAAGAAGATTCTATATCTATTTTACTAATATAACTATTAAATATATCAATAACTTCTTCGTTATATATAAACCACTCATCAGAATATTTATATTTTTTACATAAGGTATGTAATCTCTTTTCATCTTCTCTTGTTCCGGATTTATAATTTAATAATCTAATATCCGGATTATGTACTTTATATTGGGATAATCTAGAATCTAGATCAGATGTAAATCCTATCTTTAAATTACTTCCTGATTTTATTAAATATAACATTTAGTAATAATTAAATTGTTTCATATTCTACATCCTTAGCATTTATCTTTAATATCTCTCTCTCTAAATATTCTACTCTAGATTCTAATGTATCTACCCTATTATTTGTTTTAACAATATCCTTACTATTCTCTTCAATTTTCGCAGCCATAAATAATATAGCCTGACTAATCTTCGTATAATCTATTTTTAAATTATTATTATTTAACTCTATCTTTTCCTTTTTCTCTAGTCCATCAATAAGCTCTTTCGCATTTCCCCACGAAAATCCACATAACCTAGCAATCGCATTCACGCTCACATTCTTCATTTCTCCTATTCCGGTATTAGTATCTTTAATAGTTTTTGGAGCAGTACAAATAAAGAATATCTTCTCTTCTATTGTTAAATCATCTCTTTTCATAAATTCGAAAGTAAATTCTTCTTTATCTTTTAATAATTTTGGAGGGCGAATTAGGGTATATAAATTTCCTTTATTTCCTCTTTTAGTTATAGTTATATAACCTTTATCTTGTAGTTCATTTAATCTATTCATAACTGTCTTTTTTGATGATTTAGTTTCTTCCGCTAAAGTATTTAAAGAAGGAAAACATTGCTGCGTATCTTTATCTTTATATAAGGATAATAAACAGAATAAGTATATAGTATACCCATTTAAATCCTCATTTTCTATCAAGTTTTTTCCTATTTGTATTCTTTGTGGTTTATTTATTTTCTCCATGTTAAATTTATATATTTAATTAAATAAATAGATAATGTTGTGGAATTATTTTTAATCACAAACAAAGATAAGGATAATAACTCACATTACCTATAAAATCTAAAATTTTTCTATTCACGATTTTCCCGAATGGTTTTTATAACAAATTTAGATAAGACCGTCGGTTTCTATGATAAAATTTTTATATAAATCATATTCCTACTTTATTTTTTAAAAATTTAAAAAATGCTCTAAGTGTAGAATAGAAGACGAAAACCACCAACTCGATTATTTTACACTTGAAGCTCTTCTAAATTACACTTGAATAATCCTTACCTAAACGCGCATTTTGCTAAATATTTAACTAAATATTTAAATAAATCACACTTCTACTCCAAATTCTACCTCTCATGAGAGTACCAGAACTATAACTAGTAAGTCCTTAACTAGTACCTACCCTACCCCTTCAAAGGGTAAGATTTTTTGCTTCGCAAAAAACCTTGAGCTGGGAGCTTCTTTAGATTTAAATTTTTTATTTTTATATAAATTCTATATTTAAATACATCATTTATTTAAATATTCCATATGCCTTAAATCTTATTATATCTAATCCAATCTCTATATTATATTCTCTCTCGAATTTAAAGATGACTTCTTTATATAAATATAATACTTTAAATATTATTAAAATTTAATATATAAATTAATTTTAATATTTAAATACTTCATATATTTAAATACTTTATATATTTAAATAAAGGATTATTATTTAAATATAATATCTATCTCTAAATTTCGGTATATAATTAGATATTATATAATTCACATATATTTAAATATCCAACATTCGCTTCCACATCTAAATCCGATTTAAAGATTCTTATTTAAATACTATAATATTCGGAATATAAATAAGATATATTAAATCTTACCTTATTTAATATTACCCTCTTGCTTTATTTCCGAGGAAATTTGAAAAATTTATTTTATTTAAATACTAAAATTTATAAGATTTTTTCTTAGGAAGTTGTAAAATGGAGGGAAATTTATATTTAAATACTATAATATCTTATTTAATATTATCTAAATTCTCATATATATTACATACCTCCTTCTTAAAACTTTCTAAATCTAAATCATTCTTCATAATATTTATTCCCGCTCTACATATCACCACATTTCCTTTTATATATCCTTTACTAGAGTCTATTCTATCCACAGATGGGGAATTAAACTCATCAGATTTAAAAGGAAGATGTGTATAATAACATTTATTTTCTTGTTTATTTAATATCTCTTCTAGATATATCATATCTAAGTTATTTTCTAAACCTTTTTTATTACTATTTATCAATGTTTTAGATAATAACCATTTAGTTACGTTTTCCATTTCCCTTTCTTTTCTCTTTTTACTTTTACATTTATTACATGTTTTAGAAGATCCACTAGAAAATTTATTTGGATCACTTTCCCCACAATACTGACATTTAAAGACTTTCTCCTTTCTATTATTAACAATAAATCCATATTGTGTTTCAGTATAAAGTTCATTAGAATAGAGATCATTATTAATTATTTCTGAAGTAAAGTCTGAATTATTTAATATATCAATATAACTTCCGTATCCATAATCCTTTATTCTATTGATATAATTATAAATTCCAGTTGCATTTTGATCGTTACCATAAAGGATTCTACTTAAATTCTTATTTGAATATTTAATTTCCTCAATTTTACTATATTCTAATAATACTAATAAAAAGAATTTGTGTGTTTTTGTAATGTTTTTATCTAGTAGAAATTTATAACAAGGTTTAATGAGATTTAATTTTATCTTATACGCATATCCATTCTCTGTTAAGTTTTCGATTTCTTTATTTTCTTCTAATATTTTTAGATATTTCTTAACATCATTATGTCCTATACCGCATTGGACGATTTGATCTTTAGTAAATTGAGAGATGTTATTTTTTCTAAAATGACATACCCATCTCATGACTAATTCAGAGGTAATAAATGTTTTGTTTGAAATTTTTCCTGTTAAATAAAAGTTTTCCATAGTATTAATTTTATCAAATTCAAAAATAGTAAAGGGTAAGAAGATAAACAAGAGATAGGATAAATTTTGTGAAAATAGAAATGGTTGAGGATTTAGAAAAAAATTTTTTTATATTTTTTATTTTTAGAGGAAAATTTTAAACTAATATGATTATGAGCAAAGAAAAAGGATCACACCCTACACCCCGTGACCATCTTTGAATAAAAAACATTAAATAAAACACAAAAATCATGAAAGGTAGAAGTAAATTTTCACAAGGTCTGTCTAAAGAATTATTAAATTCTCCAGTTGTAGTTCGTAACGCAGAAGGCGGACGTGAAATTGGAGATGTTGTTGACTTAAGTGATGCAACATTTAACCCTGAATATAAGTTCATAACTCAGGATGGACAAGAACGTGTTGTTCAAGGTTTTGTTCGTGGAGAGGGAGAAACACAAATATTAGTACTCTCTTTATCTCAGCTCGTAAACAGAGTTAATGGACTGGATGAGGCAAAATCAGGATTAATGAAGCAACTCCGGAAGTGCACGACTTTAGGAGAAATCCTAGAGGTTATGGATGATGTTGAAGCTGTCAAAGTCATTGACGTGAAACGCGTCCCGAATCGTTTCGTTCCTGGCACGGAAAGGACTCTGTGTCTCTGGGATGAAGCTTAATATAAAGGATAGCTAATGCTATCCTTTATTTATACCATGTATTATTATTAAAAAATTAACACAAGATGAATAAACTAGATTATACAGAAGAAGAGTATAAAGAAATGTGTGCCAAATTAAACCAATTCAAGAGCACACGTAGTATAGTAGATAGAGATGTCTTGACAAAACAATTTTGTGATGTTTTCCATATTGCGGAAAATTCACTCATTAAATTCTTTAAAAAAGCTAAAATCCTCAAAAATGAACGTGTTACACATCCTTACATCGTTCATTGGGTTGATGAAGGCCCTGTTTATATAGGGAAGGTGAAGGAAGCGGTTAGATTATACAAAGAGTATAATCTAGATAGAAATAAAAAGTATTTAAGTAAAAATGTAAACCCTCCATTCAAGATTGTATAAATATCTTGAAGAAAGAGGGATATAAGATATACAAAGAAAAAATCGAATGGGTTGAGATATAACCTATTCGATTTACCTAGAATGGTTAATGAAGGTTCGTTTCCTTCATTAGGTACTAAGGGAGTTGTGATAATATTTTTTAAGTGATTAGAAAAGTGAGAGGTGGAATTTTTGTGATTCTAAACCACAAATTTTCCCCTTTCACAACACTAATCCTCAACACCCCACTAAAAATTTTCTCCGTAGTTCGTAAAACCACGGAAAATCTTGTGTTAATGAAAGAGGTGAGACAAGTTCTAATCTTGAACCCTAATCACCTCTTATTTTTGTCTCCTAGTATCAATAAATATATAAGCTGTCTGTCTATGATTTAACTTTAAATTTAAAATCATGGTATTATTAATTATTCTAACAATACTTAATGCAGTATGTATAACTGCGTTAATAGTATTATTACAAAACATTAAAAAGACAGCTAGTCCTTGGGTGTATAGATCTTTACAATATTAGCTCTTCTCTTTTGTTGGATAAGAGTTATAATATAAATTACAAGGATTATTAGATAAAGATCTATTTAATACTAGATCAAAACTTAACAGATCACTAGAAATATGATTTATGATATATGCTCAAACGTATGATGATAAGTATATAATTATATATCTTATCTAAGGATATGTAAGGTCCCATAGCGTAAAGGTTAACGCAAAACACTCATAATGTTGAGATTCTAGGTTCGAATCCTAGTGGGACCACGATATTGATTTTCAGGGTTTCTGTTTAGAATTTCTGGTTAATATTTTTTGAAGTTTTTCATAATTGGTGTTTATTAACATTAGCATTTAGTATATCCATACTAATGCACGAGATGTGATATCTCCTTCCTTATTAAGGGAGAGTTTAATACTCTCCTTTTTAAATTTGTTTATTATGAGAAAGATAGATATAAAATACATAATAACAATAATAGGAATATTTATATTTCTATTATTGTTATCTTCATTAGAATCCATCATTAATTCTATTTAAATAAGAGCGAATATCCAAATTGGTTAAGGGAATAGTCTGCAAAACTATATTGTGAGAGTTCGAATCTCTCTTCGCTCTCTTTAACAACCATTAAACACAAGACCATGAAAATAGTAGTTAACAGATCCAGCGTTGGGTTAAATCTCTCCTTATCCGCGATAGAGTACTTAATTAAGTATAAGACAATCAAATCCTTATCTGATGTGGAAAACCTCGATCGATCCAACCCAAGATTAGTAAGATGTATTGAGGTATTAGGCGATGATTCATCATTAGATATACTAACCGTGATCACAGTCAGAGATGATTTTAAATATAAAATCTCTGAAATTAAAACGAATAATATCCATAGAGAAATTATTCTTGTGGAGTAAGATATTTACATATGTAAATCTAATTAGTGTACAATAATTAGATATTCCAAGCTCCACTGGTTTATGGAGTATAAATATTTAAACCTGAATTTTAGATTTTTCAAATTGACCTAAATCTAATATCGTAGAATTAGATGTAAAACAATTCCGGATTTAAGATAAGCGTGGAATACTTATTGTTAAATCAACTTCTTAGTAGTTTAACTGGGAAAACGTCACGTATAGTAGGAAATATTAGTTCGAATCTAATCTAAGAAGCAATAAAGAAACTCATATAATTCATATCTTAATATTAATACTAACCTCTTCCGAAAAAGGGCAATAGTAGGATTGGAGTGGGGTCAGTGCCCTTGAGATAATATCAAAATCAGCAGTAATATAGATGAGCTGTAACCACTCCTTTTATTAATTATCTGTTTTATTCTATGCGGGGTAGTGTAAAGGTAACATCCTAGGCTCATAACCTAGAGAAGCGAAGAGCGTTGTTGGTTCGAATCCAACTCCCGCTACTAATTATGGTTATATAACCAGAATTAAACATGTTAGTTATGGAGAGTGTTAGAAATAGTACTCTCCTATTTAAATATTTAAAATATGTCAGCTGAATGCAAAGATTGTGGAATGATCTATAATGGATTTGATTCCCATATGGTTATATTACATACTTCTTTATGGGAGGAGGTTAGTAATGGAGATGTAGAGATATGTTTATGTGATAAATGTATAGAAAAAAGACTTGGAAGAAAGATTGCTAGAGAAGATCTAATTCCAAATATTCCTGTTAATAATTTATATATACAAATGTATCTAGATTTATAATTTATCGATTATGAAAAAGAGAAAACTCCCGAAAGAAGTAAAGAGATGGATTAAATTTTTTACAAGAACTAAAGCTTATTATAATTTCGATTGGGCATTTATATTGGATGTGGAGAAGGAGAAATTATCTCAGTGTATTAAATTCTATACTAATAATGGATGTCATGTTAATAATGATAGGATAATTTCACGGATGAAATTAGCCATAAGATTATTAGATATTGCTATAGATGAGGATTTAGATTTTAAAGGTTATATAAATACCAGGAATATAAATAGATTTCTCTCTATAGATAAATATGATATTGATATTCTTTCACTTCTCCGAACTAAAAAAGCATGGTATTTGTATAATAAATTAAGATACTATTATATGAAAGAATGGTGGGATTAATTTATTATACTATAATAATAAAATTAGTCAGCAAATAGTCTACGATTTACTTACAAAATACTTAATATAATTAAATTTATTTAAATTATAAATATATCTTATACAATCTTATATAAAACAATTTGTCATGTAATATAATAAATATAATAAGCTAGTGCACGTATCATAAGTTAGAGAGGAGTGACTTCCTATTGATTGATAAACTGTTAATGACAGATTATAATATTTTAAATATTTCCTTATGGATTAATCTGATAAACCGTATACCGGGAGTTGATATACTTATAAATATCTAATAAATTCATTACATAGGAAATTTATTAATATAAAAAATCAGTTCAGAATATTTAAGGTATTATAACGTGAGAATTTTACGTAAAGAATTCTGTTTCAACTCAAAGTTGATAGTTTTATGGTTTTTATGATAATTTCTGAATTAAGTAAGGAAGTAAAAAACTTGGTTTTGTAAAATTGACAAATTTACAAATCACTCTACTCACTGAGTGAATCTGAACGTAACTTATCGGAAGGATGTGAGAAAGTCAAATAGAGTAAGTGTACGAAAGTCGGACTGCTCGAAAGTTTAAATAGATTGTTACTATGGAATGTTCTTCCATTCTAAATTTAGACTTTAAATATATGTTACTTGAGGATACAGATCAATCTTAATCGTTGTTAGGCTCCACAACTCGAAGAGATTAAGATTGTTTTTTAAATAGTTAAAATTATCCATATAAAATATGAGATAAATTTAAAATATTAGATGTAGCAAAGTCAATGAAGTTAAATACAGAGGAATACGCTTCGTAAAAGAACCTGTAGTCCTTAAAATGATAGTGGTGATACTGAACCAATCTATTTATATAGAAGGTAGGATTCCAAAAGCTACAATATTTATAGGGAATCAATCATGTAAGAAATTATATGAAAACTCTGATAATCTACAGTGCCTTTGTAGAAAAACAGAGGATGAAGTTAAGGTACAACTTCATTGGGATATATTCCCGGTGAAAGAGATTTTATATATCTCTGAATCTGATTATTTAATAGTACTTTGTGCATCGGATGCACTCCGAGGGATGTGAGGTTAAGGTTCGACTCCTTACAAAGTACCTAATATTAATTTAAAAATAAAATTATATGGAAATTAGTAATAAAAATAAAGTATTTTTCGGAGAAGTTGGAGTTACATCTACATCTGCTACATATTTGTGTAATATAGCTAGAGAGTTATTGAAAGATCTAGAAGCTTCTTTAAATAATGTCTCATTTATTACAGAAGAAGTTAGTATACTAGGATCCGAAAATACAGTTAAAACTAAAGAAGGATATAACATATCAGAATTATCTGATTTAGATTCCAAACTTGTGGAAGCAGCTGAATTAAAAGCATTTATTGCTTGGATGAGTGAAGGGATAAAAGCAAAGGAATCAGAAAATACTAGAGTATCACAATATACTTTAGAAGACTATATATCCGATTTTCCTGAAGAAGCAGTTTCTAAGGTTAAGGAGTTTAAGGAAGATTTTGAATATGGAATTGGGAAATTATCAATCTCCGATAGAGTTAAATTTCTATATTCCGAAGCTTTGGTATCTTCAATTGGGACATATATTCACAAAAATGGCTCACTAAAAAAAGCTTATGAAGAGTTATTAGATATAGCTCATAATAAGGTTAATGTGGAAACAGACACAAGAGATAGTTTAGTACTACTTACGAATAAGATACCTAGTGTAGATGTTAAAGATGTGGAAAAGATACTTCTTAAATATCAAAATTTAAGAAGAGAACATGAGAAAGAATTAAATTCTATTAAATCTAAATTAAAGAGTCTTGATCATGAATATAGAGTACATTTTAATTTAGAACATAAATCAGAATTAGAGCGATATAAGCAGGAAATGGGTATTTTACAGTCTAAATATCATGCATATGTTTTAAATAAAATGAAGGAAATTGAGAATTTGAAAATTATCATTCCAAAAGAGTTAGAAAAAATTTACAATCATTTAGAAATAATATCTAAAGAAAAATAAAAATAGGTAATGCTGAAATTCATTGGAATGGAGGTATTTTTATATGTATAGATTATATAACATCTAATAGTATTTAGAAACCTAAAAGTTTCCACCACGTTTTAGTATATTAAAAACACAAATAGCTTTTAAAATAGTAAGAATCTTTATCTAATCTTCATTTAAATTTGATTATTATTTAATTCTACTGACCAATTATATATTATCTATAATCAGATTTAAAGTCCTAGTCTTTGTCCTTGAGAAGATTCTTGTCTTTGACTTTTTCTTTGGCTATATTATATAATCTATACATAACTATTTTTAAATGTTTGTCCTATAGTATAATGGCAATACATCTGGTTTTGGTCCAGAGAATTGAGGTTCGAATCCTTGTAGGACAACAATTCTATAATGGGAATTTTTAGATTGATTATTTTTTATAGAAAAATCTAGACAAATTTTGTTTGGACTTTTCTTTTCATTCAATAGATATTGAAAAATTCGAAAACATATGATAAATTCTCTAAATAGTTATTTAACTGAATATTATATAAATAAAGTTTTGTTTATATAACTCTTTAAAAGACTGTAAAATATTAAAATCTCAAAACTAAACGGATTCTGCGACTTATAAGTAGAATACCTCTTTTTGTCTATTTTATCAAGCCTAGATACTCTAAAACTATTTTTAAGTCAACTTCCAGATATGGTATGTTTGGACTATTATAGATTTTTGGAGTTCTAGGCTTTTTTATTTTCATTTCTTAAACTCAAATTCTCAAACATGATAATAGTAAATATATTAATTAGATATAATGATTTAATTCTCTTATTCAAAAAGAGACATAAAAATATATGGGATTCTTTAGAAGGTCCATTACTTCAAGCGGAAACAATGGAATCTTGTGCAAGTAGAATTGTGAAAAATTCTATTAATCATAGGTTTCGGAGAGAGAGGTTTATAATGATTGATAGGGATAATGATTTAGAGGAACAGAGATATTTTTACTCTATTAATTTAGATCATATCCGGAATTTATACACCTCCCAAAAGATCTAGTTTCTTGTAAATGGTTTCATTTACATGATCTAGAATGTATTAAATTATCAAAGAATTTAAAAACATTGTTTAATATAAATACTTAAGATTATGCAAGAACATAAGAATGAAGATAGTGCTGGAGTGATAGCTTTTGGAGTCATATTGATAATACTAACTCTTCTAGGAGTTATTAATCCATGAGAATAACCGCCAGAAAAAAGTTTTGGGAATATTTTAAATCTACTAAGACTATATACGGAAGAACTATTAAAGGGAGTTCTGATATATTAGATCTTAGGGGGAATAGAGTATTTAAAACAAATGGTAAATTTGGAGTAAATTGGATGGGATGGATGGTATTAAAATCTTCCGGATTTGGTTATTGGTCCATCTCATCCGTAAAGCTTCATCCTATTTATTATATAGAGGAGAATGGGGATAAATATAATTTAAATGTAATAAAGGATACTTTAAATAAGAGAAGTTCTAAAAATTACTCCGATTTAGATATAAAAGAGTTATTTGATATCATTCCAATAAGTTTTAATGGAATGGTGTATATAAATAATGAATTAGATCAGAATCAAGAGTATTTAAATATTCTAAGAACTAGATATAATCCTGAATTTGATTTAAATAAAGTTAAAGAATCGAATATTATTGTTATTTAAATATAGAAATATGGAGAATTTAGAAGGAATAACAGATGCTAGATATTTAAATTCTGTTATTAAAGAGTTATCAGATAGAATAGATACAAAATACATTTCTGACGGAAATCATACATTTCAACAATTGTATGATTATATAGCGTATATAGAAGCTTCATATATAAATGTTTTATTAATAATTAAATATGATAAATTAGATGCGAAGAAAGAAGTAATAAATAAGAATGAGTTCTATGTTCAAATTATTTATCAGAATACCATAGCAACTAAGAAATATCCTATTAGATATTTAGATTTATTTGAAGGTGTTTCAGAAGGAAAAATAATTCCGCGGAACTTAAATGACTTTTTATTAGCTTAATATGATTTTATACAATAATACTCCAGAAGATCTTCAAGAGTATAAAATACTCTGCGAAGAAATTGATAAAACTTCAAAAGATGTAAATAATTTAGTGTCGGAAATATTAAATATCCCTCCGATTCATTTAGATTTACCTAATCTAGAGGAATTATTCTTAGAAGATCAATTAGAGGAGAATCTAGTGGTTGAACAATTATTATTAGAAATTGAAGAAATGTATATGTAATGGAAATAGTTTACTTAGAATGTGAATGTAATTGTTCTGAACATTTAATGCGATTTATTTCTTACGAAGGTGAAGAAGAGATTTATATAGAGCATTACTTAAATCCGGAGGTGAGTTTTTGGAAGAGATTAAAGATCGCTATTAGATATTTATTTAATAGAAAATGCAAATTCGGAGCATTTGATGAAGTAATTGTAAACAAGGAAAGATTAAAAGATCTTTTAAATAAATTATAATAAAATGTATATTATTGTAGGTTTTATATTATTATTATTGTCATGGGGTATATATTACCATGCTGAGAATTACTGTGAGTTAGAGCTTGGAGAATTTGAAAAGCTTATAGCCGTAATACTAATGATGTTCGGTCTACTATTAAGTTCTATAGCAATATTTCAGAAATTATTATGATAAATATAGCAGAAATAATAAAAAGATTTCCAGAAGATTTTAAGTATTATAATATACTTACGGGAGAATGTAGTGTAAAAGTATTAGAAGATGATAGTATACACTTATCCTAAAGAATTACCAACTGGAATTTTGGTATTTGTAGCTGACGAAAGTGAGAATTTTAAAATAGGAACATATATAAAAAATGGGGTTGTTCGTGTAGGATTTCCAAAGGGATTATATAAAGCTTATGAATATATAATTCCATATGATATTTTCAATCAAAAGACCGGAATATTTTCAGAAGAGGATAATTATGGATATCATAGAAAAATTGAATGAAATATATAATATTTATTTCTGGATATTTCATAGCCATATCTGCATTTATTAAATATGAAATATATAGTTTATACAGATGGCTCTTACAGAGCCTCCAGAAAACAAGGAGGATATGCAGTAGTCTTTTATGATTCCGATATGAATCTTATTAAATACGTATTTAAAGGGATTAAGAATACTACTAATAATCGTTGTGAGTTAATGGGATTTATTTCAGCATTGAAACATCTCCCATTTAACTCCGAAGTTGTTATATATTCTGATTCTGAATATGTATTAAATCCTATTAAAAAGGGATGGATTTATAATTGGATAAAGACTAATTTTAAAGATAAAAAGAATGAAGATTTGTGGAGAGAAGTTATTGATTTATTACCTCATTATAAATTATCTCTTGAGTGGGTTAAAGGACATGAGGAAGATGAAGGAAATAATTTCGCGGATATGTTAGCTCAACATTCATCAACGATTAATTTACAAGATAATGAAAACTAAAAAGATGATACTAAATGATTTCTTAATATAGTTAAAAGATTATAATTTATTAATGATATATTTTGAAATAATTAATAATATACCATCTTCCTATATTATAATAAGAAATCTAGATGCAAACAATCCAGATACTTTATTTGACATTATTCCTAAGAATCTAAAATAAGAATTAGCATTAACTGAATTACCAGAAATAGATTGGGATTATATAAAAGAATTATATACTCACTAGTTATTAAATATTTAATATGTGTTTGACTAGATCTCATTGATTGAATCTATAGGCATATCAAATATTAACTCAAATTCTTTAGAGTATTTCTTTAATTTAGAACTCTTATCGTTAAATAAAAAATCAATTTTGGAAGATAAATAGAATATTTACTAATTTATTATATATGACAATAGTAGAAAATGACTTTAAAATAGAAGAAGGATCATCTCCTGCTAGATATGATCTATATCTAAAGAAGATCATAAATAAAGGAAAAAAAGATACCTCCGGAAAGAGTTTAGAGAGAGAAGATTGGATATTAGAAGGATATGATATGTCAATGTCTACAATCCTCAAAACTCTTTCTCATCATTTAACAGATAAAAAGTTAAACGAATGTTCCTTAAAAGAATATATAAAAGCATATAAGGACACTATTAATCATTTAAATACTATAATAAATGATTGCTGAAATAAAAGTAATAATCAATAAGGAAGAGCTTGAACAAGCGGATAGAATGGGAGTATATAAAGAACCAGTCTATGCTACCACTCCATTCGGATTTCATTTAGATGATGTAGAATTATTTTATTTAAACGATAATGAAAATAAAGAGATGACACTTAGAATAGATAGAGAATATTTTGTTATTAAATATGATCTTTCTATTTTAAATAAATTAAAAATTAAATTTAATAGCTAATGAAAAGTTGGAATGTATATATTATAGACTTCAATTCTACTAAATTAAAGCAATACGATGTAATGCCTTATTTCTTAGAATGTGCAAGACAGCAGAAATTTAAATCTTCTGATTTAGAAGAGTGTAAAAAATTTATAAAAAAAGAAGGTATGTATATGTTTTGGGCTAGATGTGAGTGGGAAGTTCTGATTTCTCCTTGGCCTTCTATAAAAGACACATACTTTAAAATAGATGTCTGGGATCAGATAAATATGAATTTAGATGTTTTTGCAACTGTATTTATTGAAAATTTAAATAATAAATAAAATGAAAGAAATAATACAATATATAGAAGATGTTTTTACTGATAATAATGGGTGTCAACGAAAATTTATTATCTGTGCTGTAACCATCTCAAACTCATCTGGAAAATTTACTCGTTTCGGAATTTCTGTAGCAAGAAAGGAGGATATGGCTAAATATTCTTTAGAGTTAGGAAAGAGGATAGCATACGGAAAGGCTTGTAAACGTCCTTTTATATTTGTTGAGTGTAACAGAATAGAAGGAATGAATCAAGAAATTTGTAATGCTTATTTAAAAACATTTGCTAAATATTTTAAAGAAGATCCCTCATTTGCTCTTAAATGGTTTAAATCTCCACGTAATAATAAAAAATAATGCCCCGAATTTTTAAGAAAAATAATTCTTATATATATCCTACGGAGAAATTTATTTATGAAGTTTTATTATATAAACGAGAAAGTAATATTATCTCAATTCAAGATAGTAAAACTTTAAAATCTAAAACATATATTCCAGAAAAGACAATAGCTCCTAAAAAGTCTAATACATTTACATATATGGATTTAATAGGAGCTCCAGAAAAATGGTTATATGATAATGGATATGTAGAAATAGATTCAGAAGAATTGATAAAGAAGAAATTTAGGAAAAATAAAAGTAATATTTAGTATTAATAATTATAAATAAAGTATCTTATGGAAAGTTATAATCTCGGAATCATTAAAATGACAACTGGAAAAGTTGGTAAAGGATTAATTCTTAAAAGAGAACTTTCTTTGGATGAATGTAAGTATATTCTTTCTGAAATATTTGGAATTGAATTATACACACGTGAAGATTTTGATGATGAAGAAGAATATCAAGAGCAAATGGATGAATATAAAAATACTGTAAACGCTTGGCTTAAGGGGGATTGTGAAGATCAATATATAGCAGATTTTTACATGAGCTATTTAGAGGATGACCTAGGGATGATGAATATGATTTTAATCATTGATTATTTAAAAAAATTATCAGTTATTTAAAAGTTAGAAAGAAGAAGATTCTAAAGGAAATTACTTATGTTTACTACACCTTGTTTTATTCGGAAAAATACTTCAGAACTTCGCAAGAAGTTAGAGGAACTGGGATACTATCTTCACCCATCTGAAAAGAAACTCTATGAGCAATATTCTAATTATGTAGGACCTTCTTTACATACAGGTCGAGGTTTTTATGCTACAATACTGATAGGATATGATGAGGAACTTAGATTTGAAATTAACTGTGAGACCAATGAAGAACTCTTTTTAGCTATTGCAGCATTAAGAGATGATTCAGACAAGTATCAATATTTTGTAACAGAAGAAGAAATGCACTGGCTAAATCAGAATACGTGGATGCCTGTCGGATCATTCATCTTTAGTTATGTAGATAATTATACAGATATTGATGGCAAAGTCCATAAAGCCACTATAGAAGAATTAATTTCGCACTTTAAATATGAAAACAAAACTTCTTAAGAAACTTAGAAGAAAAGTAAAGAATGACGTTAAATATACCTATATAGACGATTTAATATATTTATATAATTCAAACCTTAAAATTTATCTTACTTTAAAGTATCCAGAATTTATGAATCAATCTACTGAATATCTATATAGAGTATTAAAAGAACATAGAATAGAGAGAATACTGAAATATACTAAAGAGCTTAGAAAGAAGAAAAATTTTAAGAAGTCTAACATGGAGGACAGAATTAATTATTTAAATAGCTTATGAAAAATATAATTATTAAAATTCCAGATAATTGTGAATTAATTAAAGAAGATAATACAACTTTTAAAATAATTACAGGAAGAAAACCTAAAACTTGGGAAGAATTTTGCGATACTGTACCAGTTATAGATGAATATTATATAGATCAATTTTCAGAAGTATCTTTAATAAATTCTGGTACAAGAAGTTCTATTGATGATAGAATTTTATGTGTAACCAGAGAAGAAGCAGAAGCTATTGTAGCCCTTATTCAACTAAGAAGATTAAAAGTTGAATGGGATAAATATGAAAAAATATTTGTTCAAAAGGTACTTTTAAATACTATGTTATATGGGACTACGGCAATAGTTGTTTAACTATAGGTGAAGGACTTTCAAAACATCTCTTGGAATTTAACTCTAGAGATAGTGCCTCAGAATTTATAACTTGTTTCAGTTATTTACTTGAAAAAGCTAAATTATTTTTACATTAATTTCAATGAAGCAAGAATTAAAAGATAAGGAAGTAATATTATGTGCAGCTATTCACTATGATAATGGATTAGAATATCCACATCAATCCATTTACGGAGTTAAAACTGGATTTGTTTTATGTGGATATAGACATCCAAATATTATCGGAATACTTCCTACTAATATCTATTTTAAAAAGATTAATGAAAATAGTATACAGGTAGCATGGAACGAAAATTGTCCAAAGCATGAAAGTCATCAAGGATTTCTTACTTCTACTGGCAGATTTGTTGATAGAATAGAAGCAGCACAAATAGCTTTACGATCAGGACAAATTGAAAGGCTTAAATTTGGGAATGAATTATATAGTGAAGATTTATATTAAATAAAATATTAATGTATGGTCGCAATTATTATTTTTACTATTATTATTATATGTATATATATAATAATAAATATAGATGGAATTACTGTAAAGGATTGTATCTATTTTATGTTAATTATACTTGGGATATTATTAGGTAATATAATGTCATCTTATAGCTATGAAATCAAAAATGATTCTAATAAATCAGAAGCTTTAAAATCATTTATTAAAAAAGATACATTATTTATAGATAGAGATAATATCACTATTCTTATACCTAAATAAATATAGAAAGTTTTATAATAGTTATCATCTTATCTACTTGTGTTCTACTTTATGAGTATAGAGATGACATGGAAGCATTTACTATCCTATTAATTATTATTATATTCCTAACTATTTTTCTGATATGTAGTATATTATTAAAAATGTAAGATATGGATAATTTACATAAATCTGTACTCTCCCCCAAAGAAATGTGAGTATTTATTAACACTATTGGGAGATAAACCAAATTCAGGACTCTTCTGGATTCGAGTATCTGGACCTACAGATGATTTTTTAGTTACTAAAACTAATGTAGAAGTTTACAAAGATTTAAATTTTGTAGAACAAATTATTCCGGCTTTTACAATACTTGATTTATTAGATTTTCTTCCAGGATATATAGAAAAAGAAGGTGTTAAATATTATTTAGAAGTTCTAACATCTAATAAAAATTGGAGTGTGACATATCATAATATTAATTTTATAATATATTTATATTGTGGCGAGGAAAATTCTTTATTAGATTGTTTATATCATTGTTTGCTCTGGAAATATACAATTTATGACCACAAAAATATTTAATATTGGAACAGTTACAACCTCATTAACTCTAGATAATTATCCAAAGGGGTTAGTACTTAAAAGAGAACTTACCATTGCAGAATGTAGATATATTTTAAAGAAGATACTTGATATAAATATCTATACCAGAGAAGATATTATCAATGAAGAAGAATACACAGAACAGAATCTTGAATATCAAAAGGTTGTTAATAAGTGGCTCAGAGGGGAATGTTCATCTAAGAATGTAGATTATTTTAGAGTAATATGGGATGATCGAAAGATTGATATTATAGACTTAATCCCTATTCTTGTTTATTTAAAGAGAAGGAAAATTATAGATTAAGACATTATGAAAATAAGATTATTAAAAAAATTAAGAAAGAAATCTTTAAAAAAGGTTTATATACGTCCTCCGAAATTTCCTTGGAAATCTTATAAAATTATCACTCCTATATAAGATGATGAAGCAGTAATATATTTTTATACTCCAGAAGATATAAAAATCAGTGAAAGAATGCTTATAAATAAAAGGAGGGAGTATGTCTTAGATATAATTTATTCCATGCGATCACGATTTAATAAAATTATAGCTAAGAAATATTTTACTAAGGAATTAAATAGAATTAATAAATTAATACCTTAAATTTATGTGGATAGCAAGAGAAGAAAATGAAGATCTTTACTTATTCAGGCATAAACCTTATAAAAACCATACCTACTGGTATTCAGATAACGAAAACGCTAAAGAAGATCGTATTAGAATAGATAGAGATTTATTTCCGGAGATTACGTATTATAATAGTCCTAAAGAAGTTGTTCTTCAAATAAAAGAAGATTTAAATACTAGTATATGAGAAAAGTTGGAATTTTTTTAGGAAACTTTGATCCTCCTACTATATGTCATCAAAATATAATTAGGAATATTGTAAATTATAATTTCTTAGATGAAATCTTCATTGTTCCTAAATATAGAAGTGTTAAAGAATCATATTCCACACTTTTTACAGATAGAGTAACTATGTGTAAGAGAGCGTTTAAACCATTTAAAAAGATTACTATATCTAATATGGAAAGTTTAATAGCTTCTACAGATATGAAAACCTGTAGAGAAGGGGTTCCATCTTGGAAGACTATTGAATCCTTTAAGAATATAAAAGATATTGAATTATATATAATAACTACATTCCCTGGATATTCTAAAATTCCTAATTGGGATAAGGGTGAGGAGATATTAAAGGATAATAAATTCATTGTTCTTTGTGAAACTAAAGATTTAGGGAAATTATCTGAGGATATTATTAGTATACCTTTATATGATCATATCAATATTACATCTAATAAAATCCGGAATTATATAAGATTAGATTCTAATCCATTTCCCTTAGTTCAGAAAGATGTACTTGATTATATTTACAAACATAATCTTTATATAGAATGAGATATTATATTACAGGACATCGAGATTTATCTAAAGAGGAGTTTAGTAAAATCTATATTCCGGAAATAGATAGAATTATTCGGGAAGATTCTAATGCAGTATTCTTAGTTGGAGTATGTGAAGGTGTCGATTTATATACTATACAGTATTTAAATAAATATTCTATTCCAGTTCAAGTTTATGGTCCAAATTTGGATATTAAAAATGATCTTATAAGATTACATTTATACCCAAGTTATGAAAAGTCTGCTTTGGAAATGATTAAAAATTCAGATAAAACTATTGGGTTTATTAAACCTGGTAGAGAAAATTCTAGTTTTACTGCTCTAAATGTTTTAAAAAGGTATATAATAAACAAATCTTAAACTTAAATAATATGAATAGAAAAGAAAGAACTATCTCCGAAAATATGGAGAAATTAATGATAGACCAAATCTCAAGAGAATTATATAATCATAATGTATATAGAACATATGCGAATTACTATTATGTAAGAGGATTGTTTAAATTACATCTTTATTATGAGATGAGATCTAACGAGGAATATAATCATCATCAATGGATTGTTGATAGATTATATAGAGCCGGAGTTGATTTTAATTATCCAGAAGTACCAGCTATTAAATCTAATCATGTTATATTAAAGCCAGAAGATAGTTTTCAGAAAGTAGTAGATTTAGAGATTGAAACTACTATGTATATATCCAGAATGGTAGAAGCAGCAAGAGAAGAGAAGGATTGGCAGACTGAGGGGTGGTTGAAGAGAACACTTATCGAAGAGCAGATAAACTTTTGTCTGAAAGTGTGGTAACACACAGGTGAATAGACCAAAATCGGAAGAGTCTGAGAAGATAATGCCGAGGTAAGTATAAATTTTAAAAGATTTATGCCACCGTAACGCGTAGGTATTGAAACTATTAATCATTTTTTAAAGTATATTTTGCAGAGGAAATATTTGTTTTTGTCACAGAAGATTATTGTCTTTGTTCATAATTTAAAAGGAATAACATTATGAATATTGACAAAAACAAAAAACTTGAACTTGAAGGAAAAATCTTTCCGACAAACAATTGTGGAGAATTAAAAGTTATTGAGTATAACGGAGCTACTAAAGTTTTAGTAGAATTTTTATCTACTAAAACAAGACTTACAACTACGACTTCTAATATAAAGAAAGGATCAGTTGGAGACCCTTATTATCCTACTGTATATGGGGTAGGGTATATGGGGGAAGGTAAATATAAGAGTAGAGAAGGAACTAATCCACAAAACGTTTGCTATAAACGATGGAAAGAAATATTAAATAGATGTTATAATCCTGAATGTTCTGCCTATAAGTTCTATGGACAGGTAGGAGTGACTATATGTGAAGAATGGAAAAATTTCCAAAACTTTGCAGAATGGTGGTACTCTAATTATCCTGAGTGGGGAAATGTAAAAGTAGCTATAGACAAGGATTTATTATGTAAAGGTAATAAAACATACTGTCCAGAATACTGCTGTTTTCTTCCTACTGAAATAAATGAAGCTCTTACTTTAAGGCAGAACGAACGTGGAGAATATCCAGTCGGAGTCAGAATGAAAGAGGGAAGACTTATTGCTCAAATTAATTATATGGGTACTAAAAAACACTTAGGTACATTTGATACAGTAGAAGAAGCATTTGCAAAATATAAAATAGAAAAAGAAAAATGTATAAAGGAATATGCAGATAAATATAAAAATATCTTGCCGGAAAGAATTTATCAAGCTTTATATACTTATACAATCAATATAAATGATTAATAGAATAAAATATACCCAAGAGTGGTCTACTCCTAACAGGTAATGCTGAGGATGAAAACGTACGCTGAGCTGTCTGATGATTAAATCAGAATATCTCTACTTTGTCTTTGAGTAGAGTAAGGAGGAGACTCCCAGAAATAAAGGATAAAAAGCCTTTATGATAACAACACTGGGAAGAAGAAGACATTAGCCGTGCAATTCAAACAATGTCTGAGGAAGATACTGACTGGCAGACTAAGGAGGATACTATTCTATCATATTATAATGGATTGAATAGAGTAATAGAAGGAGATAGAGATATTATTGATAATAGCTCTTTTCTTAAACAAAGATAATAATTTAATATAATAACTTATGTTAGTTTTAGATAATATTAATTCAGTTTCAGATGTAATTACGAATTCCTCATCAGAATTATTTGTAATAAGTAATGAAACAACTACATTAGATCTTTTTAAGAGTACAATCAGTCCTGTATTAGATGGTTATTATGAACCATTTGTATTTAATTTAGATACGTTTAGAGAATGGATAGAAAGTTCTGAAAATGATAATCCTACGGATATGGATACATGTTTTCAGACTATATATAACTGGTTCATTGATTTAGAGTATTCTGATGGTTTGACTTACTATATTGGTGATACTATTTATAAGTTACGGTTAGAGGATTATATTAAATTAGAAGATAATCTACTTAAAGAATTATATGCGGAATTAATTAAAAGGTATGATACTGTTTATCTATCATCTGAAAAAATCAAAATTTTTCTCCAAACATATGATGAAGATAAAATAAATAAGATCATAGAGTATTTATTAAATACAAATTTCGAATATGACATTCGAAAACTAGATGGAAAAATTATTCTTCTTTCTGAGGATGAAAATTCTATTTCATGTAGTAGAAAATTTAACCGATCAGAATTTGCAGAAGATTCTGATGTATTTCAGTGGCTTGAGCATAATTTTAACATTACATATTATCATTTAGGATGAGATTTAAAATACATTCAATATCAGATATTATAACAAACAGTAGTTCAGAAGTATTTCTTGTTTCTAAAGATAGTGAGATAAAGAATATAAAAGGATTGCAAGAGAAACTGAATTTAGGAGACGTATCTGATTTACTAAAGTTTATACATACTTATAGTTGGGGTATAGATAAAGACTATAATTATGGAGATTTATGTATAACACTTGATCATATACGTGATATAACTGATGCTTTCAGTAACTACTTCAATGATAGTGACTGGGATGATAATATCTCAAAAATAGGTATATTACGTGATGAGATGTACAAAGTATTTGCTGAGAGTTTTAAGGATATAGTAGCTATAGTAATAGATAATGGCTATCATTATGAATTTATTGCAGATAATCCAAATTTAAAATATGAAAACTTTCCATATTAAAATTCATTCTATTTCAGATATTATTACTAATAGTAGTTCCGAGACCTTTTGTTTTATTTATAGTGAAGATATATCTAAAGTATTAAAAGTATTATCTCCTTATTTTGGGAACTATGATGTTTTTGATGAATGTTGTGCACAAATATATGGTCCTTTTCAAGAAGGTATAGAGGATCCTTATATTGAAATTAGATGTTCCCAAGATTATAGACCTTCGTTACTAGAAGAAGGATTAAGATATGTATTAGATAAAAATAATATTGATTATACAATATCAAAAGAAGAATAAAAAATATCTTTATATATGGAGTCAATAATAGAGTTTCCAATAATTTTTGTATTTGATTCTAAATACTATAATGAAACTACTATAAGTAATATATTAAATAAACTATTAGAGCCTGAGGGAAGATCATACGAAGATTTCTTTAGAAAGATCCAACCGGCTATTGAAGTAACAACATGCTGCAATCCTAAAGACTTAGCAGTACTAACTTATGAGATACCCTATTGGATGAGACTTTATTTAGAGAATTTACATAATGTAAAAGGTTATAGTTGTTTAACTTTATAAATTAAGAGATGAAAGATTTTAAACACTTTGGAGTTAGGTTTAAAGGTATAAGTAGTTGTAATTATACCGCAATATGGAGTAATTTAATTACAATACGTCTTGGAGATAAAGAGATTAAAGAACTTCCAGCAGATAAAGCTGAGTTCTACGATGTTTCATTAGGGAATAAGTGTGTTACTGGAAAATGTCCGTGGTGTTATGTTGATTCTAACCCAAATGGGGAATATTATACTAATGTATGTGATACATGGAAGAAGTTTATCGCTACATTTGCTCCAGATAAGAAAGAAAAGAATATCACTATCATAGAAAAACCCTTTCAAATAGCGATTGGATCTGAAGGCTCTGCGGACGAGTCGCCGGAGTTCTGTGATTTCTTGGAAACTGTATATAATACTGGAGTAGTTCCTAATTATACTACTAACGGAGTAATTCTATCATATTATGATAAGCCTGGAACAGAATATTATGACTTGGCGAATAAAATCCTTAAATATACTCACGATTATGTAGCAGGAGTTGCTGTCTCGTTTGGAAACAAATCTCTCCGATCTTATGCAGAAAATGCTATAAAAGGATTATTAGAAAAAGGAGATTGTCATATTAATATTCATCATATAATATCTGATAAAGCCTCTGTACAAGACTTTATAGATAGTTGGTATAATTACTCAGACGATATAAAATATCATGTCCTATTGCCTCTAATGCCCTCTGGAAGGTCTACTAAAGGATTAGAACCAGGAGTATGGGAAATTCTAGAAAAAGCGATTAAAGATTTAAATATTACAAATGTTGCCTTTGGAGCTCATTTTTATAAATATCTAACAGAATCATCAATTAAAACTTGGATATATCCTCCAGAAAGCTTGAGCAAAAATATGATTCTTAAAAATGGGAAAGTTATTATTACTCCAAGCTCTTTTAACTTAACTCCAATAAAAATATTAAATTTCGATGAGAAAATATAAAAGGAAAAAGACCAGGTATAGACCAAATAAGGTTTATTCTGTTAATGATATGCTGATAATGATGGTGAATGAGGAATTAAGACCTTACAATAAAACAATAGATGATATAAGGGACATTAAAGAATGGTATAATTTATATACTTTTAACACTAAATCTCAAGAAAAAGTTTGGAGAGATTATTGTAATAAATTAATTCGCAAACATTTATATTCTTGGTATATAGATAAAAAACATGCGGAAAAAGAGGTTAGTTGGGTAGCACTACAAGTTGGATTATATTCGGAATATTTAAAACATGAAAATTAGAGTAATAGGAGACCTTCATGGTAGGGATTGGTGGAAGAGAAAAGTTGAAACTGAAGATTCTGATTTAAATATTTTCTTAGGAGATTATGTTGATTCTTATACTGTTTCTGATGAACAAATAATAAATAATTTATTAGATATAATTGAATTTAAAAAAAGTTATGAGGATAAAGTAATATTATTATTAGGAAATCATGAATATAATTACATTTCTCCTTATATAGGTTATTGTTCTGGATATAGATATAGTATATCTAATAAACTCCAAGATATTTATAGAACCAATCTGCACTTATTTAAATTAAATCATAATATCAAGATATATAATCCTGAAACAGAAAAGGTAGATAGAACTTACTGGTTTTCTCATGCCGGAATTATAAGTAAATGGTTATCTTTTTATGGACAAATATTTAATAATATTGAGAGTGAAAAAGATATAGTTTCTGATCGTTTATATTATCCCAATCTCTGTGAAAAGATAAATTTATCCATAGATTCTTATAGATATTTATCTCAAGTACTGTCTATATCTATGCATAGAGGTGGTAGTAATTTCTATGGAGGGCCGTTATGGGCAGATATGTTAGAATCTAAAAGAGATTTTCTTAAGTATGATCCAGAAATTCCTTTATATGAAGCTCCCATAATACAATACGTAGGACATACTCCAGTGAACCCAGAAGAACAAACAGTTTTCAGAGATGAAGACTCAGGAAGTGAAATTCATTATTGTGATTTTGGAAATAGTGCAGAATATAATGATATTATAATCGAAGTATGAAGAATATTTATGTAAATAAAAATAATTATGAAAACAGTAACTATTGAAATTCCTGATGATTCAGAACTTATAAAAGAAGGAGATAACTATAGAATTCGTCAGATAGTACCTGTAACTTGGGAAGAATTTTGTAAACATAACAATGTAGGTACAAAATATTACATAGACACCTTTTCACAGATACAGGAAATGTCCATAGAGTACAAGAAACAGTATGATGAGCATAATAAAAACCTGTGTGAATCCAGAGAAGATGCAGAATCAATCTTGGCTATTACCCAGCTAATAAGGTTACGAAAAGCTTGGGTAAGAGAATGGGTTCCGAAAGAATCAGATCTTGTATATTACATCTATAGTAAGCTGGATGGGGATATAAGGATAGGATATATAGCAGTTTATACGAATCATCATACTCTTACTTTCCCATTAGAGACGATGGCCCATCAGTTTGTAGAATGTTTCGGAGATTTATTAAATAAGGCTAAAACGCTTATAGCATGAAAGATCAGGTTTTATCAATAGACCAAATGAGACGTCTAAAAGACTTAAATATTGATACTAGCGAAGCTACTTTATATTGGACACGTCGTTGTCATGGATGTAAAATTGACGATAATTCTACAGGAGAGTGGTTTCTTAGCCTACAAAAAGAGTTTCTGGCAATTGGATTCACATCTTATGAAGTAATTCCAACTTTTACCCTCCAAGAGTTATTAAATATTCTCCCTCCCAGAGTATATTCTAAATCATATGAGATATATTCTCTAAGAATAGATAGGTATTTAGATGATTGGGAAATATATTATAAAACTACTGAGGACAGTGATGGAAGTAAACTTTTTACTCCAATTTATAGAAATACATTATTGGAAGCTGCTTATGAAATGCTTTATTACCTTGCTGAAAATAATTTACTTAAAAAATAGAAATTATGACGAATAAGGACTAATAATATGGGATATACTGAAGGCTATATAAAAAGGAGACTATGATATAAGAATTTGAACAATTAAAGAAACACTAAATATAACTGACATGAAAAAAGAAAGCAAACCAGTTAAAGCCTATAAAGGATTTAACAAGCATATGCAATGTACGCCCAATGGGAAAATTTTCCAGTACGAAATTGGTAAGGAATATAAAGAAGATGAGGCTAATTTATGTCATTGCGGTTTTCATGCTTGCGAGAACCCTCTTGACGTTCTGAGTTATTATAATAACATTGATGACAAATTCTGCGAAGTAGAATTAGATGAAATTGATCCGAATAGAAATAAAGATTCGAAAATATGCGGAAAGAAAATAAAGATTGGTATTGAAATAGGATTCTTAGGCTTATTTAAAGCGGGTATCGAATGGATTAAGAACAAAACAATCTTTACACAAGAAGATTTTGAAAAATTATCTTCCGGTGATGATGCTAAAATCAGTTCTTCCGGTAATGATGCTAAGATTGGTTCTTCCGGTTATGATGCTAAGATCGGTTCTTCCGGTGATTACGCTAAGATCGGTTCTTCCGGTAATGATGCTAAGATCGGTTCTTCCGGTGATTACGCTCAGATCGGTTCTTCCGGTAATGATGCTCAGATTGGTTCTTCCGGTAATAATGCTAAGATCGGCTCCTCCGGTTATAATGCTAAGATAGGCTCCTCCGGTGATTACGCTCAGATTGGTTCTTCCGGTGATTACGCTCAGATTGGTTCTTCCGGTGATGATTGTGTCATAATGTGCGCTGGTATTAATTCATCAGCTAAAGCAAAAATAGGGTCATGGATTACTCTTGCAGAATGGAAGTATTCAGAAGAAAAACAAAGATATATCCCATTTTCAGTTGTAACGAAACAAGTAGATGGAATTGAGATAAAAGAAGATGTGTACTATACCTTACAAGATGGTAAATTTAAAGAATTAAAATAAATGGAAATTTTGTCCGATAAAATGCTATAAATACTAATACTTAAAAATGAGAAAATGACTAGTATAAATCTATGTAGATGCCCTTATTGTGGATCTTATCACTACGAAATAGGATATTTTACATCTGGAGCCAATTGCAGATGTTGTGATTGTGGAAGTTTATTTTGGTTTAGTTTTAGTTAAGATTATAAATTTAAACAGATAGATATGATATTTGCACTTTTATTTGTATTAACATCAATTATTATCTTTATTATACTTATATATAAAGGATCATTAGATAAACATAATTCTGCATTGCATACAATTTGTTTATTTCTATTTAGTTCTTTATTTGGAGTTTTGGTTTATAATTATATATGCAAAGAAACACCATCCGCTATTGATGTGTATCGTGGAAGAACGAAATTAGAAATAACTGAGATTATTAGAGATTCTACTATAGTTAGTAGAGATAGTATTGCAGTATTTAAATAAAACTTTTATGAATGATATTGATTATTTAAGGTTGTTCGAAAGCCTTCCTCACTGTGATAGTATGTGTAATATCGTAGAAGATTGGGGTTATGCGCCCAATCTTTATTACTTTGATCAGGAATGGCATGTTAGTTGGATCGACAGTGCCGAAGGAGATTGCTTGTGTGATTTTGTAGGAAAATCTCCGGAAGAAGCTATCATTAACGCTCACAGAAGTATTATTATTACAGATAACTCTATAAAATTCTATAATATATTAATACCAAAAGATGAAAATAACTTAATAAATGATATTTAGAATACTGAAGAGGAATTACCAGAATATCATAAATTACTCTTATGTTTACATAAGAAAGGTAAATTTCTAGCTATATTACAAGAAAATCATTACTTATTCACCGTTCCTGGAAGTCTTATATATCATTTTGAGGATATTATAAAATGGGCATATGTTAATGAAATTTTTCCTAAAATATAAATCTATGGGTAGAAATATAATTAAAAAGATTTTCTCTACTCCTAAATCTCCCAAACCATTAATATATAAAAATATTAAAAATTATATAAAAGAAAAACGTAATTCCAAACACCATTCACAAAAAGAAATATATAACATATTAATAAAAGCAAAAGAAGCATACTTAGATTGTATAGAACATAATGGTGTATTAATGGGAATGTGTTATTATATACGAAGTATTCCAGAAGTACTTTATTATATCCCAATTGCAGAACAGATTCCAAAATTTAATGAAAAGTTTTTACTTGGAATTTCTGATATACTAATTGGATATTGGTGGCCGCGTACTGATACAGAATCTAGAATCAAAGCATTTGATAAATTAATTGATTATTATAATCCAAAAGGAGTATAATAATATAGAAGTAATAATTTATATAAAATATGTTAAGTACACATGAAATATACAAACTATTTAGATTGCTCTTATCATCGTACAAATGAAGATGATTAGGATATGATGAAGAAACAGAAATATATTGTTATCTATCAGATAGATATGTAGGGGTAACAAAGATACGATGGTTAGAGAATGGCTATAGTTATATTAATACTCCTAGTGATTATCCTCTAGGAGATATAAATAAAATTAATGAAAATTAAATATGAAGAAACAAGAAAATAATAAATATAAACCATTCAATCTCGAAGAAGCTAAAGCCGGAAGACCTGTTTGTACAAGAGACGGACGTAAAGCAAGGATTATTTGTTTTGATGCTAAATTAGAGAATTATTCTATAATAGCTTTAGTTAAAGAAAAAGGTTCCACACAGGAATATTTACATACTTATACCAATGAAGGCAGAATTTACTATAAGAATCCTACGCATAGCTTAGATCTTGTAATGCCTTTAAAAAAGAAAACAGGATGGGTTAATATATTTGTAAATGGCGAATATACTGTATCGAATATATATACAACAGAGCAAAGTGCTAAAGTAAATGCGATAATAAGCAAAGCTGTTGATACTATTCAGATAGAGTGGTATGAATAAATAAAGATTATGAGTGAGTTTAAAGATCGATTATTAAAGCAATTAGAGACAGACTATTCAGAAAATGCCAGAGACTGTCTTAAAATATATGAAGCTATTGAAAAGTTAAATGGAGGGAGTGTCCCTAGTGATCAATGGATGGTATTATCCAGAGTTCAACATTTAGGAACCCATATAGATCCTATGAGAGTTTATTCCCCTTCTAAAATAGGTTACGTATTTCTAAAAGGATTAGAAAGAAACGACGAGATGAAAACATTACTAATAACAGAAACAGAGGCTAGGATGATTTATTCAAGTATATCCGGAGAATTTAAGAAAAAGCTTGAAGATACCTTCGGAATAGAAAGACTTACATTGAGTTTCCAGGACCTGGCGAAATAACTTTTGAATAGGGAAATGTATCAGTAACATCTGGATCACAAGAAGTAACTGTTAGTTTACCAAAATCCTTGTCCTATGTATTTCAAGGGTATGTTAGTGTACAACATTCTGTTAATGAAGGGCATATGTAGCATATGTGAGATCTATATCTACTACTACATTAAAATTATATAAATATGGGTCCGCTGCAAATACACTTAGGTGGTTTGTTGTAGGAAAGGTTTAAATATTTAATATTATTTAAATAAAACATACAAAACTAATCATTCTAATAACCACTTAAATCTTTATTTATAAATGAAAGGATAAAATCTATAGTGTATAATAAAAATATCTACACACATCCTACTCCTATAACAGCAAGAGTAGAAGTAGTTGAGAAAGAAGAAGGATTATACAGTATGTATATATTTAAAGATTTAGATCTGGAAAATGAATATTATATGATAACTAAGTATCCAAATTGGAATCAAGGTCCTATAAATATCGGGGATATTGGATATGTTACTTATTATATAATAATCGCAGGAGTATCTAAATGGTATGTTAATTCTGAAGAAAATGTAAAAGAAGTATATACTCCATATAATTATACTCATTTAGCTCTTGTTAAATTTATTAAAGATAATTCTAATATAATTAAAAAAGATAAAGATAATAAACTTAAAATAAAAATTATTTAAACACATAAAGTTATGACATTATTAAAAGAAAGACTATTAGAAGCACAAGAAAGAAAAGAGAATGATATTAAAAACTTTACATGGTTATATCCGAAAGATAGAGATAATGGAAATGTTCAGAATGAGGTTAAATTAGTATCTTGTACTGAGGAACAACTTAAGGGTTTTTATTCCCACTGTAATAAAATGTTATATAATGACTCTAAGGAAAATCCCGGAAGAGTTAATGTGTTAAAAATAATTCAGGACCAAATTACAAAGATTGGAGTCGAGTTAATGCTTCGAGATTTCGAAGCTAAAAATGAGAATTTCGATAGATTCTCTTTCGCATTATCTATCGATGAGTTCTTGGAAAAGAATAAAGATGTAGATCCCAAAGTTGCTACAATTAAGAACTTTATTAAGGTAGCTAGGAAATATGAAGATTTAACTTTACATTCTGTATATGAAGGATGTATTGGGAAGTTGGGATTGTTTGAGAATCCTCATATCACTAAATCTTTTATTCTTAGAATGGGGCTATGGATGAGTAAAATGGCTGGAGATCATAAGAAATTAAAAGAGTGGGCTGAGTTAAATAAATTATCCAGCTTAAATCCTATGGATAAAGTATATAAATATTTAAGACTTAAAGAACATGATAAATTAAGATCTAATCCAACTGGATTAACTCTATCCCAGATAAAAGGGATGTTAGAAATTACTAACCATCCTAAAAAGTATAGTGAATTAACTACAGAACAGCTAACAACTCTTAGATATAGGGTATTGTTAGACTTAAGAACTAGTGTAAGAAGTCATATCTCAAGATGGGAAACTTTAAAGCATCAGATTGAATTGGTTGCTGAATCCAAAGGATTTAAATTGCTTTAATGATTTATTACGTAACAAAAGCTTCTGAACTATATAAGTCTAATAGATATACTATTATATCCCCTGAAGAGTCGTTAAAATTACTACATCCATTAAAATATGTAGGAACAGATACTGAAACTGAAGGGTTAGATTGTCATAGTAAGAAACTTTTATCTATTCAATTTGGATGTAGGGATTTTCAAGTAGTTATAGATTGTACTACTATAAATCCCATTATATATAAAGATTATTTAGAATCCGAAAGAATTTTTCTTTTATGGAATGCTAATTTTGATCTTAAATTCTTCTATAAAATAGGAATTTTTCCAAATAATATCCGAGACTTGATGTTATCTGAAAAAGCTATATATCTAGGATACCCTTCTGGTATGCATAGTATGGCTTTGAAAGAAGCTGCCTGGAAGTATTTAAAAAAGAGTCTAGATAAATCTGTTAGAGGAAAAATTATCACTCAAGGTTTGAATGAGGAAACTATCGTATACTCCGCAGAGGATGTTGAGCATTTGGAGGATATAATGATTGCTCAACAACCAGAATTAGATAATCAAAATTTAAATGCAGCACTTAAATTAGAAAATGAATATGTTAAAGTAAATGCTTATTTTGAATTTTGTGGAGCTAAATTAGATATTTCTAAGTGGAAGGAGAAAATGAAGAGGGATCAGGAGAACTTAAATAAAGCTAAAGATATTCTTGATTCATGGGTTGTTGATTGGGAAAATAATAAAATATCTAGAGAATCTGAGTTAGTATATTTAGATGTTTCCAAATTTAGAGGGGATAATGTTATAGAAGAGGATAGGAAAAAATTAAAATTTGCAAAGAGAAAAAAAGAGCTCGATATTAGAGAAAAAGATGGCACCTTAATTGCAGAAGCATATGAGAAAGAAGTTAAGAGGAAGTATTCTAGTATAAATACTCAGGGAGATCTATTTTCTGGGTTTGATTTAACTCCTAAATGTACTATTAATTGGAAAAGTTCTGCACAAGTATTACTTCTCTTTGAAGACTTAGGTATAAAGTGTTCTACAATAGATCCGAAAACAAAAGCTTCTAAAAAATCTATAAACGAAAAGGTTATAGCACCACAAAAGAAGAATTTTCCGATTATTGAACTATATCTTAATTTCAAGGAAGCGGAAAAGTTAGTAGATTCTTTCGGACAGAAATTTTTGGATTTTGTTAATCCAGCTACTGGAAGAATACATTCTACCTTTCATCAGTTTGGTACAAATACTGGGAGATTGTCGTCTACAAGTCCTAAGTTATTGGGCACTATATAAGTGATTATATAGTGAATGAGGGTGAATTGCTGGAAGTCTAAGTATTATATCTTAAAATATGGTATATGATAATCAGCAGCCAAGCTTAAAACTGGAAGTTTTTGTTTTAAGTGGGTTCAGAGACTAGATGTTGAGTACTTCCATACAATACTACATCCATGAGTGCCCTCCAACTCGACTAATATTTATTATGGAAAAGTTGTAAATTTCGGATAATATTTATATATTTGTCAATTATAAACTAATTGATATATATTATGAATAAAACCGAATTTACTTTAGAAGAAATTAAAAGTGATTGTTCTGATTTAGAGTTAAGTATTTTAGAATTATATCTAAAAAGAAAGAAACAAAAAGAGATTTGTGAGCTTTTAAATATTAAAAGAGGTGCTATAGATACATTAGTGAAAAAGTATAAACTAACGAGATTTAGAGATAGAGCTAATTATACTATAGATACAACTACTCTTAATAGAAACAATCCATATATCTGGTATGTCTTAGGATTGTTTGCATCAGACGGAAATGTATATGATATGGAAAAGTGTACTAGAGTGCAATTTTGTTTAGATGATGAAGAAGTATTATATCATATAAAAGAAATCTTAGGTTTTACTGGAGAGGTAAAAAAGTATTTTAAAGCTGGTAAAGATAGATATCAGTTAATGATTACTAATTCTAAACTTGTTTCTTTTTTAGAAGATACTTTCAAACAAAATTGTAGACATAAAACTGAAACATTATTATTTCCAGAGAACATTCCCTCAGAAGAGTGTATAATAATGTTTTTACGAGGATTTATTGAAGGAGATGGAAGTTTTAGAGCATTACATAACTCTAAATACTATAGATTTTCTATATATTGCAAATCAGAACAGTTCATATTGAAATTTAAAAATGTTATCGAAAGTATAATAGGAAAAGAATGTTCTCTTTATAATAATTCAACTATTGAATTATCATCTAAGGAGGATAATTATAAACTGTATAAGTTTCTCTATGAAAAATTTGAAAATAAATATTATATGAATAGGAAATATGAGAGAGCTAAAGCTCATATTATTGCTTATGAAAACGAGTTGAAGATATAGTCCGATACTCCTTGGAAACGAGGAGGTTAGTATAAACAACTAACATAACTATTGAATTTACAGCAATTACCAAAGGATGCACTTACTAGATCATGCTTTGTAGCAGAAAAAGGGAATAAATGGATTAGTTGTGACTATTCGGGACAAGAAAGTTTCATTATAGCTTCATTATCCAACGATTCTGCTATGTTAGATGAGCTACTTAATGGATCCGGTGACCTACATTCGCTAACAGCTCGAATGGTATTTGAAGAGATACCGGATGATACACCGCTCAAAGAAATTAAGACAAAATACCATGATCCTAGACAAAAAGCTAAAGGTTACGAATTTTGCTTTAATTATGGGGGAAATGCCTCTACTCTGGTAAAAAATTATGGGATAGATGAAGATTATGCGAAATCTATTTATGATAACTACATGTCTGGTTTTGATGGTTTATGTAGATATCAGAAAAATCAGAGAGATTTTGTTAATAGATATGGTTATATTATATTAAATAAACTAGGTCTTCGTGCTCATATATATGATTTCTCTGATTGGGAATATTTAAAGCAGAATAACCCAAGAGAGTATAGACAAAGGAAAGCAGCTTCAGAAAAGCAGGCAATCAACTATAAGATACAGGGCTCAGGTGCTGCAATGTGGAAATTAGCAGTGGTAAAGATATTTAATTATATCAAAAAGAATAATTATCTTAATATAGTTAAACTATGTGTGCCAGTACACGATAATTCTCAACTTTGTCGTGTATAAACTTGGTTAATTGCTGGGAATCTTTAAAATACTATATACTACAAAAATATTGAAAGATATTTTGAATGTTTTAATAAATATAGTATATCTATATTAAATATAATATAGAGATAAGACAATCAGCAGCTTTTTCCTAAGTAATACAATTATAAGGAAAGAAGTTCAGAGACTATCCAGAAATGGAGTAAGCTCCAAGAGGAGTTGAAACGCCAAGGTAAGACAGTATTAGATTTTGGATCTCGTTCACTATCTAATATGCTAAATAGAATTGTCTTATAAGATATAGTCCGATACTGCAAGAGATTGCAGAAATATCGCGGAATCGGTGATATTGTTAACATAAAGGAAGTCAACTTAGAAGCACCAGAGAACATAGCAGATGAGATAGCCTCTGTAGTAGTAACTGCAATGAAGTCTGCTGGAGTATATTTTTGTCCAAATGCTCCCTTAAATGCTACTTGTGATATAGGGGATTTTTGGATTCATGAATAATATAAGTTAATTATATGGTAACCAACGAAGAATTATCTCTTAAACTTGATCAAGTTCTTAGAAATCAGGAGGAATTAAAAACAATAGGATTAGTAACAATCCAGATTCTAAATAAATTCATAGAACATGAGAAAGGTCCAGAAGATTTTATTAGGAATATAATAGCTAATATAACCGGAGATGAAATAGAATGGAATAGAAGAGGACAGTATATAAAATAAGTTAATATGATAGAGTTAAAAATACTTCCAAAATTTTATGATGATATTATATATAAGGATAAGAGATTTGAAGTAAGAAATATTATAGATAGAACATTTAAACTCGGAGATCTAATTCTTTTAAGAGAATATTACAAAGGAGAATATACTGATCGAGAATGTATTATAAAGATTATATATATTCTAAAAGATCCTGAATATTGTAAAGAAAATACATGTATCTTTGGATTTGAATTAATTACTACTAATCACATATAATGAAAAAAGAAGATAGAATAAAAGAGTTAGTAGAACTCTGGAGAAAAAATAATGGGAGAGGTAGAATAATTCTCCCTAATCAATTTGGGAAACAATTATTACTATCTAAAGTATTAGAGCTTTTCTTAGATAAAAATCCTTCTTCTGAGGTATTTATTATAACTCAAAACTATTCTTCTTCTTATCAATGGAATATGTGGTTATATACTCAGAAGTTATATAATAAATGTAAAGCTTATAGTATTTTTTATATATTAAGTAATTTATCTACCTTTACTAAATTCCCATTCTTGATAATTGATGATATAACTAATGAGAAAAGTTTATACAGTATTTTAAAGATTCCTTATAAATTCTTATTATCTATAACTTCTTTTTACGATTTAAATTATTTAAAATCTCTTCCAATTGTTGGAGAAATTACTAAAGAGGAAGCAATATCTAATAAATGGATTAATAATTATAAAGAATATAAAGTTATTATAGATGTAGATGATTTAGATTTATATAAAGAGCATGATCAGAAGTTTTATAAATATATGAAATTATTTAATTATGATCTTACTCTAGCAATGAATTGTTTATCATCTAAAGAAGTAAGAGAAGAATTTAGTAAACTCAAGAACTGTAAAATAGAATTAGTTAATGCTTGTACTTTTGGAGTTTATAGAGAACTTAAATGGAGAAAAGATTTTGTATTTTTTCACCCAAAAAAGAGAGAATTAACTGAAAAGATTTTAGAGTATAATAAATTTAAAAGAGTTATTATATTCTCTCCAACTATAGAAGAGTCTTATAAGTATGGAGATATTCAATACAATAGTAAACTATCAGATAAACAGAAATTCGAAGCATTGAAGCATATAAATTTCCCAAGTCCGATATTAGTATCTGCTGTAAATGATATTTCTCATGAAATAAAGTCGCAATTTGATGTGGAAATTATTACATGCAATAATTCATCTAATATATTAAAAGAGAATAGATTAAAATTAATAAAAGAAGAAGGTAAGATTTTTACATTTGTTATAAAGAATACTATGGAAGAAGCTTGGTACAAATTAAGTACTTTAGATAATGATTATATAACAATCACTGAGAAAATGCTACAAAGAGTCTTAGAAGGAAAAGAAATCTTAGAAGAAAGAATTGAAGGTCCGGAAATGATTTATAATTATTAAATATTTAACATGAAAGAATATAACACTCCGTATGATGAGTTTGGTTGTGAACATGGTCCTGGATGGTATGGGTTAGTTTATCCTATTATATTTGATATAGAAGAATATAATAAGACTCATCCAGATAAATCACAACAAATAGAAATTTTTCAGATAAAACAGAAATTTGGAGGATTATGTATTTACTTAGATAATGCTCCAGAAGATATTAAGAAAAAAGTTAGAAAGGCAGAAGAATTATCTAAGAAAATATGTGAAGTATGTGGTTCTCCTATAGATGTAGTTACATATTCTAAAAATGGATGGATACGTACTCGATGTAAGGATTGTAAAATTTAAAAATTATGCCATACTACAGAATATTAATGAATGTGCCATGTACAAAACTTGCAAAAGTTGAGATATATGCTAAATCTAAAGAGGAAATTATAGAATTCTTTGAACGTAATAGTTATATAGATAGAGATCCTGAACCAGAAGAATATGGAGATATTGCGTATTATAATAGTATAGAAGATCTTGTAGAGGTATCTACTACCGTAGATACATACTATGATGAACCAGTTATATATGAGGACCTTGAATCTATAACAGAAATTTCAGATTGATTTATGCCATATTACGATATATCGTTAACCATTCCTTGTGATGTAAAAGTCTCAACTACTGTATATGCAGAGTCCGAAGAAGAAATTAAATGTTTCATAAATAAGGGCTATATAAATAGAAATGCTACAAATATAATTGAAGATATTGGTAACTTTTATAATGCTTATGATTTAGTTGAGCTTGCTAATATAGTTGATATAGAACCAAACGCAATTGGAGAACAATATATAGATCTTATAGAAGAATTAAACTAACACTATTCCATTCACGTAACATCTAATAAACTAGAATTAACCGTGCTTGTTTGTGTTATATTGTATAACAATATAAACAAACATTAATGGAAAAAATCTCAATCTCATTAGATCGTGAATTAGATCTAATGACACAATATAATCTATCAGCCGAGGAATGGTGGATTATACAATTATTATTTCTCGCTCAATATCCTGAGGGAAGGATAGATCCTTTAGAACGATATAGTAAAATTATTGGTGGATTTAAATATGATATAATTGAATCTCTCCAATCTAAAGGAGTATTAAAAAAGATGAATATTAAAAAAGGAGATCATTTTGAGATAGATGATTTACAGTTTAATTATGTAAAAGGTGAAGATAAGAAAACATATCCATTAGATATTCCATTCACTGCTAATTTTATTAAGTCTTATTTAAAACATTCTGGGGAATTAGGGAAGGAATTGTTCCTAGAATACCCAAGTTTTATATACATTAATAATTCTCCTGTAAATGCTCGTAGTATAACAACTGGGAATCATTTCGGATCTATGGAAGATTTCTTTTTCTTTTACGGAAAGACTATCAAATGGAATCCAACATTACATAGAGAAATAATTGACCTGCTACAATGGGGAAAAGAAAATGATATGATAAAAATGGGGATTTCTACATTCGTTATTAACCAATCATGGATTGCTTTAAAAGAGGCTAGGGATAAGGGTATGGGATCGGTGGATATAAATACTCTTATATGAATTTAATTGATTCTTTTTATCAAAAAGTAGAAGAAGGGAAGAAAGGGAATAATATGGGTATACCATCCGGATTTCCTAAATTGGATAAGTATATATATGGTATACAAAGAAGGTTTATGAGCACAGTTATTGCCGATTCGGGTGCGGGTAAGAGTTCTGTGGCCATATTCATGTATATCTATAAACCTTTAGTTTATTCCTTAGAACATCCAGAGATACCTGTAAATATTCTCGCATTAAGCTTTGAAATGTCAAAAGAAGTACTTCTCGCTAAACTTCTCTCTCTTTATATCCTTGATAAATATCATATTGATATTAGTTATTCTGAAATATTCTCATTAGATAAACCTGTTTCAGACGATAAACTTAAATATATCTACGATGCTAGGGATTGGTTAACTAAAGTAGATGATAAATTAACCATCTACGATACTCCTTTAAATTCCACTGGAGTATATAATATCCTCAGAGCATGGGCTGGATATTTTGGGAAGTTTGAAACAGATGATAATGGTGAGAGGTATATAAAGAATGATAGAAATCAGTATTTAATAACAGTATTAGATCATTGTAAGTTATTAAAGAATAATGGTTCCGGAATTAAGCATGAGATAGATGAAACAGCTAAACATTTTATTTATTACCGTAATTTGTGTGATATGACAATATGTGCTGTTCAACAAGCTAATAGACAATTTAAATCTATGGATAGAAGAAATTCTGAACATAATTATTTAGAATTACAAGATGCTCAGGATACTGCGGACATGACACAAGCATCAGAAATTGTTATTGGTGTCTATCATCCATTTAGAGAAAAGAAGGCTAAGTGTGAAGGGTTTGATATTAAAAAACTACGTGACCACTTTAGGCTAATTCAATTACTCAAAGGAAGATTTGGACAATCTGATGTTGTTGAGGGTTGTATTTTCCAAGGAAGTATAGGATATTTCAAAGAATTAGATCCTCCCGAAGATGGAAAGAGATTTGATTATGATAGAGTTCTGAGAATGGATTATTTATTCGAAGAATTTGATAATCAACAAAAGAAAAAAGAAGAGTTAGATAGAGTTATTAAAGAAGATGAAGAAGATGAAGTACTTGAATTTAATTTTAATGTATAAATGGCTATAGTATTACCAACAAGTAAAATACAACCAACAGAAACTGAACCTAGGGTATTAGTTATATTCTCGAAGCCAAAATCTGGGAAATCTACAGCTCTAAGCTTATTAGATAATAATTTAATACTAGATACAGAAGGAGGAACAGCGTATATTGAAGCATTAAAAGTAGATGTTTCCTCAGTTAAAGATATATTAGAAGTATGTAAACAAATTAAAGCAGCAGGATATCCTTATAAATATATAACTCTAGATACCTTAACTTCTTTAGAGGAAATTCTACAACCGTATGCTTTAAATCTATGGAAGAAATCTAACGCATATAATCCAGAAAAGAATCCGGAACAATTAAAAGTAACTGATGTATATACTTTACCCTTTGGATTAGGGCAGAAGTATATGAGAGATTCATATTTAGCAGTAATCGGATTATTACAACAAGTATGTAAGAGGATTATTCTAGTATGTCATTCAAAAGATGCGAAAATAAATGAGAATGAATTAACTATAAAAGATATTGATTTAGCTGGAAAGTTATCTGATATTATTGCATCTAAATATGATGGAGCTGGATATTTATATAGGGATAAAGATGATAATACTGTTATTACTTTTGATATAAAACAGCTTGCAGCAGAATGTAAATGTAGAGTTCCTAGATTAGATGGTAAGAAGTTTGTATTAATCGAGAATCGAGATGGGAAACTAATACCTCATTGGGATCGTATTTATTCTTCCGAACCCTATAGTGGAGAAGATGTAATTACTACTCCTAAGATTAATGTTGCAGATATTTCAGATGAAATAGAATTTAACAAAGAAGATCAATCTGAAAATTCTAATACATCCGAAGAGAAATCTGAAGTAGGTGAACTTTCAAATATAGAATTATAAAATGGAAATAGAACTTAATCTTGTAGTTACTCTATCAGATAATTTAAAAGTTACTGGAGTTAGAATTAATAAACCATCCGACTCTTTTGAAGAAGCAGCTTCTAAAACTATTGCTGTAGTAACTCCTAAAAGATCTAAATCTAAAAAAGATCAGGATACAATAGTTCTGGAAGATAATAAACTAGTATTAACTCAGAAGTTATTAGATAAAATTAATGCTGAACCAGGAGATAGATTACTAGTTTCTTTTAAAGAAGAGAATGGTATTTACTTTCCAGTAATTGCTAAATCAGAAGTTTTCGCAGATCCAGAATCTGGAAATAAATTAACTAAAAGTCTTACTCTTTCTTATAGAGGAAAACAGAGAGAACAGTTATTAATCTACGGTACAAAATTTAGATTCGAGGAAACTTCCGAAAATTCTAAAACATGTAAATTAATTGGAGATAAAGAAGTTAAAGCAGATGATAAAGTTATTAAATCTAATAAAGATATTGTAACTTTTGATTCTGATGAATTGGAAGATGATACAAAGAAAACTTATACAAGGGAATTAAAAACTCCTTTTGAAGTTACTTTGGAAGATGAGGGAGATTATGAAATTCCAACAGATCTTAAAAACTTAGATTTAGAGGGATTAGAAGAAATAAATCTAGATGATGAAACACTTTTTAATTTAACTAATTAATTTATTTAAACATTATGGCACTAAATTTTGGAGCAGATTTTAACAACGCAGGAGAACACACATTAGCTAAAGGAAGTTATTTACAAGGTGATAAAATTCATATTGTTAAATTAAAAGAAGCGAAAGCTGATAGACAAAAATTAAAAGATGGAAGGGAAGTAGATACTATCAACGTAGTATTTGAGGATGAAAATGGAGCAACTTTTGAAGATAGAACCTTTGAATTAACACAAGACTCTATTGAAAGAAAAACATTCGAGTGGGGAACTTCTGCGTCTATGTATGATTCCGCAGTATTAAAGTTCCGGTGTTATATTGAACACTTCGCACCTAAATATAATGAAAAACTAATTAAAGGAGAAGTAAAACTTGAAATGAAGAGCTGGAAACAATTCCGGGATTCGATGGTTGCAATTCTCCAAGCTGTTATTAAACAGAAAACTCCTGTATGGTGTAAACTTAAATTAATTAAGAATAGCTCAGGATTTGCTAGTCTTCCTTTCTTTGCAGCAGTAGATAGAGAAGGAAATGCGTATGTAAACAATAACTTTATCGGCAATGTAGAAATTTTGAAACAACAAGATAGGGATATTGCATTTACTGCTTCTGAAATCAAGAAGATTAAAGCTAGAGAAGAAGCTGCTTCTGGAACTGCTACTTCCACAGAAGAATTAATTTCTTCTAATCCGGAGGAAATTTCGGATATTAATATGGAAGATTTTGAAAATATGACTCTGTAATGGGAGTTAACCTCAGTAAAGTAGATGTTTCTAGTCCTCCTTTAATAGCTGATTACGATTCCGTGTTCTCTGAGAAGTTAACTCAAGAATTATTACTTAGATATAATTCAGAAGAAACTTATATGGAACATTATTTGGGAATTCCAGTTAAAAAAGGGTTATTTAAGTCCCCACTTAGAAAAGATAATACTCCTACATGTGCATTTTTTAGAGATAGTGCAGGAAGGCTCGTATTTAAAGATTTTAGGGGCGATTTTTATGGAAATTTTATTGAGGTAGTTAAGTATAAATATAATGTTTCTTATTCTAAAGCGTTAGCAATTATTGCTAATGACTTTGGGATAAGAAAAAATATTAACTTTCCAGTTAATAAATCTTGTATAAAAGAATATACTAATTCGAAATTTGAAAAAACAGAGGGATCTATTATTAAAGTTAAAGTTAAGGATTTTACGGAAGAGGAATTAAAATGGTGGGGAAAATTTGGAATAAGTCTGAATACTTTAAAGAAATTCTTTGTATTTTCCTTAGAACTAGTATATTTAAATAATGAAATATTCTCATTTAGCACCTCTAAAAAGTTTCAGTTTGGGTATTACTATCCTACTAAGGACAAAGAGAAGCAATTGTGGAAAATTTACTACCCAATGAATAAAAAGTATCGTTTTATAACTAATTATAAGAAAAGTATAATTCAAGGTATTCATAACATGCCGAAGAATGGAGAATATTTAGTAATAACTAAATCTCTTAAAGATGTTATGTGTTTATATGAACTTGGGATACCTGCAATTGCACCTAATTCGGAGAATCAGTTTGTGAGTGATATTTTATATTCTAAATTAAAAGAAAGATTTAAGAAAATATTCTTATTTTATGATTCTGATTTAGCTGGGATTAGTAATATGAATAAAATTAGAAAGAAATTTTCTGATATACTTCCTATATATATTCCGAGGAGATATAAGGCTAAAGATATATCAGATTTTTATTCTAAATATGGAAGTTTAAAAACTTTCGACTTAATAGAAAATACGAAAAGGTTATATTTAAATGGATAAAGTACAAAAAATAGAATTAGAAGAATGTATAGTTGATATAGATGCTGCTTTACATAGTATTTCTAATTTTAGAAATAAGTATCATGATAGTGTTTTTAATACCTTAGAGATAATACATCATCTCGACTTAATAAAAATATATAATGATTCTTTAAAACATCTCCTAAAAAATTCAGTAGAAGGATAACGAATATTTAATAAATAGTAGAAAGATTTAAAATAATTTATGAAAGATTTAAAAATCATCTGTGATATAGATGGAATAGTTGCAGATTTTATGGGACATTATAAAAAATGGTTTAATGTAGATATATATCCATCTAGATTACAAGAGTATGCAATATTAAAAAACGTATATAATTTAAGGAATAATAAGAAATTTTGGACAACCGTTCCTAAATTAAGAGACATTAATTTCCCTATAGTTGCTTATTGTACTAAAAGAATTAATTCTAAATCATATACTAAGGAATGGATAATTAAAAATAATCTTCCTGATAAACCTATTTATCAAATGGTATGTTATTCAGGTAATAAATCAAGGTTGATTAAGGGGAAGTGTGATGTATTTATTGAAGATTCTATAACTAATTTTATAGAGTGTAATAAATCCGGAGTATTTACATTATTACTGACTACTCCAGAGAATAAATATTACGATACTCCTCTTAGAATTGATTCGTTAGATCATCTAAATATTGTAAATAAATATAGTGAATATAATTATTAAATTATTAAATTATGGAACTCTCGCGATCAGAATTAGAACAATTAGAAGTTGATGAATTATTTAAACAATTAGCCACTTTCAATTGTAATTGTGGATGGTTATTATATGATATTTCTAAAACTAAATACAGATTTAATAAACAAAATTATTTAAATATTGCATACGGATTAAATCAATCTACAATAGCGCGATATAAATCTCTTATAGATTATGCAGATATAATGGATTTATTTAATAGAAATTTATTTAGAAATATTATATTCGAATACTTAGACATTTATTTTGGAGAAAACTCTAGAAAATTCAAAAATATAGTAGTATTTCCAGAAGGCTGGGAATATATTCATATTACTGTTCAGGATGAAGAAAGTAAAAATGATATAGAAAAAGCTCTGAAAGAAATAATTCCAGACTATGTAGATTATATTTCTATAGAAATTGTAAAACATAATGAATATAATTGAATATAAAGACGAATATGCATCAAGTATAGATAATGCTATTTTACGCTGTCTAAGTGCTTGTACTTCCACTAATGATAAAGAGGGATTTTTAAGTTTTATATATTATATCAAAGAAAAATATGAAACCGAAATGTATGATATTGAATACTATATTCTGTGTGCATTTCAAAATGATTCAATAGATAGAGTTCTAGGAAATGTATATGAGAGTATATTTAATGAAATAATTAAGAGTTTATTAGATGATGATGCTTGTGATATATGCAATTTCATAAGTTATCATATTTCAAATATTAATTCCGAGTTTGGATTATCTATAGAATATTTTACATATCAAAATTTTTAGAGGGAAGAAAGTTCTTTTTTAGTTTAGAAGAACTTCTTCCAGATATTACTATACATGAAACTATAGATGGAGAACTGCAAGATAGAACTAATATCTAAAGAAGTATAGTAAATACTTTAGCTATAAAATAACTAAAAATAAATATGGAAATTGAATATAAATCAGAATATAAGACTTTTGTAAATGATGCTATTTTATCATATTTAAATAGCTATACCTCAGACAATGAAGAAAAAGGATTTTTAAGTCTTATATATTATATTGCAAAAAATCATAGATCTAAAATACAAGATATTAAATACTATATTAGAGAAGCATTTATAAATTATTCTCCAAATGGATTAGATAATATACTTAAATGTATATTTAGTGAAATGATTAAAGATATAATGGATAAAAAATTTTATAATACATGTAATGTATATAATAATATATCCTTTCGTGCTTCATATACTGACGCAAAACTAGAATTATTTGTAGAACATGGTACTTATGTAAATTATCTTGAGGCAAAACAATTCTGTTCCGAATTAAAACGACTTCTTCCAGATATAAATATATTTAATACTATAAATAGAATAATTCAAGAATGAAAACATTTATATTTAAACTATATAACTAAAATAGAAAATATGCTTACATATAGAGAGGAATATAAAGAGTATCTAGATGATATTATTCTAAGATGTTTAACTTGTATCCAAACTGATAATGAAGTAAAAGGATTTTCATGTCTTATTTATTATTTAAAGGAACGATATAGAAGTAACTTGTTTGATATCAAATATTATATATTAGATAATTTTAAACCAACTGCGATTGAAGAAGCCTTAGGAAGAATATATGAAAATACATTTATTGAAATAATTAAAGATTTATTAGATAATAAATTTAATGAAATTTGCGATTTTGTAGACTATTATATTCTATATACTAATTCCAAGTTTGAATTGTTTATAGAAATTTTTACGGATACAAGATTAATAGAAGGGAAGGAGTTTTTCGATAATTTAAAACAACTTATTCCTGATATTACTATACATAGAACTGTGAATGGAGAACTTCGGGACTGATTTAATATCTAAAGAAGTATTATCTAAATTTAAGATAAAAATATTATCAATAAATAGTTTAGATATAACTGATGAAGTATATTTTTCTGATAAATATTCTAATTATATATCTAATTCTAAATTAAAACTGATAAATCCTGATGAAGGAGGATCGTTTAAAACATATCTAGAAGGATTAAAATCTAAATCTACAGGATCTCTAGATTTAGGATCGGCGGTTCATGAGTTAATTCTACAAAACGAATTGTTTGAATTAAATTCTTATACCAAATTATCTGGTAAAATTGGGAAAGTTATAGAGGTTGTATTTAAATATAGAAATAAAGGATATTCTATATTAAATGCAATCCGAAAAGCTTCCGAAGAAGTTTCTTATTACGTATCTCAATTAACTGATACAAGAATATCTAATATAATCTCATCTGGATTTAAATATTATCTTTATTTATATAAAAATAAAGATGTTAAATATGATAAAGAACAAATAATCTTGGATGAGAAATCTAGGGAAACTTGTATAAAATGTATAGATTCTATTAGGAGAAATTCTGATGCAATAAATCTCCTTTCCCCAGATGAATTTTCATTAGATCAGTATTTAAATAAGAATGAGGATACTATTATAATAGAAATTTTAGTATCATTTCCTAATAGTTTAAATAATCCAAATGCACCCATTGTTGAGATTCCTTTAAAACTAAAAGCTAAGATAGATAATTGGAATTTAAATATAAATGAAGGTATTCTTAATTTAAATGATTTAAAGACTACTGGTAAAATGTGGTATATGTTCCCAGGATCAACTATTAATGAGACTGGAGAATTTGTTGAAGGGTCCTTCCAACATTATCATTATTATCGCCAATTAGGTATGTATTACTGGATGTTATTATCTTATTTAAATTCTGAGAATTATGTAGTATCTAAATCATATTTAAATATTATATCAGTGCAAACTATTCCTAATTATTCTACTGTAGTATTCAGAATCCCGAATAAATGGTTTATCAAAGGATTGAAAGAATTTAAAACATTAGTATCTTACGCGGCTTATGCTGAATATAATAAAGAAAAAATATTATCATGATTCCATATAGAGATGATGTTTTAATATCAGAACAAATAGTACAAGATTTGGTTAATCAGTTTAATAACTTAACTCAAGAAGAAAAAGAAAGATTTTTTAAAAAGGTTTTATGTATTGGTTCTTTAGCTGTAGACTCTTTAGATACTGTTACAGCTTTAATATCTATACTTATTGCTATATATAGAAAATATGCTGAGAAGCATCCGGATGTTTCTATAGAGAAGTTTACTAAAGCATTTTTAAAAGATACTATATCTACCTATGATGATTCATGGATGGAGAATTTTTTACCTTTATGTAAAGCCATTACAGATTGTAAAAAAGTAAATCTGTGTGGGGCAAAGAATCTTGAGGAATGTAAATCTAAGATAAATAGTGTATTAGATAAACTACTTCCATTTTAATATAGGAGTATCACTACTTTAGATAAAAACAATACCTCACTAGAAATTATTAATAAATTTTTAGTGATTAATATTTTGATAACATTAAAAATCCCCTTATCTTTGTGCTATCAAATTAAGGGAAAATATAACAACTTAAATATTTATTAACCTATAAAATTTTTAGAATTATGGCAAAATTGTTTATGACCAATGTAAAAGGATTTAGTAAAGAAGAAGCAATGTGTGAACTTCCGTTAGAAATTAATCAAAATGCAACTGCAAAATGGCGTGCTGCTGGAGAACCTACTTTTGGTTCAGATGATTTCCGAGCATTCGCTGAGAATTTTATCAGCAACAAACATATGATTACTGGAGCTGGTGCTTATATTCAGAAAACTTCTCCTGTAGCCGATACTCGTACGAAACCTTATAAAATTGTAAACTTCAAGAAAGAAGGTAAGACTAAATGGGAAACTGTATATAATGTTTGTGAAGCAGAATTTAACTTGGATAAAGAAGGTAAATTTAAATCAATCGAATCAATTGGTATGCCTGTAGATCAATCTGCTGTTAATAAGGCTGATGCTGAACATAAAATGCGTGAATTGATTGCTCAAAATAAACGTAATTATGTAGTAAGAAAGACTAAAGAAGTTGTTGAGGATGAAACTTCTAAGAACGGAGAAATCTTGTGTGCAGGTGTTTATACTCCGTCAATTACTACTAAACAAGGAGAATTTTATGTATTTGGATTAGTTAAAGAATAATCTTAAATATAATATAATAAAATATTTATACAAATATATAATTAATCAGAAGGGTGTAATATTAATTTATTACACCCTTTATTTTTAAAAACATAACAGTAATAATTTTAACAGTGTCGCTACTTAAAGCCGTGATTAAATATGAAACTAGAATTATCTAAATCGATCTTAGAATCTATCTCAAGTAGAGTAAATAATGATATTTTTACATTTGATGATGTAGAAAGTGAATATAAATTGGATAATATTCAAGAAAAGTTATATAATAGATTATATAAAAACTATCAGGATTTAACTCCACCACAATTTGATTTAGATACGTTTAGATTTACATATAAAATACTTTGTCAAAACTCTGGAGTGAAGAAGACTCCTCAGAAACAATTAAATAAAGTTAAGGATAGAAAAATTATATATGATGCTACTACTGATGAATCTTTCGAAAATAGAATTGTTGGTTCATCTGTAAGAGATGAAGAAGGTAAAGTAACACATTATGAATTTAGAATCCTTATTAGAGATAAAGAATCTTTTGAAGGTACTCTCACATTATCTGAAATGCAGGATATCTATGTTGGATATTCTAATAGAGGATATAATTTATCAGCTAGGAAATTATCTGAGAAATTCCCACAATATAATTTGATTCAATTAAAGAAGATTTTAAGAGCATTTCAGATTACTAAAGATTGTTACCCATTTGCTCCGCATATTGCAGAAAGTAAGAGTAAAGAGGAATTAGAAAGGATGTTATTGGATTTAAAATTACATTCTGCTTCTAAGAATGCTGATAGAGATGAGGTACAAGATAAGAATAAATATATCTTAGAATTAACTAAGGAACTTAACAAGTATAGGGATAAAGAAACATTTGTTAAGGATTTACTTAGAATTCCTGTTAAATATAATACTCCTATAACTCCTTTATATTCCGATGCTAATGAATATACTAATACGTTAGTTATATTCTTGTCTGATATGCATATTGGAGCTTATAATCCTAAATATGGATTTATACAATTGGAAGATTATAATAAAGAAGAAATTAGTAGGAGATTAGATAAAGTATATAATTTTATTATTAATAAATTATTTGATAATTTAATTATCTGTAATTTAGGAGATAGTGTAGATTCTTATAAAGGTAAAACTGTTAGAGGTCATGAATTACCTACTACTATTACTCCAAAAGAACAATCTAAGATGTATTTAGATGTTATGTTAGAGTTCTTTAATAAATTACTTGATTATGTAGAAAATTCTCATATTAAATATATTTGTATTGGAGATTCAAATCATTGATTGTATTTAAATACAATTTGTGCTAATAATAAGAAATTATTATTTGAAACTAGGTTAACTGCTGGGACGCCTGAGATGGTAATCAGCAACCAAGCTACAGATTTAAATTCTGTAGAAGGCTCATCGACTATTCCTGAAATGGAAGTAGAATCAAGCGATTCGAAATGCCTAGCCCTTAGCATTATATCTAATATAGATATAGATGAAGGTGAAGAGATAGTCAGTTCTCATATTAATAAGGAAGTATGAGGAGGTTTTATTAACCCATATAAGAGTAGCGAACTTATATGAACATAAAGGACGGTGACTGGGGATGGCTAAATAACGTTGTTCTTTCTGCTAAACTTAAAGAACTAAATATAGAATCCTATATTTCTGACCTTCCGATCGATAAATTTGATATTGGGAACAATTCTATATTATTCATGCATGGTGATATATTTTTCATATTTTTAATATAATTATTTGGTTTCCATGGAAATAATTTATATATCTGTTAAATAATAATATATTTAATAAATAATAGAATTATAACATGGAAAAATTTTTAAATTTATTTTTGAGGAGTGAATTAAGTTTACTCGATTTTTGTAAGCAATATAATCTATCTAGAGTTGAATTTGAAGGTTATATTAATGACAAAGGATATTATTGGAAGAATGGAAGGTCTGGCATAAAAGTTAACCTATTTAAACTGGCAATAGATGATTATGTAAATTCTTTAGAGAGTGTAGGAGCTTCTGCTAAAAGATTTGGAATTAATTCTCAATCTCTTAGTAAAGATTTAAAAGAATTAGACCTTTATGATGAATCCAGAAAAGGTAAGTCAATAAAAAAATATAATGAACGTATTTTTGATACTATTGACACAGAAGAGAAAGCATATTGGTTAGGATTTATCTTTGCTGATGGATATATATATTCATCCCCAATCGAAGAGAAAAAATCTAGAACAGATTGAAACTTTGAATTATGTGCTTCTGGTACTGATAAAGAACACATGGAAAAATTTGCCAAGTTTATAGGATACACTAAAGAATTAAAGATTACTAAAGCTGATAATAAAGGAAATACTAGATGTAGGATATGTCTATCTAGTCAACATTTATGGGAAACACTTAATAGTTATGGTTGTACTCCTAGAAAATCTTTAACCTTAAAGTTCCCAAGTCTAAACATATTTAAGGACGAGAGTTTAGTATGGGACTTTATAAGAGGTTATATAGATGGAGATGGGTGTATTTCATATGCAACTAAAGATCATTCTAAAATGCTCCTTTCCTTATTAGGAACAGAAGATTTTTTAAATTCTATACAAGATGTATTTTCTACTAAGTACCCTTTAGGATATAATCATAATGATAAGAATTCTAAAACTAGAGTACTAGAAATAGCTTGTAGACCAGGACTTAACATTTTACATAAATTATACTCACACTCAAAAATATATTTAAAAAGAAAATATGAAAGATACTTAGAATATTGCCGTCTATATGAGGAATCATATAGAGAATTAGAAACCAATAACGGGGAAGGCTGTGATGTCAATCCCGTGATAAGTACAGAAAGTAAAGAGTCTGTGCCATCGTAACGCGTAGAACTTGAACCTCGAAAGAGAATAAAATAGTTCCAAGAGTGGTTTCTACCCCAACACTTTTATAAGCAGTGGGTAAAAAGGTACGCTGGACTATAGCAAAAAGAAGCTATAGAAGTTAGGATAAAAAGCCTAACGATAACAAAATCGAAAGATAGCGATTCCCAGTTTAAAGGAATGCCTCTTACATTGAATGATAGAACAATAAATTGGGTAAATGATTATATTTATGATTCTGGATTAAAATTTAAAGACAATCTCTATGTAGTAAAAGGAGATTTACATCAATACGCTATAACTGAATCGAGAAGGTTTCAGTATATATCATGTCCAAGTTTATATGGATCTTCTAATTATATAGCTGCTAATTTTGGAAAAACTAAATGGGGTGTAGCATTTATGGAGGTATTTGACACTCATATCACAACTGGAGTAATTAAAGAGTAACAAAAAAAATATATTTATTATTTAATACTTAACTATAATTAAAAATAGAAAAAATGAATGCATTTATATTTTTATCAGAGGATTCTTCTAAAACTCCTATATTATATTTAGATAATCCTCAGGAAGTTCGTGAATTTTGTAAGAAAAATGATATAGATTTAAATAGTTATACTGATGCAAATTGGGATCTTACTTATGCTATTGAGGATTCTGATTATTCTGTATGTATATCTGATATAACCTCTAAGGAATTTAGAAACTTTTTAAAAGATTACTGCATGAATCTTTGGGATGTAGTAGATTTTATTACATTATCTAAAAAACTTAATGAATTTGATTTATATATCAGTATTTTATATTATAGTGAGGATTTTATAGAAAATATACTTGAAGAATATCCAAAAGCTCTTAAACGATTTATAGGAGCTTTAGAGCTAAATCATAGTACAGAGAGTATTAAAGCTTTAGTAGACCTAGTTTTTAAAGAGAATATAAATACAGATTGTATAAATTATATAAATGTAGATGATATATTAAATGATTTGGATATAGTAGAAACTGAAAATTTAAGTTATTTATTTAATCCAAATCAATAAATATGTATCTATATAAATCGAATTATTTAAATAAGGATATTTATTATATACTTAAATAAAATTTTATATAAACATGGGCTTCGTTTATTTATGTGATACAAAGAAATCAGATACAATTGAAATAGATTATAACTGGTTAGAATCAAATCCTTCTTTCTACTCCTTACTCTGGAAATGTATAGATAGTGATGAAACAACAAATTCAATACGATTTGTTGCAAAGGACTTAAAATACTCTAATTATATTATTACCATAAATCCTAATAATACAAATCCTAATTTATCTGATCTGTTAAAAACTAAAGATTGGAGTATTAACGAACTATTTTTAATAGCTACAATTCCATATTATTATTACGAAGAAAATATATTTATAATCATCTTAGCATATATTAACTCTATTATTACTAGTCTTGAGGATTATCAATATGCTTTAGATAATTATAGGGGAAAGATAAGAAATGGAGAATGGATAGATTTTATGATAGATACATTAGGTATTACTATAGATCCTCGAATAGATGAATATATAGATGCACGTACTTATATAGAAGATAATTTTAATTATGCAATTTTTAATAATTGCTATTATATATTTGGATATTAACACATGGAAGTAACATTAGAACAATTACTAAAAGGAAAAGCAACGCAAATAGGAAAGAAAGAATTCTATTCTACTAAAGACTACATAGATCCCTTTCTTCAATCAATGAGTAAATTTACAGATGAATTTATATGTAAAGTAAAAGAGCCAAAACAGATTAGTATTGGAGAAGAAAAAGATATAATGTATAATAGAGTTTATATTCAAGCAGTTTTACCTAAAAACTATTGGGAGTATGAAGATCATCAGCAAGTAATATCTTTAATTTATGGATTAGATTGTAAAGTCCCAGTAGTAAAAATTTTTAGGGGAGGGATTAATATGGCGTGTTTAAATCTTTGTGTGTTTAATGCTACATATTTAAATACACAAGTATTAGAGCCACAAAAGATGTATGATATTTCTCCCATTAAAAATCTAATGAATTTAACAGATGATTTAGGAGTTAAGATTAAAAAATTAAAGAATACATTTATATCTAGAGATAAAGTAGATATGACTAATACTCTGGGTAAATGGGTAGATTTCTGTATTAAATCTGAGTATAAAAGTGATTTTGGAAAAGCTAAATTATCCCCAACTACTGCAATATCTGCATATAAAAATTTAGTTTTAAATCCCGACTCAGAGTATTATATTCCGGAAGATGAAGAAGTTTCGTTATTTACTGCATATAACGCATTTACTGAATTATTAAGGGATGATAAAGATGTTGTTAATCCCTTCGAGAAAAATTTACTTTTAAATAATTTATTCGAAATTTAATATGTACAATGATCAATCAAATGCTTTAGGAGAATTTATTTTTCAATCTAAATATGCTAGATATAATTCTAATCTAAAAAGGAAAGAGACCTTTGAGGAATCTGTAGATAGAATATTACAGATGCATTTAAAACATCTTGGAGATAAATATCCGGAAGCATTAAATAATGCAGAATTTAATAATGATTTTCTAGAAGCTTTTGATGAGTATAAGAAAGCTACAGTTTACGGTTCCCAAAGAGCGTTACAGTTTGGAGGAGATCCAATTTTGAAGAAAAATGAGAAAATCTTCAATTGTTCATATACTTACATAGATGATCTAGAAAGATTTAAACAGATTGAGTATTTACTGTTATGTGGGTGTGTTGAAGAAAATACCATTGTTCACGAAAAAACAAAAGGACTTATTCCAATTAAAGATATTAGAATAGGAGATTTTGTTAAATCTTTTAATTTAGAAACATTAGAAGATGACTGGGAAGAGGTAGTAGATTATAAAGTTACATATGTAGCCTTAGAAGATCAAATAGAGTTTGAATACTCTAATGGAACTAAATTAAAGACTTCTAAAAAACATCCAGTATTAGATATAAAAGATAGTTATTCTTATCATTCTTATAATGATTCTCCTAAATTCTTCGGAAATAAAGTCCCAAATTTAGAAAGTGATTTAGCTTTAAATACATCTTATGATCCGGTAGCATGGTTTTTAGGAGCCCATATAGGAGATGGAAATATTAAAAAATCTACCTCTGGAAAATATGAAATTAGAATAGTTGATGATTCCGAAGAAGTCGTATCCAATTATGCACGAATATTATCTGATATTCTAAATACTAATATTAGTTACCAATCTTATCCAAATAATGGAAGATATAAAGTACCTATGTGGAAAGTAGATACTTGTGTTGTTTTAGATACTTTTAAAGAATCTTTTCCGGAGGTATTTATTTCAAACAAAACGTATAATATTACTGTTCCTAAATATGTAAAAGATAATAATGCCTGGGTATCTTTTCTGGCAGGATTATTAGATACGGACGGGGAATATAGAAAAGATCGTGAACATATAGTATTTACTTCAACAAGTTTCAATCTAATTAATGATATTAGTTGTTGGCTGGCTTCTATTGGAGTACGATTTAATATAATACACAGAACAAAAGTCAGAGATAATGAGCATGTTTGTTATGTATTAACTATAAATACTTCCTCAGAATTACTTTCAGCAGTATTAAACCATAGCATAAAATCTAGAGAGTTTAGAAATAAGCCAATTCAAGAATCTACTGTTTATATAAATAATTCTGAAATTGAAGAAATTTTAAAGTATATCGAATCCAACAATATTCCAAAAGACCCTAATAATAAAATTGTTAGATTATATTATAATACTAGAAAATCTAATCAGATTAGATATGATAGTTTAAAGTTCTTAAAGAAAATTGGGTGTATATCTGATAATAAATTTAACGAAATTTATAGTAGAGTATATTGTATAAATATAAAAGAAGATCAAGAAGTTAAATATAATTATATAGATATTACTGTAAAAAACACACATAATTATTATGCTGGAAATTTTGGATTAGTTAATATTCATAACTGTGGTGTAGGTTGTTCTGTTGAATATAAACATGTGAATCTACTCCCAGAGATGCCTGAAACACTTAATAGCTCTATTGAGGAGTATATAATTGAGGACAGTATAGAGGGATGGTCGAAAGCTATTAACCAGCTCATTCAGCACTATTTTAATTCTAATATATCTTATCCTAAATTTGATTATTCTAAAATTAGACCTAATGGAAGTCTAATATCAAGTGGATTTCTAGCACCAGGTCCAGAGGGATTAAGAAGTGCTTTGAATAAAATAGATTCTTTACTAGATAGTGTTCATAAAACTACTAGAAGACTCTCGCCACTTAACTGTGCTGATATATTATCGCACTGTGCTGATAGTATACTTTCAGGTGGCGTCAGGCGAAGCGCTTTAGCTATATTATTCTCTCCTAACGATGAAGAAATGTATAATTCTAAGGTAGGGAATTGGTTCTATGATAATCCTCAACGTGGAAGATATAATGCTTCTGTTGCTTTAGAGAGGAGTGATAATAATAAAGAAGTATTTAATAAAATCTTTGAGTCTACTAAGGAGTATGGAGAACCTGGGTTTTTCTTTAGATCTGATTCTGGTGTAGGTTGTAATCCGTAAAATAATGCGGCTATATATAGCGATATATATAGAAAACTAGGTTAATTCGGGGAATCTCTTATTTATAATAAGACAACCCCGAGCTAAGTGATTGAGTATTCAATCTAAATGTGTAACGACTATCCTGAAAAGGAGTAGAATCAAGTGATTCGAAATGCCTAGCATCTTATATTAAATATATAAGATGGTGATATAGTCTAATCTCTATAGTAATATAGAGGATCTTTAATTGATCAAATGAGAAGTAACGAACTCATTTAAATATAATGGTTTCGAGATAGGTTTTAAGCCTGTACTAGAAACAACCAAACCAGATGGGGTATCTAAAGAAACTGGTATCGAATTTTGTAATTTAGTCTCCATTTCAGGTAAAGAATCAACGACAAAAGAAAAATTCTACCAACAATGTAAAGCAGCAGCTACCATTGGAACAATTCAGGCTACATATAACTCTTTCCCATTCCTAGGAGAGGTAACAGAACAATTAGCTAAAAATGATCCATTAATTGGAGTATCTATTAGCGGAATTATGATGAATCCTGATATACTACTTAATCCTGATATATTACAGGAAGGAGCTAGGATTATTAAGGAACAAAATAGTAAAATAGCTAAGTTATTAGGAATTAATCCTGCTTCGAGAACTACTTGTATTAAGCCTAAAATATTGGGCATTTAAATAGTAATATTTAAATATAAACACCGTGAATTGCTGGAATGATTTATTTATATATAAACCTAATCAGCAGCCAAGTTAAATCGGGTTCAACGACTATCTAGAAATAGAGTACAGTGTAAGCTAATGACACTGGAAGCGCGGTGCTCCTATTATTTAAATAGGATGATGATATAGTCTAATCTATATGGTGACATATAGCAGTTCATAAGAGAACGTGTATAAGAGTTGCGTCTTATATAGAATATAAATGGATGGTAATATAAGTACTTTAACAGGAAACACTCCGGGATGTCATGGTCAACATGCGAAAAGATATATCCGGAGAGTTCAGGTTAATAAAGAAGAAGAAGCAGGTAAGGTATATGCTAAATATAACCCTAAAGCAGTAGTGGAATCTGTTTGGTCTAATAATCATACTGATAATTGTATCATGTTCGCAATTGAATCAGATGATAATGTTAAAACTAAACAAGAATTATTAGGAATAAAACAACTAGAAGTAGTTAAATTACTATATAATAATTGGATTATTCCGGGAATGGTAGATCCTACTAATCCTGTATGTAATAATGTATCTAATACTGTTACTGTTCCAAAAGGACAATGGCATCTTATCAGAGAGTGGGTTTGGAGTAATAAAAACTTTATAGCTGGGGTATCTTTTATCCCAGATACCGGGGACATACAATATACACAGCCCCCATACACAGAAGTATTTACTCCGGATGAGCTGGTAGAAATGTATGGAGATGGAGTTATATTTGCCTCTGGATTAATTGTAGATGCCGAAAAGATATTTGGAAATTTATGGAAAGCTTGTGATACATTTAATTATAAAGGAGAGAAGTTATATTCTACTGTTGAAGATGCTAAGGAATTTATTAAAGAACTTAATGTAACAGAAGATCCTTCATATTTAAATAAACCTCATTCTGAATGGGTGAAGGCTAATTCAATTCAATATAATAATTGGGTTAAAGTATTATCTACATTAGGATATACAGAGGAATTTATAGATGAAATCTTAGATTCAGATATAGAAATTCCAATTGCAGAAATTCAAAAGTATTTAGATAAAACAGCATTTAATACTGTAAAAAATCTGAATGCTAAAAGAGATATAATGAGGAGAATGAAAAAGTTTGGAGATGTGTATTTTGGAGAAGATTATGATACAATGATAGCTGCTCTTAAACATGTACAATTATATCACGATTGGTGCGATATAACTATAAACTATACCCCTATAGATTGGACATTAGTTAAATGGAAGAAAGTACTAGTAGATGCAAATACAACTGGAGCGCAAGCTTGCTCTGGAGGACAATGTGATATAACTAAAATATAATAATTATGAAATTTAGAATTACTTATACAGTATCCTGTGATTCCACATTTTATGTAGATATTGATGCCGACACTAAGGAAAAAGCAATAGATAAATTTAATTCTGGATATTGGGATTATGATCAAGAAGAACTCATAGATTCTTCTTGTTTAGATCCTGAAATAGAGGACATTCAAGTAATGAATGAGGAGGATATTTAATGAGATATACTATTCATAATTTAAATAACGGTTTGTATTGGGACGATACATGCCAATTATTTAGAACTGGAGGATTTGTCCCATTATACAACTCTGAAAAAGATGCCGAAGATATTATAAATAAAAGAGAATTAAAAGAATGTGAGGTACTTCCTGTTTTATTAATTCCAAATTGCAATAACGATGATTAAATCTTTTTATGCTATATATAACTCTAAATTATCTAATTACTACAATCCTGTAACTAAAAAATTTGAAGTATATAATACTAATGCTATATACGATAAAGATACTGCTTTAGATATAATAAAAAGGGAAGGATTAAAAGATTGTGAATTAAAAGTAATATATAAATACTTTAAATTATGATCCTAAATCTTATATATAATAGTTTGGATTCCGATTTTGATCCTATAAAATTAAATCTTATAGATAATGATGTAGTTCCGAATTTAAATATAAATTTCTATGATATATCATATACCAAAGATAAGAAAAAAGGAAGAGCTATATTAAATAAATATGCTGCTAGAGAACTTCCAGCATTTGAATTAACCGATGATAATGGAAATTATTTATACTTCTCTTATGCAGAAAGTAGGTTATATAAACTGGATAAAGAATTTATTTTATCTAAAGTAAAAGAATACATTGAAGAATAAATAATTTCAAAATTATGTTAGCAGAAGATCTAAAAATCGGGGATATCATACTTGTAGGAGGAGGAATAAATAATTATAATATAGAGGTTTTAGATATATTATCCTCTAATATTAGATATAGATATACCGATTTACCTAAAACTAGTAATTGGGTAGATTTTTCTACATTTGATAAGACTTTTAAAGTATTTGAAGTATTAAAAGAAGGAGATGGAAAAAGAAAAGGGAAAAGAAATAAAACTATAACATCATCAAAGAAAGTCAAGAAAAAATGAAAGTAAAAATATATAATAAATCTAACAACGAATTACCTAAATATAAAACAGTAGGAGCTGCTGGAATGGATGCGAGAGCTAGTTTTAGTAATATAGATCCTAAGGATTTAATTAAATATGGATCTGTAGTATATACCTTAGATACTACAACTATGAAGATTAAATCTATATCTATGCAACCTGGGTCTAGAGTATTAGTACCTTTAGATATTTATACTTCTATTCCAGAGGGGTATGAGGTTCAAATTAGAATGAGAAGTGGATTAGCTTTAAAGGAAGGATTATTATTAGGTAATGGTGTAGGAACCATCGACGCTGAAAATTAACAAATTTTAACACTTTATCTATTGTTCCAGTTATCTTAATTATCTATATTTGTACATTAATAACTAAATTAATTACTTTATATGGATGAGACTTGTAAACAATGTGGTAAGGTTATAGAAACCTCTACTAAAAAAGTTCCTAAAAATTTTTGTTCATACTCTTGTTATGAACAATGGGCAAAATTTAATTATACTCCTAATTGTGAGTGTGCAGTATGTGGAAGAAAGATGTATATAAAACCTTCTCATATTAAAAAGGTAAAAAATGGAGTAACATGTTCTAAGAAATGTGCATATATTCTAAAATCAGAATATTCCAAAGGAGAGAAAAATCATCAATATGGACTTATTGGAGATAAAAATGCCTCATTTAAGGGAACTACTATTATATCTAATTATGGATATATATTAGAATATTGTCCTGGGCATCCTTATCCCCATGATCGATCAACAAAAGGGACCAGAGTACTGCAACACAGGTTAGTAATAGAACGTAATTATGAAAAGTTTAACCCTGAGTATTTCGAAACTATTAATGGAAGAGTTGTTCTTAGACAATGCTATGATGTACATCATATAAACGAGGACAAACAGGATAATCGTTTGGAAAATTTAGAAATACTTTTGCGGTCAGAACATACTTCACATCATAATCTACAAAAACAAATTATAAGGGACGATTTAGGTAGAATAGTCGGCGTCGTTAAATTGGGCAATAACGGGGAAAGCTGTGATGCTAATCCCGTGATAAATTCAGAGATTACGAAAGGCTCTGAATCATCGTACAGCGTAGAAGGTGAATAAATATAATCCTTCCAAGAGTGCCCAACACGTTATGTGAAAAGGTACGCGGAGCTATAGCAAAAAAGAAGCTATAGAAGTTAGGATAAAAAGCCTAACGATAACAATTATTGGACTATAGAGGAAATTATGGTGTTATCCTAGTAAATCCTAGTTGGAATTCTGCTGTAGATATCGCAGAAGGAGATAGAATTTGTCAATTAATTCTCCAGAAAGTAGAAGTATGCGAATGGGAAGAAGTAAATAGTTTAGAGGATTTAGATAAAACAGATAGGGGAATTGGTGGATTTGGATCAACTGGAAAATAATGATGCTTATATTAGAAATATTAGGAACTGAATTTTCTACTCCGAATAAATCAGGATGTAAAATATTATTCGATGAAATAGAGAATATAGATCTTATTAGGAAAGCTTCTAGATGTATATATAGTTACCAACAAGATTTAAATTTTAAAACATTACAGAATATATTCTTCTGTAATCTTAATGTAAATCAAGATTTAATGAATTATATAGAAGTAATGTCAGAAGATTTTGATTATATTTCTAACATAGTAATACATACTGTAAAACATATAAATGAAGAGATTATGTTCTAATGGAGAATGCAAATAACATATTTTCTGAATTTGGAAGTGCTTTAATACAAGAAAAAGAAGATCAAGAGTTGGAATCTGAAATAAAAGGATTCCATACTCTGGATTTTGAATTATCTTGGGAACAATTATCTGCAATTAAGAAAATTATTAAGTTTATAAATAATAAAAACATTAGTAATAAAGACAATACTGATAATAATAAATTATTATTATCTGGAAAAGCTGGAACAGGCAAAACTTCTGTTATATCACAAGTAATAGCATATTTAGATAATCATAGCTATGATTATGTAGTGTGTGCTCCAACTCATAAAGCTAGAATTAATTTAGAAAAACTTACTAAGACTGAAACATTAACACTACATCAATTATTATTATTAAAACCCAATCTAGAAATTGAACAATTAAATATTAAAGAATTAGAATTTCAAAGTGGATTAAAACATAATTGGAAAGCTAGAATTCCTAGATTAGTAATAGTAGATGAATGTAGTATGATAACCTCTGATTTATATGAGTTTATAGATAAAGAGTTAGTATCAAAAAGAAATGTAAAAATAGTTTTTCTAGGTGATTCAGCACAACTACGAGGAGTTAAAGATTTGGAAATATCTAAAGTATTCTCTTTAAAGAATAAAATAGAATTAACCAAAATATATCGACAGAAAGACGAAGCTCCGTTATTATATTTATTAGATGAATTAAGAACATCTCCGCATTTTGGTAAGTTTAAAGAATTTAAATCTGACTATGGATCTTTATATAACTGTAGTAATGTAAAAGATTTTATAATCAAAGCTGGAAAGAATTTTAAGAAGGCTATTACTAAAGAAGATCCATATCTATGCAGAATTCTTACATATACAAATAAAAGATTAAATGAGTATAACACTGTACTTAATAAACTTTTATTTAATAATAATGAAGAATATAATATTGGAGGATTTCTAACTGGATATGATAACTTTGAGTCCGATGATTATTTTGGAAAAATATATAATTCTCTAGATTATATAATAAAAGATGTAAAACCTTATATTAAACCTCCATCTCAGATATTTCCTCTAGAATTAAAGGGATTTATATTAACTTTAAGAGATTTTATATATGAGGATGATATAGAAGTATTTATTATATCTAAATATATAGATCCTGAAATATTAAATTCTTTTATATCCTTATTTGAAACAACTAGACTAACCGCTCTAAAAGTAGACAAAAAAGTAAATTCTAGATTATATGGAGCATTATGGGGTAAGTACTATAAGTTACAACAATACTTTGCATCTCCAATTGATTTATATTATGACGGGAGATTAATAAAATCAGCAACGCTAAAGCCTGGATATGCTATTTCCACACATAAGAGTTGATTTTTTGGCTCTTGTAAAACCTACTTAATTGACGGGAACATCCTTAGAGATTATCCTACTAAATTATAACAGTAATGTATATAATGGTGAGATTAACTACCTCAGTATAGTAAAAAAGGATAATATTGGACAATCCGCAGCTAAATTTCCATGTATGGAAAAGAGTTCAGAGACTATCTCGAAAGAGAGTACATTTAAATTATTAAAATTTATTTGGAAACAGTAGGGTATTTATTTGGACTTATGAATTTTTATGGTTACTTTTGTGTATTGAAATCAATATAAATAGTAACTTAAAAATTCGTATAATGGAACAATGTTATTTACCAAATCAAAAAGACAAATTAGTTAGGTTAGGATTTATTTATGCTTTAAAAAATCCTGACACAGGAGAAATTTTTTATGTAGGTGCTACCGAATCTACTCCAAAAGATAGATTAGCAGGACACTATAATCATTTTATAGAAGCTTTAGAAGGAAAGCGAAAAATGAATAAAAAATTTGAATATTTTAAAAAAATTTATCCTAAAACAGCAGATTGGGAAGTATTAAAAATAGTAGAAAATGATTATTTATATAAGATAGAAGTAGAATATATAGAAAAATATTCAAAACTATGGAATTTAACTAATCAAACTAAAGGAGGAGAAGGAGGAGATACTTTTACAATGCAGGATTCTATTGCTAAAAAACGTATATCAGAATTAATATCTTCTAAAATTGTTGGAAGACCAAAACCAGAAGGTTTTGGAGAGAATTTATCTAAAGCTAGGATGGGAGGAAATAATCCAGCTGCCGGAAAAACTAGATATAACGTTGCAATTTTCAATAATAAAGAGGAGTTTATTAAAATTATTCACTACCCCTATGAAATTACTGATTTTCTTGATGGAGTTTTTCCGGAAGAGCCACATGAAAAACATGCTAAAACAGCTGGAAACGTAATGGCAGGAATAAGAAAAAACCAGAGTAAAACTTCAAAAAACAATGGTTATATATTTAAAGATGTTTCTATTTGTCCACAAGAAATACAAGATATAGTCCAATCTACAAATGAAAGTTTGTAGTATTATGCAAGGAAGCTCAATTACTAATGTTTATATAGATATGAAAGATATTTTAAGATGTAAAGATGAAGAGGAATTGAGACAATTACAATATGTAGCACTGTCTAGAACTAAAAATAACATTTATTTATTAAATTAAAATGGATTATAATATAGACTTAAATTTTCCAAAAGATATTCCTGTAGAAATCTATACCCCGGAAGGAGAATTACTTACCACTGTAACTACTCAAACTGAACTTTTATATATCACAAATCAGATTAGATCACAGAAATTAGAAGGATTCTATATTAAGTTCAAAGATTTAGAAATACGTATAACTAAAGATGGGACTTTAGAAAGTACTCCTGAGGAAATGTTCTATAATTATCGTAAAATTATTAATGAAACTATGTATGGAATACCTATTGGAGAATATAATAAAGTAAAGATAGAGGTAGATGAAAACGGAGTCTTGACCGAAGTATATTATAAAGGTGATTTCTATGCTAAGTATCTTTCTAGAATGAGTAAAGACTCTTTTACAATAAAAATATATCCAGAATGGATGGATGTAATGACTTCTACAGAAATGGAAGGAACAACTCAAAGGAAGATATTAGAAGAACTTTCTAATGGAACATCTTTTACAACTATATGTAATCTTTTACTATCTAATGAGAACAACATACAAGAATGAATTAATATCTAGAGATTCTAAAGGAAAAATTAGAGTAGTATATGCTAGTGCTAAATACCTTCCTCTAGTTAATGAATTTAGAATCTTTAAAAAAACTGGATTATTTAAAGGAAAACTTATTGAACAGCCTGAGAAAATTATTACAGAAGGTAAAGCTAAAAGAACTGTTCATCAACAAGGAGATTTAGAATATAATTCTACTATATCTAAGTATTTAGATAAAGGATATAAAAAAGTAGAAGAATTATTCACAAAGCCTTTAGATAAGTTATCAGAAGAGGAAATAAATGAAAAACTTCCGCTAATAAAAACTAATGCTGATAATGTTCCTATTCCAATGGGATGTAAAAAATATACGGAAGTAGCCACTAAAGCTTTTGATAAAGAATATTTAGCTTCAAGAAAATTAGATGGAGTAAAGTGTATCTTCTATCAAAGAGATGGGAAGATTAGGACAAGTTCTAGGGGTGGTAAAGATTACAATATAGCAGCAGAGCATTTAATTAATGATCCTGCTATGATAGAGATATTTAAAAAGTATCCAGATATAATGTTAGATGGAGAAATTTATAAACATGGATGGTCATTACAAAAAATCTCTGGATTAGCTAGAACTAAGGAAATTACTCCTGAAAAATATCAAGATATTATCCAATTACAGTATTGGATATACGATATCGCTGATGATAAAATGAAGTTTGAGGATAGATGGGAGTTAATGCAGGAATTAGAACCTATTATATCTAAATCATCTCACTTAAAATTAGTAGAACAAACTCCAATTTCTGGATGGTTAGGAATCGATAAATTAAATAAGAAATATGTAGCAGAAGGATTTGAAGGAGTAGTCATTAAACGATTAGACGCATATTATGGATACGGAAAGAAGACTAGCGCGGCTATAAAGATTAAGGACTATAAGGATGAAGAATTTCTTATTGTTGGATGGGTTCCAGGATTAAGACCTGAAGAGGATATGTGTTTTGTAATGGAGACTAAATCTGGAAAGAGATTTAAAGCAAAACCTGTAGGAGATAGGAATACTAAATTAGATTATGTAGAGAATATATCTAATATTATTGGACATATGGGTACTGTTACATATTTTAGTATGTCAGAAGATGGAATTCCAACTCAGCCTGTATTTAAAACTATTAGATATGAAGAAGATATATATAATAATTATGATGAAGAGGATTAAATAATAATTAAATATGAAAATTAATAATAGGAAATCGATCTACGACGATCTTCAAAAGTACGATTGTTTAAAGAATAAGTCTTCTTTTATAGAAATAACCGAATGGACTAACGGAGAGGGATGGGATATAACTATAGATGAAAAAATATTTAGTCTAACTTATGGAGAACTTGAAGCTATAAAATATCTTACTAGAGCATTAGATTATGAATCCGATAAAGTCAAAGATAAAGATTATTAATCAATATAATAATCCTCTTTATTATTGGTGGAAAGTTAGAAAAATATTTAAAAGACCTAAATGTCATCTTATAATTAAGAAAAATTTCTGGTTTTTTGGACTTCCTGTTAGAAGAGATTATTATAATTCTGTTATAGATATAAGATTCTCAGGGCTAGGATGGAAATGGAAATATGATGAAGTTAGACATGAATGGGATCCTTATATTCAGATATGTTTATTTCGGAAATATCATATTATATGGATATTTAATTGGGTAAATAAATATGATAAATTAAATTCCGATATAATAAGTATGTCTACATGGGAAGCTATATTAGATTATTTGTATAATCATAAAACTATACAAGAATGTGTAAATTTTCATACTTGGGAGTATAATAGAGAAATTCTAACTATAAAAGAAAATATAAAGAAAAAGTATTTAAAAACTTTAAAATAATAAACATAAATTATATTAGAGATAATTTATTTTATCTCTAATATTTAAATTATAACTTATGAAATATAAAAAGAAACCAGTAATTATAGAAGCTATACAACTTTTAAATAATAATTCTTCTATAAAAGAATGTTTAAAGTTTATATATAATGTTTTTATAACTGACGATGATATAGAAACTGTTAAAAATGATAAACATATACGTATTCAAACTTTAGAAGGAGATATGAAAGCTTCTTTTGGAGATTATATTATTAAAGGAGTGAACGGAGAATTTTATCCATGTAAACCGGATATTTTTGAAAAAACATATGAAAGTATTGAATAATATGAGGAGAATATTTATTTTTATAACATTAATATCATTAGTATTTTTATTAACAAAATGTAATGGAGACATATATAAAAAGAATAAAAGTGAGTTAGTTAAAACACTTTCTTCTATGAATTTATATACAGTTCCAGTGAAAGAAAATTTATCTACTATAGTAACATTCGGAAAGGATACTTTAGCGGTAACTAATACTCCTATAAATATATATGTTCCAAATGTATTAAATAGATTTGATAGTCTTAAATTAGATACCATTGCTGTAGATACTAATAACTTATTTAGTCAATATGCTCAAACCATATTATTTGAAGATATAGAGAGCAAAGATTATGATTTTAACGATCTTGTGATTTATATTAAAAATAAATGTAAGTATTTAAATAATAAAGATTACTTCTTACAATCTATAGAAATCCAACCTATTGCTCTAGGAACTACACAGAATATAAAATTAGGATGTGTATTAAGTAACGGTTCTGAGTATATTATATCTAATAATGTTAGAGAAGAGTTATTTAATAATCATAAAGGATATATAAATACAATATCAGGAAAAGGAAATATTAAATTTAAATCCTATTTAGCACTTGATAGTATTAGATTAAATAAAGACTCTAATCCATATATTGCTTGGTTCATTGAAATAAATAAAGCTAGATATTATGCAGTGTGTTCTGAAATAAATTATGAGGAATATAATATGTTTGGAGATAAAGATATTCCATATGGACTAGTTTTTTATAATACTTTCATGTATCCGGAAGAAGGAAATTCTATATTTGAAGTATATAAAGACTTCTATCTCTGGAGAGATGGAAAGAGATCTTCAATAGGAGAATATTCCGAGTCTAAATGCTATAAGTATTAAAAACATCATTTAAATACATGAAAGATTTATATAACACTATAAATAAAGTAATTAATAACAAATCTTTAAATTCTGAGGAAGCAACTAACCTAGTTCATATGTATATTACAGAAGAGTTAGGAAAAGAACCAACTTCCGAAGAACTTACAGAAGTATTAAAACTACTGCAAGGGGGTATATTTGATTTTGAATATATGTTGGATATCATGTTAAAGAAACCCCATGTATATGGATTATATACTTGTAATATTTATTCTCCGTTAGATGAGAATGGGAATAGAAAATTTATAAAAAGAATTCTTTATAGAAATTAGAATGGAAACTTATATTGATTTTGATGAACCTTATACATCGGATGTATTTGATGATGTAGATCCTTTATTGGAAGTAGAAGAACTTCCGAAAGAAATTAGAAATGAATTATTTAAAGAAATCGAAAAAGAATTTGAAGAGGAAGAGGAGTCCGATTTATTAAAAGATTGATTATGAGAAATTTTAAAATTGCTTTATCAACCGAAGAAATTATTTCAGAAGAAGAATTACTTGATATTATAAATTATTGTTATGATACTAATTATTTAACTTTTTCTGATATCCCAAAAGAACTAATAAAAGAATATATAATTGATGAAATGGGAAGTATATTTTCTTTCGAAACCTCTAATATAGATATTAAAGAAGTACATTATGAAGAATAAGTATATTGATATTACTAGGAAGATTGGATTAGTCTAATCTCCCTAGATAAAAATAATCCAATAAATAAAAAATTGGGAGCAAAATTTATTTGTCAAGAAGAAATTAAGAAGACGGAGGAAACTATTTTATATAGAATATGTATAGAAGATATAAAATCAAAACGATTATTTTGTGTTAACTATATTCTATTTAAAGATTCCGAAGGAAAGCCTGATATAGCAGTAAATACTGAATATACTGATAAGTTATATAAAATCTAATAAGATGCTTACATATTATTTAAGAAACTTCTGGCAAGATTGTAGAATAGATTCAATTCAAAGAATTCGAGAAACGATTCCAAATATAAACGATGAAACACTTCTAGAAATTTTAGAAGGTAAGAAGAAAACTGTAACTGAGGATGGTATACATTTTACTATAGAAGATGATCATGAGGAAGATGAAATGTATTTAAGTAGAGATCATATACAAGAATCTTTTGAATATAAATTTATGGACTTAGCTTCTCAGGTTATGGGATATTCAAAAGGATTGCATCTTGATACAGATGAGGATAGAAGACATTATTACTCTCTTTTAGAAAATACTTTTAAAAAGATTCACGAATTGGAGGATAATTGGAAAGAGTTTTGTGCTTTGATAAAATGTAATATAAATCTAAAAGTTGAGGATTATCTTTATGACGAAGATTCTTTGGAAGTAGATGATGTTGATGTATTTAATTGTGTGTCTGAATATTTAGATTCTCCTAATAGAACATCTTCTTACAAAGATCTTGTTTCTATATACCTGTCTACATTAAACTTTAGTTTTAAATATGCTCTAGATTATTTAATAAAGAAAGGTGAATATGAAATTATAAACTTACTAAAATTAGATTTATCTAATGGATTAAAATATATCCCAGAGCATAAAAAAGCCCAATCTGAATTAGATACTCTTAGAGGAGATAATATCTTTCCAGAAGATATTCTTGAATGTATATGGAATAGTGGTTGGTTATCTCCAAATGGAGAATTATATGGATGTCCGGATTTCGATCATATAAATTTCTCTGATAGATTAGTTAAATACTTAAATTTATCAGGAACAAACTCTGATAGAATATTAGAAACTAATGGATATATCAAATTCTCATGTGGGAGATGGTTATATATGGAGAAAGATTTTATTCCTACTATAGCTCAATTAGAAACAATTTTAAAGTGGAATAAAGAAAAGAATAAGAGTCTTAAAATTTGTATTGGAGATGGATCATCAACGGTTAATGTAGATATTATAGAATCTAGATTAAATTCTTTAAATAAATAAAATGAAAGTGCATAATTTCCCAATAAAGAAAAGAATGGAATTATTTAATCAGTGGGTTAAGAAAGAAGGCGAGGAAGATGGTGATACTTTCGATGGATATTTTTATGATGGACATTTTTATAATGGTGGTAATTATATATACATAACCCCATATCAATTACAAGATCCAAATTATATCATCCCAGAATGGAATATTACTATCCCTTCGGATTTAAGAAAGTTATATAATAAAATAGGAAAATTATGTAAAATCGATGGTGATGTTATTGGATATTTTGCTGGGATAGTATGTGATTATACTGATTTTTATTATAGAATAGTATTAGAAGATGAACCTAGAAGTATTTTACATTCATGTGTTGGAAAAATAGATTTTATTGATTAGTATTAACATTTTAAATATATTTATTATGAATTATTCAGAGGTTATGGAATTACTAACTGATGAAATACTTGAATTGTACGAAATAAAAAATAGTGATTACGGAAATTCTTTTTATAAGCAATTAGATGAGGATGGATTATTAGTATCTAAGATTAGATTGCAGGATAAATTAAGTAGATTTTCATCTATTATTAAAAAAGGTACTATAGAAGTAAAGGATGAGAAGCTTAGAGACACATTAATTGATCTCGCTACATACAGTATAATGACTGTTGCTTGGTTAGATAATAAACAGAAGTAAATGAAATTATTTTATGAAAAAGAAAACGTTTAGTGACTTAAAAGGAGGAGATTTTTTATATAAAATATGTAATAAAAAAGTTACTAAAGAAGAAGTATGTAGTACATATAAATATCCATTCGGAATGATTTATACTACTTTAATGTGTGATCTTCCATTTGAAGCTCCTGAATCAGAATCTGTATTTAAAGTCAAAAAATCTACTCATTACTATTACTATGTAATAAATAAAGAAGATGTTGCTAAATACCAACTTATAATAGCAAAAGAAAAATTAAATGAGATGGAAGAACAATTAATTCCATCAATAGAGAAATTAAAAAAGCAACAAGAAAATTATTTAGAACAACTTAAATATGTTCAGGAGCTAGAAAGTAAAATATAAAATGTTGATCATGAAAACTTTTAAAGATTTAAAAGAAGGGGATACAGTATGGATTATTGATTATAAAGATATTAAAGAATATAAAGTTCATTATTGTATACCTTATAATGGTTATTATTGTCTAGTAATAGAAGGCTTTGGTATGGATCCATTTCGTAATGGAGAAGGGATTTGTGAAGAACATACTGTACGTCCTGATGAGAGTATCTACTATATTTATTATTATAAAAATATTAATTTTGAAACTAAAGGTTGTATAATACTTAATAAAGAAGATATCAATAAATATCAATCTAAACTTCTTAAAGGTTATAGGAAACATCTATATAAAAGATTAAAAAAGGTAAGAAATTTAGAGAATTTATACATAAGACAGATAGACGAAGTTGAGGATATAATAAAACTTAAATCTAATGGGTAATTTTAAAACTGCTATAGTTAATTATATTTGTCCTATCTGTGGAAGAGTTGCGGAAGAAAATATCATATGTAATAGTTTATTAACCCCAAAAGTAGCTTCCGAAGTAGAAAAACTTCATAATCAAAATGTAGGATATTCTGATCATGCTTGTAAAGATTGTGCTAAATATAAAGATGATGTAGTGTATTTTGTAGGAATTAACGAAGAAAAATCTACTAATAAAGATGTATATAGAACAGGTCAAATTGCAGGAGTAAGAAAAGAAGCTTCTTTAGTTTCGGAAGTTGAAAAATTTATAATTACTTTAGAAGATGAAACTAAATTTTGCTTTATTGATGTGAATATAGGAAAACAAATAGGATTGTGGAATGATTAAATTTAATATATGAAATTAATTAAACCAAGTGTTGAAATATGGGATCAGGAAGAAGGTCTTAATGGGATTTATAAAAGTATTGAACGTGCAGGACGTATTTGTTATAAAAGTTCTGATAAAATAACAAAGGATTCTGCTAAACTTTTTGTGGATAAAATGATTAACTTGAAGCATTATTCAATGCTTGAGCATGGTACTGTATATTTACGACAGGATATATCTATAGAAGAATTAGCTTCACAGATTGCTCAGGGCAATAGTAATCCAGAATTATTAGATATATATGGAAAAAATCCATATTCTACAGTTTATGGAGGACGGTTATTTGACGAAGATACATTCTCAATCTTAGTCACTACAAATTATAGAGTAATTATAGAGCATAACCGGATAAATGATTTAAAGTACTTGTGTGAACCTACGAAATTTCATGAGAAGAGAATTAGTGTTCATTTTACATGTGATAGGGGGGTATGGAATGAATTTATTAGACATAAAACTCTACAAAGGGGAGATGATTGTGAAGTATATCTAATTGTAGACTATGATACTGAGCAGAATAATTCATTTGCCCAGGAATCTACGAGGTATTGTAATTTCTCTAAAAATAAATTCAATAATGAGATTACTTATATAATTCCAACATGGTTAGATATTCCAGAAGGAAAAATTACTATTAAACCTCACATTGGGGGAGATTGTATTAAATCAACTCCATTTATTGATGATGATTCATTTATATCATATCATAAAGAATATGGTTCAGATAAACAAAGAGGAGGATATTATATAAATGATTTCCATTTAAGTGATATAGATAATTCTCCTATATCTCTATTTATTAGATCTTTAGAATTTACAGAACAAGTATATTTAAATCTAGTTTCTTCTAATTGGACCCCACAGCAAGCAAGACAAGTACTACCTAACGCTCTTAAAACAGAACTTGTAATGACTGGATTTATTTCTGACTGGAAACATTTTATAGATCTTAGATATAGAGGAACTACTGGAAAACCTCATCCAGATGCATTTTATTTAGCTGAAAAACTATATAACTTATTTAAAGAAAAAGGTATTGATGTATAATGAAAGAATATATTCGATTCGGAGAAATCCCTGATAATGAACGTTCTGGTATATATAACAATGAAGGAGAGTTAATTGGAAGAGAGCGTGGAGTATCATGTTATGAATGTATATGTTTTAATAATCAATATAGAGTCCTATTACCATATAGACCTACTAGATATACATGTATAACATTACATAATCTATATGAGCAATATTTTGACGGAGATATTAACATGTACATTGTAACAGGAATTGCAGTTGGATACGGAAGTGATAATGAACCATTATTAAGAAATGTAAAAGTAGTAAAGAAACTTAATATAAAATCTTTTAAATCTTAGTTTTTATATATTAAATTAAACATAATATGTCAATAAAAATAAAGTCTAAAGTTTTAAAAGCTTCCGAATATACTCATTCCTTAATATTATTCTCTGATAAATTCTTGGAAAATGAAAATTTTACTTCAAAAATAATATATTATACAGCTAAAGGTATCTTAAATCTCTTTTCAGTATCTAAATTAGGAGATTTTTTATCTGGATATGTTCTTCAAAAAGTATTTAAACATAGAGGAATATTTGAATATTGGGTAAAAAATAAATGCCAAACTAAAATTATATATAATATACCTCGCTACCAATTAGACACCCTTATCGAACGTTGTGATAAAGAAAATATTCCAACCTATCAAGATATCGATTTTAAAACAAAAGAGTGTGTAGGTCTTTATATAGGACCTTATTGGACAAATAAATTATATTATGTCTTAGATAACAGAATCATCCAAGAAAAATTCGAATCAGATTTAGATATAAAGAATGATGATAAAAATGTGTAAAATAGATTTTAGAATTTAATATGAATAAAAATAAAAATCCTTTCGTATCATATTCGGAGTTTTTTACTAAATTAGATCCTAATACAGAGAAAGTATCTCCAGAAATATTAGATATGAAATTTAAAGATTTAACAAATGATAGAAACAATATTTCTAACAGCCCTAGCAATAATGATTCTGGGGTATCTACTAACAGCAGCTCCGATAATTTTAATTTTACTAAACCAGTTGATTCTAGCAATTTGGAAACTAATAGAGCCAATGTGGGACAAAATCAAAAGAATGAATTAAAGAAGCAGATTACTTCTTATATAAATTCTTTAGATATAGAAAATGATTATAAGAAATATTTAATTAGACTAGCTGAAAGAGAGAGTAATTTTAATCCAGAAGTAATAAATGCACAAGGATTTAAAGGATTATTTCAATTTGGGGATGATGCTTTAAGAGACATTGGGATGACTACTTCTGATTATATGTCAGACTGGAAGAAGCAGATTGATGCTGTTATTAAATTTACTAATTTAAATAGAGAAAGACTTAGAAATACTCTAAGAGGAACTAATGGAAAAGATATAGATGGGACTAAAATAAATGAATGGGGCTTGTTAGGAGCTGCGCATTTAGGTAGTGTTGGAGGAGTAAACAAGTTCCTGTTTAAAGGAGCTAATCCAGTCGATGCGAATAATACTAGTATAAAAGATTATTTAATATACTTTAGTAAGTAATGAAATATAAAGATATTGTATTAATATTTTATTGTTTATTAATTATAATATTAACATTTGGAATTGGAAGAATCTCAGGAAAGATTTCATATCAAAGTGATATATTAAAAGAGAATTTAAATATACAAAACTATCTTCCATCTATAGATATTAGAAGATATTCTCCGGTAAGTGAGACCGAACAATCTTTATTAAATAAAATGAGTAAAGAAGGTTATTGTTTAGTTGATGTAACAATTGAAAATGGAAGAGTATTTTATTATTTTCAAAAGATAGTATATAAGAAAGAATTTAATTTAAAATAAAGAAACCCTAGCAGTGCATTATGCATTGTTAGGGTTTTTCTTTTTTTTATTTGGCTGGATATTTTTTATTAGATATGTATTTTAAGAATTTAAATTGAAATAATTTTCTAGTATTTAAATATTCTGGATTATTTTCATTATATCTAGCCTCAGTTTCAAAACATATATTTTTATACGCCATATTATATGGAGGTAGAATTATTTCTATAATCCAACATATTACATATATTAATAATGGAAGTAAAGGAGTAGCTAAAATCCACCATAAAGAGAGATTAAATACTAAACAAGATAGAACTGCTACAATAATAGATGTAATCCAAATCTCAGTCTGTTGATATACATGAATTGTTTCATGTCTAAAAAATCTTTCATTAAGTCTTCTAGTATCACCTTTATATTCACTTCTTATCCATAAAATAAAAATAGTTACCATAGCAAGAAATCCTTTAACTGGAATTAGTGGATTATATATTACTAATGGTAAAAGTTTATGTTTTTGTTTTGATGTAGTCATATATAATAAGTATTTATTCTTCCGAATTTAATAAATTAAACACATTCTGAGTTTGTTTTATTACATAAAAATTCTTAGGAACCTCTTTTCCAAAAGAACTTTCTCCTTTAGCTATTCTAATAGTAGAGTCTTTCAGTCTTTCTAAAAAACTAAGAGCTACTGGAGTATCTAAAGAAAGTCCTAGAGGAGCCCAAAATACAAGTTCATCAGTGGAATTTAATAAAGTTTGTCTTAGAATATTCTTAGTTAAGGGATCAAATTCTTCTCCACTTTCTTCTTTATCTTCCATTATTAATCTAAATAATAATGCAAGTAAAGCAGCCCACATAGAATCTGCTAATAATTGTCTAGCATTTCTAATTCTATAATCTTTATGTTCTAAAGTTGCATCAGTATCCTTATTTATATAATACTTAAATAAATATTGCATATAATAGAAAGTACTATTCACCATTCCTTCTATAAATCTTCCAGACCATTCCTTTGCAGGAATATCTGTAACTTCTGTAGTTTCTATTAAATGAGATTCTCCATCCTCACCTATCACAGATTTTAAATAAAGTAAATTTCCTTCTTCATCTGTTTTTTGTTTCCATTCTCCTTTAGGTGTTTTATCAGTTCCTCCTAAGAAGAATCTTTCACGAGTAGATGAGAAATAAGATCTAAATTGGAATAGTATCTTACCTACAAACTTATGTCTAGCAGCAAATGCATTTTCGTGATCCATATATCCAAATAATGAATCGGCAGAAGATTTTATATTTCTCTTTTCTGCTATAGTATATGCGGAAGGTAATGCTACTGGATTAGATTCGTTAAATTTTAATTCTTCCCAGTCAAGATCATTCTCATGTTCGATATTAAATTGAGTTAGATGTGCGATATAATCTGCTTTTTGTTTATTATATAAAGGATGCGATTTATCTCCAGATGCGAATATAGAATATCTCCCATCTTTAGTCCAATCATATATCAATTCTCCATCTTTAGACATATGGTGAGCTTTCAAACAATCATCATGAATCATTTGAGCTACTATAAATACCATTCTATTTAAAAAATCCGGAGCGGTAGTAGCCCAATAAGCACCTCTTCTTAATAATCCTTTATAACCTTTTCTATCGGAATTTAATTCATATGCTAAAGAATTAGCATCCATTCTAGTCATTCCATAGAAATGGTTTAAAGCTTCTACTAAAGTCCAATTATCAGAACTTACACCGGTATTTCCCATAACTATACCATAAGCTTTAGCAGCATCGGCAGTAGTAAAACCATTATCTCCTAATAACCGTCCAGCAGCTCTAGTCATTAGAAGATAAAATCCTTGAATTGGCTCTCTGACTAATGAATTAAGATTTAATGCCAACATTGAAACTTGTGCAGCAGTAGTAATAGGTTGAAATACTTTATAGAATTTTTGATTGGATTTTTCTATAGAACTTTCTCCGAATATAACAGTTTTTAAATAAATATCAATTTGCTTATTTAAATTCTCGAAATTAATATTAGTATCATAAGATTGTAAATAGATAGCATGTCTTATATCATTAATGAGGGGAAGAATAGTATCAAAAGAAGATTTCCTTATATAAGCATGAATAAATACATCCTCTAATAACTCTAAGTTAGTCTCCCAATAAGAAGTATCTTGCTCTGAAAGATATTTTTCTCTAGTAGTTGGAGAGACGTTTAGAAAATTATACATTGTTAAATAATCATTCTTCCCAGCTTCGGAATCCTGTTCAATTGTCTCTTCTTGTGCTTTAGTAGCTCTTCTTATATCAACTTGTTCGTTCCATTTATCTTGTATCCACGAAAAGAATCCTTTACTTTTCAATTGTGAAAATGCAGTACCTCTTAACAATGGGATATCAAAATAATGTCCACTTTGAATTAATTCTTGAACTGGAGTAGTTTTTATTGCTTCTTCTTCTGTTAAATTATAATCAACACCACGCTTTATTCTATTTATATTCCATAGGAAAGATTTTAACCATTTTCGTTCAGCTTGAGAAAGATCATTTGTCATATCATAAGGATTCTTTGCTCTAAAATTACGAGCTATTCTTCCAGTAGAATCTCTCTCAAACATATTTTTAAATGCGTTAGTTGAATCTTTAAAAGTCCATCGTTCTACTTGAGTAAATCCTTTTGATTTATATAACTCTAACACTCGTTGTAAAGATTTCTCCTTATATTTCTCAAACCATTCACGCATCTTCTGGAATTGTAATTCAGTTAGATCTACTATATCTTTCATTAAAGGGATCATTTCGGGATTTTCTACATAATACCCTCCTAAGGTCATAGTTTCAGATATGTTTTTGAGGTTGAAACTTATTTGACTTATATCATGATCTGAATCGAAATAAATACGTTTATAATGTAGAATAGTTCTAGATATTTGGGAATATAATAAAGATAATCCAGTTGGATCGGAATCATAATTATTATCTGCTCTAATAATTAATCTATTTCCAGCTACTTCCCTAATAATCTCTTGTAGTTTTCTTAATTGTTCTATTTTATACTTTCCTGTCTCATTATCTAATTTATAATTATTATAGAAATCATAAATTAAATCAGAAGCTCCTTTTACTAATTCTGTTCTATCTTGTCCTAGAATAGTTAATAGTCTTAATTTTAAAGCTTCTATCCTATCTGCAATTATTAATTCTGATTTAAAGTAATTTGTAATACCTAATTCCTTAGATAAGATATTAAAATTATGCGTTAATTTATTTATATCTATAGGATAAGATTGTCCTTCTTTATAATTAATTACTTGAATATTTCCTATTTTAAAGTTACTAAAATAATCATGTAATTCATTTATAACTAACATTGTCTCTAATAACTTAGCATTTCCTACAGTATTGGATAATAGATTTTTTAATTTTTTATATTTAGCCTCAGATCCTAAATTTCCAAAGATATTATGAGATCTATTATTCCAATTAAGTTTTTTTGTTAGATTTATATCTGTCATAGATATAATATCTACTATGTTATTAGCTACATCTCTAAACGCATAAATTCCTATTTCTGCTAATTCTGGAAGGTCTAATACTTCATATCCTGGATTATCTATGTAATTACAAAATACTCTAGTTAGATATGTATTTGCTTTTTGTGGAAGATATTTAAATTTATTTTTATCTTCTAAAGATTCAGAAGTCTTTTTTAAATAATCAAACTCTTTCCATAAAGTAAAATAGTAAGATTCACTTCTATCCTCCATTTTTTCTTGATACTCTCTAGCTCTTTCTAATAATTCTTCTTTAGTTGAAGCTTCTATTACGGGAATATCTTGTCCCTTTCTTTTAGATATATAATCATTAAAGAACCATACTTTTCTATAATTATCATATTTAGCCACCCTCTCTACAAATTCTTTCGGAGTTTCTTTAGATAATTTCCCAAAAGCGATTTCTGAGTATTTAGCCACATTTTTAGTAGCTTCTGTATTATAACTTACTTCTGATACATTTGCTCTAATATGTTCTTGTACTATCCTAGTTATATATCCATTAGGATAAGATAATCTTTGCATAGATTTTCCTTCGGTAGTTTTGTTTATAGGTTCTTCAACTTTATAAGATGTAAATGTCTCATTATTATAATCTATATCCGATATAATAATAGGAACTATATTTAAAGAAGCTAACTTTACCCCAATTCCATTATTAGCTAATAACGCTCTATATGCAGCTAATTGATAATCTATTGTTAATTGTTTAGAAGAATACCATGTTTCATATGGTTTATTTGAGATTTTAAAATCATAAATTTCTACATTTCCTCTTTCATCTATAGCTAATAAATCTAATCGTCCTATGATAGGATCAGATTCATCATCAGAAGTTTGTAGTGTTAATTCCGGGATAAATTTATACTTTTTTCCTTTACTAATTTTAGATTCTAAATTCTTAAATGTAAAATATAAATTTTCGATTGTATCATATGGAAGATCAACAATCTGAGATATTGTATTTAAATCCTGATTTTTGAAATATAACTCAGCTACTTTATGTACTTTATCTCCAATCTTTGCTAGATGTCCCCAATTTTCTATATCAAATTCTATCTGTCTCTTTGCGTCTTCTTCTGATAATCCTTCTTTAATTAAAAGTTTTAACTGATTCTTTTTATATTCCTCTACTTTAAATTCTGGAATTACACGATCTCCATTAGAATTTAGCCAAGTAGTTATAGCTGTAGTTACTCCTAATCTCTTAGGGGTAACTACTTCATTTTCTTGTGTTGATTGATTAAATCTGGACTCTTGTACAGTAGAATTTAACGCTAAGAGTTTATTATATATAGAATCCTGAATAGTATTACTTTCATCAAATACCGCATCTCCATATTTATTATAATAGAGCATATTTCCATAATTCTTGGCTATGAAAGCATCTAAGTCTTGTTCAGAATTAAAGGAATGCTTAGATCCGTTTATTGTTAAAAAATATTTACATGCCATACTGTTAACATTTTTCTAGTAATTGTGTATTTGGATTTTTAGAATTTAATAAACTACTTTTTATATTAGTAATATTCCTGTTCTTAAATGCTTCTGATACATTTTCTGGATTAAATAAAGAGAATCTCTTATTTCCGGCAGAGAGTAATAAACTATTAAATTCTGTTATTATTTTTTCAATTGGCATCTTACTCAATTCTCTACTTAAAGTTTCTGATGTTTTTTCTGGAAGAGTATTTAAATCTAGAGATAGTGTAGAATCTAATACTTTTAAATATTCTCCAAAGAAATCTGTGGAAGATAGTAAATTATTTATATTAAACTCCTCGCTACTAAATACTCCACTTAAACTATCTGCTATAAATTCTACGAAAGCTTCTTCTTTAGCATCGTTTAACGTTCTATTAGTAAGTATATTTCTAAATCTCTCATTAAATTCCGGGAGAGTAGCAACTTTATCTAGTAAAGAGGAATATAAAGAATAATTCTTACTTCTTAACGCTCCCATTATTAGATGCATTAATTCATGTAATGGAGAAGAGATATCGGCTCTATTAATATTTACATATATTTTCCCATTCCAAATAAACGCTCCTGCTCTAGAAAACGAATCAGCTAAAGTACTATTTAGATTTTTAGAATCAACCAATTCTTGAATTTTAGCATCATCTATTACGTTAATAATATTATTATATGTTGAATTAATATTTTCTATAACCCTATTTAGAATTTTCTTTTTATCAAATTTATCATAAGTATCGGTAAAGTATTCCACCTTTTTTATTTGAGGAACCTCATCTGTTATAGATAAATTCTCTAATTCTTTTTGTCTAGTTTTATTTATTGGATAATATAATTCTGAAATAAGATATTTTCCGGATTTAATATCATTAAAATTTATATACCAAGAGTTATTATATATCTCTCCATTTAATCCTACTATTTCAGACTCTAAATTGATTCCTTTATCAGTTATAGATTTAATTCTAAGATATTTAGTAAATTTATCATTATACTTAATCTTTACAACATCATTTACTTCTATGATATTAATAACTTGTTCCGGAGAACGTTGATATATTCTAGGATCGTAATAAAATCCAGTCGAATCATTTACCTGAATTCCGGTTCTTATATTCTTTAACCCATAAATTTTAGTATCTTTTACATTATTAGCTTTTATATATTCAGAAGTGAGATCTATCAACTCTCCATTTTTAATCATATCTAATATTGTTGGAGTTAATAGTGTTACTCTACCATGAGGAAGAGTTTTCTTTTTTGAGTCCTGATAGCTTTCTTTAAATTCTCTTTCTGTAATATTCTTAGGAATTACATACACTGCCTCTTGTTCAATTACCCAATCTTGGGATTTGTTCAGGAGGCTTTTCTTTTTCAAGATTTCTTCTAAAGAATAACCATAAGTGCTATGATTTAAATCATATAATCTACTTAAACGTTTTTTATTATATTCAGAAATCTCTTTATGTCCAATTATTCCTAATTCATAATTTGGATTTATAGCAAATCCGATATATTCTAATTGCTGTGGAGATACTATTTTCCTAAAAGATCTTCCTTTTAAATATCCAGATCTATAACTACCCGGAACAATAATAGTTCCTGTTATAGGATCGTAATTAGATACTACTCCAATAAATGTTATATCATTCTCTTTAAATCTAATAATATCTCCTCTTTGTAATTTAGCAGCTTCTTGTTCTGCATTAGAAGAGTCTATATTTATAATGTGATATAAATCTTTTAAAGGAATATAGTTAGAATTAGGATCAAATACTATTTTATCATCGACTCTAATAAAAGCTTTACTAGCATTCTCTTTTTTAATATTTAAATCTTCTACTAATTCTAAATCGGAAGTATTATTATAATGTATAGCTGATAGTGATGGAATATTTATTCTCTGTCCTTTAGAATTTTCTGATAATGGAAATTCTGTTTTTAAATCTACAAATCCTATTTTTGGAGCAGAGTTATTTGTTGTTCTATTTAAAAAGTATATTCTATCCCCACTTATCCCAACTACTATATGTTTACTAATAACAGGTGATCCATCAGTTCTTTTTAAATCCCATTCAATAGAAACAGAGTCACCAATACGTAAAGATCTAACTTTATCTCTTCTATATTTAATAACAGATTCCCTATCTAAATTATCAGAGAAGTCTCCTTCTAATTTCCGATAAGGTTGTTGGTCAGATTTTAGAATATTTAAATTGAACCAGATAGATTGATATTTACTTTTATCTTTAGTATTTAAAGAATAAGTATCATAATCATTAATAAACTGATTGTATATATTATCTAAATCCGGATGATTTTCTTTAGTAAATATCACTGTCTCTATATTCCGAAAAGGAATTTTTTTAGTAAAGTATTTACCATCTTTATTCTTTAAAGCTACTTCTACTATTGTGCCTATGGTTCTAACTACAGGAGCGTAATATGTAAAAGAATCCCATTCACTATTTTCATCTTCCTTTTTCCATGATTTTAATTTGACAATATCATTTTGTCTTAACTCTTGTGTTATAGTAGCATTAGTTCCGTTAGAAACATCCAATTTAAATCCTGATTTTCCTACTGTGTAATACTTGAATGAGAGTCCTTTTCTGTCGAATCCTATAGATTTAATCAGAGGTTGGTTATTATAATCTTCCGATTCAATATTTCTTTCATAAGTATCTCTTACATTCTTTATTAAATCTTCCGGAAGATTTGGATCTTTCAATGCTCCATATAACTTTCTAAATACAATTTGTTTGTTTTTTTCTAGAGATAATTTAATTAAATCAGTATAAGATATAGTAAAATGTCCTACATTAGATCCGTATTTATTAACTAATGTAATAAATGTTTCTCCATTTCTATTCTTCCAAACAGATTGAATTGGATGATATTTAGCATAAGAAAAATAATCATCATCAAATTTACCGTATATTATATTCTTATTTTTACTAAAATTTGGGATTAGTAATAAATCTCCTGGGATTAAAGAATATAATTGAGCTTCTGTGGTTAATTTAACAGGTTCTGAGTAATTTAAATTATATAAATCCTTCTTAGGATTACCTTCCGAATCTAATACAGTTGATTCATAATTCTTCCAGATTATCTCTGATATTTGTTGATAAGATACATTTTTAGATTTCGGGATTTCGAGTTCTATATAATAAGAATCATTTTTACCAACAAAAGGAGGTTCTTCATATTCTTCTTTCGTATTAGATATAATTTCTAAGTTCTGATTTAATTCTTGGATAAAAGGATTAATACCCATAGAGAATAATCTCCCAATAAATTCATTAAATAAATCAGAATTATTTATATTTAAAACATCTCTATATTTAGGTTCTGATACTAAATATGCAATAAATTCATTTAAATCATAACTAGATCCTTTAGATACTTTATTAACAAATTCTTTTATATAAGGATCTTTATCCTGATTCTGTTTAGCGGTGGTATATATATTATAAGCTATTTCATTTATTCTCTCAAAATTAGGATCAGATTTATTTATTTTAGAATAATATAAATGAAGTAGTTCGTGATATAAATCTCTAAGAGTAGCTTCATTAAATGTTCCATTAGTTTTTAAGATAATAAATTCATTATTTAATAAAGTCCCTCTAACATCTACATTTCCATCGATATTTAATGATTCTATATCTCCATCTAATAATAATATATTTGGTTGAGATGGATTAATAGCATTCATATCTATTAACTTATTAATTAATAGAAGAAAATCTTCCTGTAAAGATTTATTAGGTACATAAGAAACTAAAGACCTAATATCATTTATAGTGGCGTTTCCGATTAAAGGTTCTCCATTAGAATATATTACTTTAGTAGATAAAAGATTTAAATCCGAAAGAGTACTTAATAATGTATTTAAAGAATCTATATCTAATCCAGAAATAGCCTCACTTAAACTAACTGCATTAACTTCATCATATGAATTTAAGTTGGTAGGAATAATCCCACCAACTTTTTCTTCTCCATCTACAATATATTGTATTTCTATGTTACATCCCATATTTAACAATTTATAATAAGTTTTATTTTATTAAGTCTCATTAGATCATTTAGAAGTTCAACTGTCTTAATAGCTTTTTCAGATTTATTAATAGTTTCTTTTAATTTATAATTGTAATTACTTCTTATTAGATAATATCTCTCATCTCCTAAAAGTTCTACATCCTTATAGCTCTTATTCTTATTATCATTTCCTAATCTTTCTTGTAATTGATATTTACCTAAGTTCTCATTATATACTTTTACATATTTATTATTTGAAACAAGAGCTTCGAAACTATCTTTAATTGGAGCCATTCTAAGAAGAACATCATCTATATTAACATCATCCATTGTTACTTTATCACTTTTTGAATCATAAATTACTCCCGGAGTTATAGTATTTAAATCTAGTCCTCCAATGTATTTAAAGTAATCTACAATTAAACTTCCCGGATTAAATACTGATCCTTGTAATACTTTTAATATACTATCCTGTCCTTTTCTTCCTTTATGAGTAATTAGATTATATATAAAAAATAAGTCAGATAATTTAATACCTCTAAATTCAACATTTTCAATTTCTCCAAATGCTGAAACTTGTTTATCAAACTCAGGATTGTTTATAGTAGTAACCATATTTATAGATGGTCTATAATATATATAATTAGATCCATCTAATTTAGAAGTATTATCAGTTATAATTAATCCATTTAAAAATGCGTTATTAACTAACTGCGATCCAAAAGTCATTACTCCTTTAGAATTAATTGTATATCCACTCTTTAACATTGGGATTACATAAGATTCCATATATAATTTAAAGGATGCTAAACCATCATCATTAGATAAAGAATAAGATGTTTGCTCAGTAGCGGTAAGCATTTCCCCATTTAAGAAATAATTTTGGCCTTTAGGAACTGAAATAGATAAATTTTTATTTTTTAAATACTTTCTAATTATTAATTCATCTATATAATCTCTAATAATATTTAGTTGAGATTCAGATAATTTATTAGGCATAGTAATTTTACCAATCCTTCTTCTCATTATTATATTTTCTAAATTATCTATAATAGCGTTTGATAATGCGTATTTAACACTTCCTAATTTAGAATTTTGTTCATTTATATAATAAGCATTAATAAATGATTTATAATGTGGAAGAGAATTTATTAAATCAAATACATTTATTACAGACTTTATTAAGTTATAGAATTTAATAACAGATTCAGCGTAATCAGGTTGTTCTAAGAATTTAGCTATATCAAACTTCATACTAGAAAAAGTTCCATTTGAAGACATTTTATCTAGAGCATCTCCAACTATAGAAGATAATTCTTGGTCTGTATATATATTCTCAATATTAGGATTATATTTTTTTAATGCTCCAATGAAATCATTAGCTGTATCTCCAGTTAATTGAAGTTTATCTAACCCGTTTTGAATTAATGTATTAAAGGACTTACTGAAATTATATCTATCATATTGCTTAGTCTTTATACCTCCATTAATTCCTAAAATTTGACCTAACGTAGCTATCTCTTTTGCTCCAATATAAGCCTTTACAAAGGTAGTAAAATTTGTTTTAGATTTTACTGATGAATTAAAGAAATCTTTTAAATCTTTAAATTTCCTTACTTGTTTGAAATATCTAATTAATCCCTGTACTACTTCCTCAGAAGATTTAATCAATGCTAACTCATCCCATTCTGACATAGAGTCTAAGAATGTTGAAGCATATTCATCATCAAGAAATCTTTCGTTAACAAAATTATATTTAGTACTCTCAAGGTCTTCTATAATTTTACCTATATCTTCTGTTGTTAATTCGTTAAGTTTAAATGCGGAAATTATCCCAGAATTATATAGGGTATTTAAGTATAAGGAAACAGATTTTACATATCCCTTCCCAATAAAATTTGTAAGTGACGGTCCTTTTTCTATATTTCTTAATGTTGAATCTATAGTAGCGTATTGATCATACATTCTATTAACTGTAGCTGCTTGAACTATAGCATTAACCTCTGAACTAGTCATGAGATCTGAGATATTATCAAATGATAAGCCTTGGATTAATAAGTACACATATACCCCAGCTAGGTCTGGACCAGCGTTAATCTTTGATAGGATTAATTCTTTAGCATTATCAGTGGAAGCCGAGATGAGGGCACTTATTACAAGACTTACGTCGTCCTGAAATCTATTTTGTGTAAGATCTATTGCATCTTTCACACTAATACTTTTATCTCTAGCTTCATTTAAAAGATCATATACAAACTCAATATCATCAAGATTAATGTTAGCCAAACTATTTGTGAATAATTTAACGAGTTCCCCATCACTCTTCCTTTCATTTCCAGGAATATTTTTATAAATCTCAAAAACATTATTGAAATATAAATTAGATTTTAATAAATCTTCTACAGTTAATCCTTTATCGGCTAATTTTCTTATCTCCTGATTAAAGTACTGAGTTGCAGCTAAAAATACTTTTTGTCCTACAGCACTTATACCAATAACCTCTTTTCCGGCCATATTCTCGAAGAATAAGTTCCATTTAACAGATGGGCAAAAATCAGTAACTGTTTTTGCGTAAGCTCCAGCCTCAGATTTAGCAGCAGCAGCTTGTGGGTCTCCCATACTAATAGGTGATTCGGCAGCTACAAGATTCTTAAAGTTATCAGAGATTTGATAGATTTTATTATATACAAAATTCTTTGTAGCGGATAAAAGTTTATTTGGATTTATTTCTTTTAGATGTCTGGAGATATCAGTATCTAAATCCTTTATCATATTAGATATAAATATTCTAGCACTTTCTATATCTTCACTCCTTGATTTATCATCAGGATTTTCTTTTATATAATTTAAATCATTAACTAAATCAGGATTATAATATAATTGTATATTAGTTTGTTTAAATCTATCTACCTTATTTAAAACATCTACAGCTAATTTTAATCTAGTATTATCCCCATCATATTCTCCGTTTAAGATAGATAAGATTTCAGGAGTTATATCTATATAAGGTATTTCCGGATTTATTTCAGAAGTTATTGTATATTTTAAATCTGAATTTGGAAATGGTAATTGTTTTGAGAGTTCAAATGATTCATTATCTCTATAATTAAATAACGATGACCATGCTTCATAAATTCCATTTTTATTTATTAAAGGCATTGTCATGTAGACTTTATCAATATCCGTTTGACCTTTATATTTTCATATAAAGACTGACTATATCATCACTTTTAAAGTGCCTCCCGCTTCGGATTATTTAAATCCTACTCTACTAAGTTCTATTTAAATATTAAATAGCTTTTCGATAGTCGATGAACTCTTCTCTTATATAAGAGACTTAGCTGCGGATTACCCAATCTTAATACTTTTTACTATACTGAGGTAATTACTCTCACCATTTAAATATTACTATCTAAACTTAGTATATTAAGCTCTAAGGGATTTCCCGCAATTCAAGAGGTTTAATGACTACAATATAACCTATAGTCCGATCCTTGGCTGAGACTTATTATCTTATAACTGTTTATGTTATAATTCTATGATTTCATTTTGTTATATTCATAGTTTAGACTATATCTTCATGAATTACCCATGTTGGATGCTCGTGGGAGAGATTATTGTTAGGCTCACTCTCCTAGTCGTTGAACCTTCTAGATTCTTTTAACCTAAATCTAGCTCGGCTGCTGATTGTCCACTTCTGGAGTTCCCAGCAATTCTTCCAATTTTATATGACCCCTAAGTATTTAAGCCATATCTGATACAGATTAACATAAGCTTCATTACTTTCTGCATCAGAGAATCCTACTACATCCATTGTCATAATAGACTGAAATGCTTGTGCAGGAATACGATTTGCTGTTATCTTTAAACTCTCAATAAATGATCTGTATATTTTCTTAGAATCAATCCCAATTCTCTTATTTATATATCTATTATATTTATCTCCTAACTCCTCTATATTACTATTATTTATATCTAATTCTTCTCCCAATCTCTGATTAGTCATATTTATATAATCTCTTAACTCTTTAATATTATCAGAATTAAAATTATACCATATTCCTATATACTCATCAGAAGAATTAAATACATTAACTAAATTCCCTAAATTAGAAGGATCTACAACAATCACTTCTTGAACTATTCCATTACTAGTATCTTGATAGAAATGAAGTCCAGATGTTTTATATACAGCTTCTCCATTCTCATTTAACCTCCATTCCTCTCCATCTATAACTTCTGTTAATATTTCCATTGGAGTTAATGAAGAGATATAATTTTCAGAACTAGGTTTATTTATAATAATTCTAGTATTATCTAAACTATTCTTTAGAAATTCTATATCATTAGGAAGAGGATCTGATTTAGCTTTATTATATGTTCTTAATAACTTCTGTCTAAAGTATTCTCCATTGCTATTAATAATATTCGCAATATTATCCCCAGTTCGTAATCCAAATGTAGATTGATATACTTTAGATATTACAGCCTGGGCTCTTTTTATATTTAAATCATGTATTCTTACTCCTTGAAGTCCTTCTCCAAACTCTATTATATCATTATTATCTATAATAGTTTGATATTCTGGCATTCTAGGATCTAATAGCATAATATTTTCATCTAATAATCCAATATATCTATTAACAAAATGTTGAAGTGCTAGAATTTCCTCTTTAGATGCTTTAGACTCTCTTAATCTAAACATATCTTCGATTATCGGATGGTCATAAATATTATATTTCTTATTTATCCCATCAATACTCCAAGTAGCTCTAAAAGGTTGAAGTTCTTTTCTGATTCCTTTTAAATTAGTTACTGTAGTATTTAAATTCCTATAATGTTTAAATTTATCATAAGTATTTATATCCACCTGTTCTCCGGTAGTAGGATCTAATATAATATCGCCAAACTCTATTAAATCCGTAGATATTTCTTGTGTTAAATTTCCTGTTTCTAAATATCTATCTAAACCAGATTTAAGAATATTTCCATTTTCATCAGTAAAAGAATAATAACCAGCTTCATTAGCTATATGTATTAAATCTTCCTGAGAATAGTATCCTCTTAAAACATTTCTATTAGAATCAAATAAATTCTCAGATCCATCAAAATAATAATGTTTTATAGATCCATAAGAAGGAATCATTACAGCTCCCATACCAGAGAAGGTTCTTTTAATACTATCAGAGTTCATTTTAGATGCTAACATAGTTATAAAAGAACTATTTATACTTCCGGAACTGAATGGAATTTTAAATCTTAAATCTCTAGCATTAAATAATTCATTATTTAAATTCTCCTCAAACTCTCTTGCAGCTTCTTCTAAATAACCAGTAATTACTCCATCTCCAGAGCTCCCTTCAAATGCTTTAATAGTTGCTTTAGCTAGAAGTTTATATAATAATGTTTTATTAGCTTCTCCTAATTCTGTAAGAGTTTCTAAGTTATTAGCTTGATTATGTGCTTCAAAATACTTCTTTAAAGTAGTATTTACTACAGAACCTAAAGCTCTATAAGCCGCATCTGCTAAATCTGATGTATATCCATTGGCTGCTAAAGTACTAATAATCTGAGTAGATTCAGTAACAGTAGATAAATCAGCATGGTGATCTGCATCCATTTGAATACCCATGAATTGTGTACCAACTTTACCATAGGATAAAGGAGTATCATCGTATCTAGCACTAGCTGGATTTGTATTAAACGCTCCAACTTTTATTGATGTTCCATTTGCTAGATAATGTATATCAGAGTATTTAAGAGGTTGATATATATAATTCTGATCTAGTATTACTCTTAATTTTCCGTGTTCGTCTAATATATAACTAGAATCTTCTGGAATATTGTTAAATGTAAACGGAAGATCTTGTTTAGATATAATTGTATTTAATAAATCTAAATCTCCATCAACCATATTTAATAGATCCCTCTTAGTTATATAATATCCGGTTTTATTCATAAACTGTACTGTAGCATTTACAGAAGCCTCTCCTTTATCTCCGGAATTACTTAAATAAGGATCTAAAGGATTGGAATTATTCAATGAATAGGAATACTCTCCACCTAAAGCTTTCCATAATTTATAATTACTATCTATTACTACAGTTCTTGTTACATTTCTACTATTCTGAGTATCTCCCCCGTTATTATTAACTCTTCGTTCTATAATATTATAAGTATTATTTCCTAGAGATTCTAAATCAATTATTCTATAATATTCTCCATCATTCGTATTATAATAATATAAATCCTCGGATATAATATCTCTAAGATGACGCTCATTACCGTTAAAATCTTGCATTAAATTAATAATAGGAACATCCCATTTTCTATCAGTCATTTTTTGCAACAATTTAACTTTCTCTGGAGACTTTCTCATTCGATAATTAGTTATAGAGAATATAGCACATTTCATTAATAACCCATTACCAAATTCAGGATCTACATTATATCCAAAATTCTTTCTATTATATCCAGCACTAGAGCTAAACATTGAATTATTCTCTAATACATTCTGAAATGGATTACATTCCATAGAGCCATCTAATACCTTTACATTATCAGTCTCCCCAGAAGGATTAAATACAGGAGCTTCTATATCTTTGATAATTGCTACATTTATAGTTGGAGTTGTTCCTTCTAATGCTTTTTGATAATAATTGTGTATAGTAGCTTGCATAGCAACCATACGTTTATATTGAGCTAATAATCTATTAGCATGATCCCGGATAAAATATTCCGGATTTATAGATCCATCGGAATTTAAATAATACACACCTCTTAATTTAGATGGATGTGCATAAGGTTCTCCAACACTTACTTGAAGGAATTGGTTAGATAAGAACCCATCTAAAAAGAAATATTTTTCTAATATAGGATTCAATTTTCCATCTTTTTCTAATATCATCATTCCATCCCTACCAATCCAATTTTTTAGGGGAGGAATATCTTTTAAGAATTTAAATACTTTAGTATCTACTTCAATACCTTTAGATTTTAAATCTTTTTTAAATATTTCTCTTGATCTGTTTATAAAATCCTTGTAATAAGAATCATCTGTAGTAGATACTTGATAGATATTAGCCATATTTTCTATAAATGGATTTAATCTAAATACGCTATTACCTTTAGACATTTCCACTTTAGAGTAATGAACCTCTTCTATAAATTTAAAATTAGGATCTTCTAAACTTAATTCTCTGGCTATTTGAGAGACTTCCTTCCATCTAGTAGATAAGAGATTATTTATTGCAATAATATTATTATTTATAATCTCAGCTTTTTCTTTCTTATTTTTAATTTTAGGTATAGAATCTAATAAAGAAACACCTAATCTTTCACCTATTTTATAATAAGATTTAAATAAATTTGATAATAGATTAGTATAATAAATCTGTTGACTATTAAAATTCTCTACTTCTATCTGAGTAGCAGATGCAGATTTAATATTCTTCCCATCAAATTTAATATCCTTAGATATTTTAATAAGAGATTGATTAGATTTATCTGCATATACAGTTGGAAGAAATTCTATATAATCAATTTGATCATCCATTAGATTTTTGAAATAATCTAATATTATAGATGATACTCCGTACTCAGAAACATTGAATTTATTCTTTTGTACTGTTGTGCCATTTGGAGATATAAATTCTGTTTTTAATCCAATCCCTTTTAAATACTCTGGATTATTATAGAATATATTAGATTCGAATATATTAGATATATTAGAATGTTTTCTAATATTATTCTGATAGTCTTTAGTAGTATATATAAACTCGTGTATGTTTTTAACTAAATTCATCAATCCTATAGATGGTACATTATCTCCGTCAGAGTTTTTATATATACTTGGACTAGCTTCTCTATTTAATAAATTTATAGAACTAACTGTGGCTTTAAATACACTTGATCTATCTCCTTTAGAATTTAAATTAACCTTTAATCTTGGTCTAGTTTTACTTGATGTAAAGAATTTATTAAAAGTAATATCCTTCATTGTTTTAAATTCTGGAAAGGATTTTTTTACTTTAGATTTAAATTCTTCTGGAGTAAGATTAACTTTATTAGAATCATATTCTTTATATATAGAATCTAGAGTATCAATTGTTTTAAGTGTTCTATATAATAATCCCAAAAGATCTCCTTTTAGATTAGATTCGGATTCCGTTCTATATTGTGATTTTAATATAGAATATAATTGCCCAGAACTATTTATAAATGGAAGATCTGTAGATAATTGTAACAATTCTAACAACCTAAATCCATTCATAATAGATTCTGATAAAGTTTTACCATTTATGATCGCACTAACTTGTTCTGGATTTGGGATTGTAATACTATCTAATAATTCTTTATTTAAATCTTTTCCAGTTATAGCATCTTCGTTAGCAATATTTAAATGATCATTAATAAATAATGTTCTAGATCCGATGGTAATAGAAATAGAATCATCTAAGACCTTAACTCTAAATTTATTTCGTAATACATTTAAAATAGTATTATCATAATCACCATTTCTAGCTATAGAATCAACATATTCAGTTAAATTTCTTTCCTGTCTAAATAAAGAGGATTCATAAGTTAGATTTGAGAATGTATTTACTTCATACTCTCTACTTTCTGAATTATATTCATATGATATATATTCTGATCCATCCTGTTTATTCATATAAGCTAAGACATCCAAGAAATAGTTAAAACTTAAATCTCCTTGGTTATCTTTAATTATATTATATAAAGATTTAGCTTCTGGAGTAGAGTCAAAGATGTATTTATATATAGACAATAATGCCTTTTTAGTATCTAAATTAAAGTCTAAATTCTTCTTAAATTTATTTATTTTTGAGGGATCAGTTTTTCCATCTGTAACAAATAAAGAATTAAAAAATTCTATATAAGCTACTGTAGGATTTAATTTACCTAATTTTAATGAATTATATTTATTAGAAGATTTAATAACAGGATCTCCGATTCTAGATATGGCATTATTAAATTCATTGACTGTCATATAAGATATTCCATCCCATTTCCCATCAGAATCTAATAAAGGAATATTTTGTATAATGGCTTTAGTTAAACTAGTAGTTTCTCTATTTATATCGGAATCTTCATTAACTCTAAAATGTTGTCTTAATGCATTTTTAGTGAACGGAAGATATTTAATTTCATTTCTATTAGTAGATTTAATTCCTAATTTAAATGGATCTATCGAAATTAATCCATCTGTTAATAATACTATTAAATTATCAAAATTCTCTAAAGTCACTAAAGCATTATATGTATTTAGATAATCTTGATTGGATTTAGATAAAGGAGTGTATAGAATATTATTGATTGAATTTAATTTTGATGTAGGATTATGTTGATCATAATATTCATTTAATCTAGATATAATAGTAGTAAATTCTGTAATATTAAAAGATCCATCCTGATTATATAAAGGAATGATATCTTTTTCTCCTAAAAATTTTGTTATATGATTAAATAATATTTGTTTATATTCTGCAATATTATTATTTAATTCTGAATAAGTCTGAACAATTCTTCCAGAATCTAGATTTAGAAAGGAATTTTTAAATATCTCTCTTTTAAATGTAGAAACAAATCTATTATATAAACTATTATTATTTTGAAATTTAGTAATTAAATCTCTATTAGTCTTTATTTCTTCGTTATAGGTAACGTTCTTTCTACTTCTATTTAATTGTTCTACATATTCCTTCGTAGCTAAATCTCTATCCTCCTCCGTCACAGATTCATCTTCTTCTATAGTCTTTACTTCATTCTCTAATGTAGTTACTAGAGGATCTGGATTTTTATATTCTTCCGGAGGTAAAGTTTTTTCTATATTCTTAGTTAAAATTTTATCTAAGGAATTATTAAGTATTGTATTTAATTCCGTATTATAGGAAAATAATCTTATATATTCCTTTATTGCATCTACTAAATTTTCATCAGAATCAATGATAAAATCTTTTTGCAGAGAATTTTTAATATTCTGAAATTGTTGATCTGAAATAGTATCTCCCTGAAAATTAATCCAGGGAGATAGGTTTATTAAAAATTCTGGGCTTCTAGTGTTTGAATCAAAAAATTTACAAGCCATATTTAACAAATATTATATTTACTTCTTATCTTATTTATATCAGATAGTATTATTTGTATATTTATATTAGATAAAATTAAATTTACTGTATCAGGGGTGATTTCAGATTTAGTTACATAGTTTATTAATAAATTATTATTATCATAAGTCAATAATACTTTTGTTATATTTTTTAACATTTCTAAATCTTTAGGATCTGATACCACATCAAACATTTTCCCGAATGTCTGTGACAAAGATATATTATTTTCCTCAGAAATACTATCGTTTTGTTCTATATTTTCTATAGGTCTTGAATATATCTTTAATTCATTATTTTTATATTCTATATAATCTACTTCTGATATTTCGTCTACTTTTACAGGTTGAGTTTTTAATATAGTATTTACTACATCTATAGTGGAATTTATATTACTCTCCACATCTCTATCCATCGAACCTGTTATAGTTGCTAAGGAGATATTGTTAATAAGTAGATAATTTAAATCTATATTAGAAGTTGATAATTTATCTTTTATATTATTATATAATTCTACTCTATAAACTTCTTTACTCTTTTGTTTTTCAACATCTTTATTAGATACCTCTCTATTATTATTCTCTACTCTTGCGATTCCGAAATCATTTGGAGAGGCTAAATCCTTAGATGGTTGAAATATAAATTGTGGAGTTTGAATATCTCTATCTATATAATATTGTCCTTCCGGATTTCTTGCTTCATAGAAATATTCCCCTCCAGTATAGTCAGTTTTCTTATCCGTTAATTCATAAACAGGGAATGGGAAGATTCCATTTTTAAATAAAGGATTATAATTAGGAGCTTCTACAGAACTAATGCTTCCGTCAGGTTGTTTATAATTTCTTCTTCCTAACATAGCAAATTCCATAAAATCAATTATATCTAAATCGGTAATTCCATCTTCTTTGTTCCAGTCTTGGAATATTCCCCCATTTTCCTCATTTATAATTGGAGAAGATACTAATAATTCAGGATGGAGTCTTTGATTTATTTTAAATTCTATAATCTTATTTATGAATTTAAGTACATCATTCCCATTAATAGAAGAGGAGTAATTCTCCATTTTCTTAATCTCTTCTGGAGTAGTTTCTATATGTAATCTCTCCATTATCCTCAGAACATGAGGTAGTCCAAATTTAACTTTGGCACTAGGAAGATCAAATGGGTTTTCCGCATTTCCTTCTTTAGTTGAAAGTGAGGATAGAGAATTAAATAATTTCTCAGCAATTTTGATATGTTTAGAGTCTGGCTTCCCGTTAGCTTTTAAATAATTATAATAATTATATATAGATAACAATGTATCAAATCCTATAAAATCTCCAAAGTAAGATTTATAAAATTTACCATTATATTTAGCTACTCCAGAATTCTTTTTATATGAATTTATAAATTCTCTATATTTAGATATAAAGGATTGGAATGTTTGTCCTTCCGGATTTAAAATGATCATTCTAATTTTATCTTTTCTATCTGGATCATTATCATATTTTCCATTCATTTGGTCTATATAATAATCTCCATACTGATCTTCTGAGATAATATTATCATCCTCATCAAATATATATTTACTATGTGTAGCAAATACTACTGCTTTGCCTTTGATATTATTCTTATTTATTTCAGCATTTAATCTCTCAGATTTAGATTTTAATATAGGTTCTAATCTAGATTTTTGAGTGGTATCTGCTTTATTATATTCCTCTAAAGTTTCATAATAATCATTATATAGAGTATTTAATCTCTCGTTACGTTGAATTAATAACTCATTTCGATTAGATTTACCGTATCTAGTATTAGTTACTATATAAGGCTTAGAGAAGTAAATTCCTCTAAATTCAGATTCTTTAGACTCAAATGGAACATGTGCAAATTTTTTCTTATCTGATCCTTTATATATAATACTATTAGTAATCCGTTCTAATTCGAAATCATCTCTAAGCTGGAAGTATTTATTAGATTTTCCACTTTCATCCAAAATGAAACTATTCATTATTTGTCCATAGAATTTTTGATATTCTACAAACCATGCTTTAGAAGCTCTTTGTTCTGGAGTATCAGAATCTTTAATTCTAAAAGATTCATTATTAATATTTGGTAATTCTACTATATAAAGTTCTACAGTATTCTTTTCTGTAGAAGAATTTAATATAGGAATTTCATATATAATTCTAATAACAGAATCTTCTTTTCCTATAGATTTATTAAAATATTTAGTTGCTTTTAATACAAACTTCCCGTTAGATAAATCTAATGTTCCAGTATTTCCAGATATGTCATTATATAAATTAGATAGATCTTGTTCAATATTATAATCTTTAAATAATTTATTTCTTCTGGATTTTGTGTAATTATATAATATACTCTTTACTTCTAATATCTTTTCATCAACTCTTTCGAATTGTGTAGGATTTAAACCATCAATTTCTCCATTAAAGAATGCTCTATGTTCACTATTTGAATCTAATCTTAGCATTATAGCGGAATCTTTAATGCTATAAGTAGTTATATTACCATTAATTTCTGCTTTAGGTTTAATTCTTGTTCTATAAGAATAACATATAAAACTATCAGGAGAATGTTTCTCTGTTTTAGATTCTATTCTTTCTAATTGTTGAATTTCTCTATTAGCTTCTGGAGAATCACTAAATGCAGCATCTAAAACTTTTCCTAATTCTACATTAGGTTGGGGTGTTGAGACTGATGTAGTAGAAGATTCTTTCTTTTGAGGTTCTATAGTTTTATTCTCTAACGAAGCATTAAGAGCTTTCAATCTTAATTCTGAGAAAGATTTAGCAGCTCCATTATTTAATATAGAGGATTGTGTATAACTAATTCTTTCAGATCCTTTAGTAAGTTTAGTAGTTAATCCATTATTTATAATAATAGTACCTTCTTTAGATCTAGTTATAGCAGTATATAAATCTCTAGTAGCTTTTTCTACAAATTCTCCATGAGATCCGAAATTAAATTTCTTATCTACTATAAAGTATTTAGCTTCTGAACCTTGTACTTCTTCAAGTTTAAATTTCCTTATTTTTCCAGGATTCTTTTTTATATAAGTATCTATTAGCTTATATGTATCAGAATTTACATCATCATATATAAATCCTACTGGCTCTTCTGAGTCACGAACTAATTTATCTAAATCAAAGGTAGAAATAGATCCAACAATTTTATCTCCGGAGAGTTTTACGTCGTCTTCATAATATTTTAGACTAGGTACATTCTCATAGTTAGATAACGCTATTTTTATTCCCTCTTCTAAATTAAATTCTCCTGTAGTATAGTAATTATCTACATTTCTAACTCTATCAGTTAATACTCTTAAAGAATCTAAGTTATCTTTTTTATGAATATTAGTAATTCTTAAAGATGTAGCTAAAGTAGGTGTGTATATTAAATTAGTATCTACATCTATCCCTAAATACGCTCCATCACTTCCAGCATAACCAGATTGTAATAAATCACCAGAAGTAATTAATATCTTATCATTTTGTTGGGCCCATGAAGATAATAATTCTAATTCAAATTTAGATAATTGTGTAACTTCATCAATAAATATCAATCTTTGATCTTGGAATATCCCAGATTTAAAATTAGAAGGAGTTAAATATTTAGGATTTATTCTAACAACTAATTCCTTGTCTTGAGTTTCTAGTATATCTATAACCCTCTCATTCTCTGGAATAGTTTTAGATTGAGAATCATTAAACTGTTTCTTAGCCTTTTCTATTATTTCTGGGGATACTAAAATAGAATTTAATAACATATCAGCGGTAATTGCTGTTAGTTTTTTATTCTTAATAGTATCATTTATAGTATTTAGTCCTTCCGTTTCAGAATAAGATTCTCCAGTAATTGAATTTAATAGATTAACTGTTTGTTGCATCTTAGGTCCCGATATAACAGCACCTTGTTCTCCTAACAATTTATTAGCTAATTTAAATACTAAAGAATCAACACCAGTAGTTTTACCTACTCCGGGAGCTCCATTTATAAATACTGTATTTTGTAATCTAGATATATAATTCTTGTATTTATCTCTAAGTGCTGGATTTGTAATACTATTCTCAAACTCCTTAGTTAACTCAGTAGAGTTATTCATGAAGTTTATATCTATAATACAAGCTAACGCAATTCTTGCAGCATATTCTTGAGAAAATATAGGAATTATAAGTTGTTTACCTGATCCCAATGATTCATTCACTATATCTCTTAACGCATTATTAAATGTAGATGCTTTTGTGGTTAATATAGTATGATAATAAATAAATAAATCGGAGGGAGACATTTCAGTTATTTCAGAATTTAAAGAAGCTGGATTATTATAAGCTTCTTTCATTAATTTAGAATAATCATAATTCTGAAATAATTTAGATATTAAATGTTCTTTAGATACTGTATTATTTTTAGATAACTTAGTAGCATTATCATAAATTCTATCTTCTACTTCTAAAATAAGTTTCTCTAATGAAATATATTCTTCATCGGTTAAATCTGAATTATTTAAACTATCTAAATTATAATTAGATAATATATCATCCACTCCTTCAAATAATTCAGGAGCTCTATTTTTAAATAATTTATCTTGATAATTCTTTATAAGAGCTTGTCTAGTTTTTATAGCTGTAAGCTTATGCTCTTTAAGTTTATTACCTTTATTTTGCTCAGATAATTTTTTATAAAATCCTAATTTATTCTTTATCCTCTCTAATTCTTGTATAACTTCAAATGCGGAATTAGATTCTATTTCTGGAAGCTTTTCTGATACTCCTAATTTTTCTCTTACATAATTTAAAGTAGAATTAAATCCATATCCCCCATTTTCAATAGTAGAAGATTGCATTGAAGATACTACTGATTGTAATGCGTTAATCACATTTATCGCAGTATCAAGTTGTTCTAATTTAACTTTTCCTTGCAAGACATAATCAGAAAGTGTATTAGTAGATTTTAATAAATCACTTTCATTTGATAATAATTCAAAGATATTAATATTTCCAGCAGATTCATCTATATTTAAATATATCTCAGATAATAAAGTATTTAAAGGATTCTCTACTAATTGAGAAGAATCTATCGAAGCTTCTGATAAAATATTTATTTCTGATAAAGATGATTTTGTTTTAGATTTATTTGAATCATTTATACTTTCTATAATGATCCTTTTCTCTACATCATTTAAATTAGAATTTTTTAATAAATTCGCTACTTCAAACCAATCTTTTACGTTTTTTAACTCTTCTGATATTTGTATTACCTCTTCTAAATTATTAACTCCAATTTCTTCAAATCCTTCTTTTAAAGCAGCTTGAAAATCCGGAGATTGGGATTTTATATTTTGTAAATCATAATTAACTAATTCCCCAAGACTCTCATCTACATAAGATAAAAGATTAGATACATAAGAAGAGTAATCTAATTCTACTTTATTATCAGATTTTAGATATGTTTTTATATAAGAATATAAATCTTTAGTTAATTCTATTCCCTCATTTCTAGCACTTTCAATTAAATTCATCATTGATCTAGTTCTAAGTTGGGGAATTAGATTAAACTGTAATAATCCAGATAAATTAATAAGAATCTTTCTAATATTAGATATCGCTTCCTCTGGAGAATTTAAATTAGGAAGATTTAAATTATTTTGTATATAAGATTTAACTATTGAATTAGAAACGTTCTCATTTAAGAATTCTTCTATAGATTCTCTTATTACGAAATTTTTATCTGAAGTAGGATTCGAGTTTAATTTATTATTAATAGAATTAGATAAGGTATCTATTTTCTGATCTATATTAAATATTGTATCAAATATATTAGATATAAATTCTCCAGAATTCTTATATGCAGAGAAGATATTACTTACATCAATTCCAGATCCATCTTGATTTATTGAATTAAAGAAATTTTTAATTATATCCTGAGTATTTATATCAGATAAATCCGTATTTCTGTATTCAAATATATAATCAATTCCTCTTTCTACCGGAACTCCTAATTCAAGTCCTAACTTTCTCGCTAAATCAAAATTACGTTTTGCATCTTCGTCAAGATTAAGCAAAGCCTCTTCATCTATTCCTGATAGATATCCTTTTATTTTATTTAATAATGGTAACTTAGATACTATATTTATAATATTATCACCATATTTCTGTGATAATGACGTAAATATTTTATACGCTTTATCTAATTTCTCATTATTATCTTCTCTATAAGCTTTATATCTAGATTTAATTTCCTCTCTTTCGGATTCTGATAAAGATCCATACGGTTTGCCAAGAATATTTTCTGTATATGTATATATATCAGAAGAGTAGATTTTATTAGATATCTCGCTTATATTAAATAAAGCTCTTTTTAAATACTCTTCGGATTTTCCTCCTCGTAATAGTGTATCCTTCTCTGTTCTTTTTTGTTGAAGTTCTTCATTTATTATATTTAATCTATTCTCCAACTCTGTTTTATTCGGAATTTCTTTATTAGGAGCATTTAATTGATTCTCTATATCTTTCTTTTCTAGAAGTAAGTTTCCTATTTCTTTTCCTAATTGATTATAATCCCTAATAATATCTAATCTCCCATCAAATTTAATAAGATCTTCTACTCTCTTATCCCTTAATGCGGATAAAGATATTAATTCCTCGTCACTAAGGCGTAGATTTTCTTCATTAATAATAGCATCCCATTGATTTATTAATTGTAACGATAAGTCTATTACAGCATCATTTTGGGAAATATCTCCAGATTCTACAGGAGAGTAATTTATATTCTCTCCTTCTATTGTTCTATTAGTAGCAGAAAGATTTTTTGGAGCTACACCTTGTTGTCTTAATCTCTCTAATTCTGAGATTAATTTAGATTTACCTCCATTTCGTAATATGTAAAAGATATTATCAGTAGCTTGTTCCGGAACTCTTTTATTTATATCAGATAAATTATTAGCAGCTTTAAATATAGCCCCACCAATAGCACCTCCAAAACCAGCCATTAAGTATCTTTCTAATGGATTAGAGGATAAGAAATCAAAAGAAGCATCTTTTTGTGTACCAGAAATTCCTGTGAATACATCTGTAATAGCTTTAGACATATCCATAATAGCTTCTTCTGACATTTCCTCAATTCCCTCGGCTACAGCATTACTAGCTATTCCAGAACCAGAGATGATATTATTTATAGGTTCCTTTACTTTTTTAAATGTATTTATAGCTTTCTTTAATACAGAATTAAATGCAGCTTTATCTTTTGTATTATTTGCAGTATAATGTAATAATTCTCTATTTTCTTCGATAAACTTCTTTCCAGCATTCCTTATAGCAGCTCTTTCACTATCAAATCCTAATCCCTCTAAAGCTTTCTGTCCTATTTCTGTAGATTGTATCATCCAAGTAGTAGCACCCATAGCTAAGCCAGCAGTTAAGGCTGCTGTTCTTCTATCATATCCAGCATCTAAAGCATCATTATAAACATCCATTGTAGAAGTTCCGGACATATAGAAATTAGCCATAAATCTACCTAAGAAATTATTTCTTATATTAGCTTTATTTATTGCATTTATAACAGCAGGATCGTTACGGGTAATTGTATTATATAATCCTCTATTTTGAATTATACTACCATCAGAAATAGCTTGTATTATATCATCTCCATATTTAGCTTTTATAGCTTTTAAAGCAGCCCTTTCAGAATTTCCAATACCAAGCCAGTTCGGAATTTGAGCTAATAATCTTTGTTGGAATAATTGACTACCAACGTCTGAGATTAATCTCCCAAAATTCTCAAAGGTTAATATTTTTTCTTGGGATTTATCAGATACACTAGTATTAAATTGATTGGCTTTGGCTTCTATAGTATTTAATATCCCATAATTAGGATTAGGATTATTATTAATAAACCCATCCATCATTTTATATAGAGTAATACCTAGCTTGGTACCTTCTCGAAGTACTAAAGCTCCAGCATAAGCTTGACCTACATATGGGATAAATAAAGGAGCGATACTAGCTATAGTTTGTGCTATAGTAGATCCGATACTAGATTCTTCTCCATCATTATCAAAAAAATCAAATTTATTCCATGTAGAATTTTCTCTAGTAATTACATCAAACGCACTTAATACTTGTTTACCATGAACTTCTCTATTACCAAGAGTTTCGTAATAAGGCATTCCGCTTTCATCTAATTTTATTTCTCCTTTTTTATGTTGTATTAATCTTCCTGTTTCTGGATCAGTTTCTTGTATATCTTTATCATATTGAGCTAAGACTATCGGAGTTTTAGTTACTGTTCCCCAAAATCCTAAATCCTCTGGAGTAATATCCATCCACCTATTATTCTCAGTATCAAAAATTTTATTTTGTTGAGCCCTTTCTCTAGTAGACATACTAGTCATTTCTGTCCCTAGTATAGTATTTAATCCGGTGCTTTGAATAAAAGGATTTTTAGTCTTTATTATATCTAAAGAAATATCTTGTACAGGAGAAAGTTGAGATTTAAAAGGAGACATTATATCATACTGCACTTTGGGAAGATTCTCTTCTGTAAACTGTCCTATAGATAATGTGTTATATGAAGACAGTGCTTTATTATAAAATGTATCAAATGCGTTATCATCAAATTTTCCATCGGGTGCAGTAAATGCTTGAACAATCTTTTCGTTTTGTTTATATTCATCCTTTGACTTCAATTCTATATCATTAGGAGTAACTCCGTTCTGTAAGAAGTCTATATAAGTTTTATCTTGGTTTGAGTAATATAACCCAAACCAATCCTTTTTTTCTAAATTATCCATATTATTTAAATGCAGCTGGATTTAATCCTCCAGTTTGTTGTGTAATTTGATTAGTATTTCTTATTACATTTTCATAATCTAAATTAGATTTAGCTGTTTGAGGAGCAGTTTTTCCAGTAAATAAGATTGACATTAACTCATCTTGTACAGGTAAGAATATAGAGGATTTATATATATCATCGTCGGATATGAGCCAATATTCTGGAGGTACGTAACCATTAGCTCTCAACATTTTATTTTCTAAATTAGATCTAACTCTAGCATACATATCTCTAGCCTTATCCTCTAAATCATTATTTAATCTCTTAGTAATACTATTTAATTGAGTTTCCTTTGCCACTTCTTCTGGAATTAGAGATGGGATAACCATAAATTGATGCATATAAGATAATTGACTTTGTGCTGGTTCTCCGCCTCTAAGTATTAAATGATCTACATTATGTGCTCTGTATATATTTAATTTCTGATCTTCTGTAACTGTAGGACCTATAGCAGAAATTTCTCTATCTGCATCTTCTAAACGTTTTAATGCTTTTAAATCTACTACTTTAGAACCTGTTTTAGGATCTGTTATATATGGTAACCATGTCATCGCTACTCTATCTCCTTCATATAATATCTTACTTAAATCATTCGGGTTTAAAGTAACTCCAGTTCCAACAGAAGCTCCTGAAATATCTACTAAAGAACCTAATCCTCCGTTAGTAATTATATCAGATAAATAATTCTCATTTAATACTTCTCCTTTAGCTCCTATTAATGGTCTAATACTAGCTTTAGCATCAAAAGAATATTTATCTCCTACATTTACTACATATTTCTGATTTTTAGGATCTGATACATAACTCATTAGAGGGTTAATATCAGTTAATCCTCCTTTACCTCCAGAACCACTTCCTGATTTACCTTCTATATTCTCATCTTTTAATGATTGGGAATAAGAGTGATCAGTTCCAAAGATGAGGATATTTTTAATACTTTCTATAGCATTTTCTCTAGGATCTCCAGTATTATTAATAGCAGCTCTTGCGATTAAAGTATTTCTAGATTGTTGATCTAAATTATTCCATATGTAATTTAAAGCAAGATTAGCATTTTTTCTTTGTGTAGCAACTTCCTCAGTTAATTTAAAAGTTCCATCAGGAGCGGTATTTAACTTCTCACTTACAATAGCTTGTAATCCTTTTTCTAATTGATTAGCTCTAGCTTTATCAAAGTAATAATCAGAAGATTGTTTTTCTACTCCTATAGATTTAACAATCTCTTCTATTCGTTTACTTATATCGTTTATATTTAAACTTCCAGCAACCGTTTGAGATAGGCTATTATCAAATATATAAGCTTTACTATTATTCCTTAGAGTTAAGAGATCATTATTAGTTAATACTCTATACTCTTCTCTACTTTCTGAGTATTGATCTGGAGTAATCATAACAAGTTCTCCATTAGAGTTTTGTGCGAATAAATTTCCAGAATAATCTATTGCTGCTTCTGAAAGTGTTCCTTTAGATAGTGCGTGTTCTTTTGCTTGATCAAATATCTGTTTATTATTCTGAATCTCGTTTAATCTAGATACTAATCCTGTATATTGTCTAACGCTAATAGGTTGTCCTAAAAGATCTGTATCAGCAAAGATATTACCAACTTGTTCTGCGAAATAATTAACTTCATTAGTTAATCCTTTACCAACCATTTGACCTATAATATCTTTTAACTGTTTCTGAGAATTATCAATCTTAGTATCACCAGATTTAGCAGAAGAATTAGCTACAGCTGATGTCCCTTCTTCTCTTCCAATAGGTTGAAAGAAAGGAGAATACCCAACCCACGGGGCCAGTTGTCCTCCTTCTTGAAATTTTTTAATATTTAACTTCATATTATTTCTTAATTATTCCTCCAAATCTAAATACTTTAGGATATTGTCCGGATAATCCTAATTTTTGTAAATCTATACTTCTCTTTAATCCTTTAAGTTGTAACTCTTTTTGAGCATTAATAATATTTTTATATTCTGGATCTAAGAATAATTTAGTAGGATCTTTCTTATATTCTTCTTTCTGATATAATGCGTCTAATCTCCTCTGTAAATCTGATGCAGTAATAGAATCCTCTGTAGATAACCTAGCATTTTTATATTGAGAATCTAAGAGTTTTTCATGTACTTTTCTAGCATTATTTGTATTTATATACTGCTTAGTTTGTTCTGTTACATCATGTAAGAATGTATCCCAGATATTAGCATTTTGTCCTATCTTCTGAGCTTTTAAATTCGCTAAAGTATTTAAATACTCTGTAATAGCTAAACGATTTCTATTTGCAGCTTCCTCTCTTCTCATTAAATTATTAGCATTAACTTGGAATGCTTTTTCTCTAGACTGTTGTATAGCTTGTTCATTTGCTAAATCTCCTTGCAATCTTGCTTCTGCTGCATTTTTAGCTACTTCTAAATTATATGCTAATTGTCTGTCGGCATCTGAGGTTAGAGGTGTTCTAGTTAATCCTTCTAAATTTGCTGCTTGTTTATAATAAGCTTGTCTAACTCCTTCATTTCCTTGAATAGAATAATTTAAATCCGTAGGAAGATTTATTAGAGAAGGTCTTAGATCTTTTTTTAATGTTTTATATATCTTATTATTAGCTGCTGTTTTTTGTATAGCAGAAGCTAAAGAAGATATAGTAGTTAAAGGAATACTTCCTAATGACGATTTAGTTGGAAGATAATTTTGAGATTCAATATTAGAACCAGTTGAAGATTTAGTGATAGGAGTATTTAAAGAAGATTTATTCATTGGTTTTAAATTAAAATCAAAAGTATTATTATTTAAAACTCTGGAATCAATTCTTCTTATTCTAGAAGGCGACTTTCTAGTTACAACAACTTCTTCTAATATGTTAGTAGGTGTAACTCCTCCATCTTGGTATTTAATAACTCCCCCATTTTTAAATTCCTTAACTTTTTTATTTGCTTCAATCCATTCTTTAGAGCCTAATTCATATTTATCTCTTTCTTTAAGAAGTTTATTTCGAATAAAGAAGTAGTCTAAAGTACCTCCATCCTTATGTTTTTTAGGTAATCTATCTCCTATATCTTTACTTTTCTTCTTACTTACTGTTTTCTTTTTAGAGGAATGTTTAGATGCGGCTTGATATTCTTGAGCGTTTATACGTTTTCTTAACGCTGCGTCCTCTTCTGCTTTAATTAAGAGATTTAATATTCTTTCATCGTTTTGATTACTAACACTTTCGTTCGGAGTTGTAACTATTCTAGATAAATCTTTATTTTCTTCTTTATATCCTAATTCGTTACGTCTTTTTGTTTCCTGACCTTTTAAATATGCTAATTGTCTACGTTTTTTAGCTTCTTCTAGTTTTTGCTTATTTTTAGCTATTTCTGCCTTTCCTTCATTGCTGTAAATATAAATTTTATCTCGTGCCTTTTTTACATCAGATTTAGTCATTCTACTAGCTCTTCCAGAAGGTTCTGTTAAAGGACGCGTTGTTCCGAAAAGTGTAAATTGCATTTGTTCTAGTATAGAACTATTTAATTCCGAATCTGTAGGTCCTTTTGTTGGATTTACAACATTATGTATTAATTGCTCTTTTTGCTCAAGTATTTCAGATCTGGGAGCTCTTAAATTAATTTTTCCAGGAGCTTTTTCAGTTAAGTTTCCATGATATACTACAGTAGGAGCACCTGAAATTTGTCCGAGATAAATATTATTATCCTCTAATTGTTTCTGAATATTACCACGTCTATAATAAGCCTGTTCTGCTACTAATCCTTTCTGGAAGGATGAAAGTTTATTATTCTTAATCTTATCTAAAGTTTCTGGCGTTAATTCTCTTCCAGCTACTTTAGTTTCTTTTACTTTTCCAACTCCACGTGTGAAAGGATTATACCATTTACCTTTAGGTATTTTTATATTACTTAAATCCTCATCAGTTAAATCCGTATATTGAGATTTTAATTTAGTCTTGACAGTAGTTAATTTATCCTCTGTCGACATCTTATTAAATCCCTCTACCTCATTATTCTTAAATAAAACTTCTTTAGTTTTACCGTTAACATTAACTTCTAGAGGTTTAGATAATTCTCCTGCACCAGCTTTTTGAGTATATAACTTCTTCCCAGCGATATTTCTACCAATACCCGTTACAGCATTTAATCCATTAGCTAACAATCTCCAGTCATTTATAGTTAATTCTTCTCCTGACATTACTTTACCTAAAGCAGTAAGAGAAGTTCCTAATCCTAATGCAGTGAATGCTTTACGTAGTATTGGAGCTGCTGTTTTTATTGCTTTAGTTACTTTAGCTCCTTTAGCCATTGTTCCTAATCCGGGAATTAATGTTGCTGCATCCATTCCTAGATTTAGTATTAAATTTCCAGTATCACTCCATGACCAATCATCGTCACGTTTATAATCAGCAATAGCAGTAGAAATTGTAGATCCTAATCCTGTTGCAGCTCCCACAGCATTTCCTACACCAAACGCAGCGGTAGAAGCTAAGCCAGCTACATCTAATGCTAATGCTGTTAAATCTGCTTTATCTGCTGCACTTAATGATTCTCCAGAGAATACATCTGACATAGAAGCAGATTGTTTATCTTGTAGATCTGAGGAAATTGAATTTCTTAATATTCCACCTTCTTGATATCTAATAGGAATACCTCCAGCAGTAGTTTCTCCTTTAGCTTCATTAGCCCCTAAATATTGACTATTAATATTAAAATACTTAGAATATAAATCAGCCAAAAACTTACTTCCCAAGGTTAAATCTCTCCCTTCAACTGGATTAACATTAAGTTTATTTAAATTAATAGAGGAAATTCCCGGATAGTTTGATGTCGGACTAAATTGTAAATAACCTTGGTTATATTTAAATTCTCCAGGAATTATATCTCCTGTTTTCTTATTAATAGCATAAATACTTTTAGATTTATATGGCCTTCCAGTATTTAAATAACTCTCAACATTTTGAGGATTATTTATTCCAATAAATTCATAATCTTCAACCGCTTGATTATCTCCTATATAAGGATTAAAATAATCAATCCCATATTCTTCTCCTTCCGGAAGATTTAATAACTTAGCTAATTTATAATAAGCATTATAACTCTGTTCCTTATCCCAATCTTTTTTATATTTAATATTCTCAGCATTTTTTCTCCAACTATATACTTCTGGATTATATACATCATTTAAATATTTAACATTACTTCCTACATAATCCTTAATCTTTTCATAAGGTATATAATCAGTATCATACCATCCAGATTTTAACATATATGTAGCTGGGTTAGATTCAAACGGAAAATAGCCTCTTAATCCCACAAGATTCCCAGAAGAATCTATTTCTCTTAACCCTTCTTTAGTAGCTACTATATTTTTTCCGTTAAAATTATAACTTAGAGGAGAGTTTTCTGGTAGATTATTTACTTTCCTTATTTCATCTTCTTCTTTCTTAATTTGTTCTTCGGATTTAGTAGATCCTTGAGTAGAAGAATTTTGTTGATTTGAATCTCCAAAAATATATTTCCATATATAATCACCAAAACGCTGATTATTCTTCTGTTCTTCCCAATCAAATTCTGAATTAGGATCCCCATTTCTACCTTGAGATAAATCTTCTATAAATTGATCGTATTCTTGTATAGATTTAAAAGGAAGATTCTCATATCCTTTAAATGGAGTTTTATCTTCTGATGATAAATACTCATAAAATCTTCTTCTATTATTTTCTAAAGCCCTAATTACATCATCAATCCTTTCAGAAGTATTTTTCCTATTATATACTTCCTGATTAATCTTTCCTCCCCATACGGAATTAATTAATTCTCTAGGATTCCATGACACATCTATTTTATCAGGTTCTTGTAAAGTGTTAGAATATTCAGTAAGATTTAAAAAGTTATTATCTATAGCTTTAGCTAAATAATCACTACTATATTTATCACCTAAATTAAATCCTTCTGAGTTGTTATATTTAATATCAAATCCACTTGGAGTACTATTAATCTCTTGTATATCACCTTTACTTAGAGCGTCTAAAAATCTATTATAAGAAGCATCTACTCCAGATCCTCTTCTTCTATAAGAGTTTTTTAAATTTCGGGAGTCATCAGAACTAACCCAATTCTGGAGTTTTTCTTTAGCTTCTTTTATATCGTATTTTTTACCGTTAATAGTAATTGTCTTTGTTTCTTGCTCTTTTTTATTATAAAGGTCTTGTAATTCTTGCTTCCTTTTATTATATTCTTCTATATTTGAAGGAGATTTACCTCCAGTTTCAAATTTAGGAACTTGTGCCATAGTTAATGATTAAAGTAAAAAAATGGAGTATTATATTTAAATAATACCCCATCTAAGATAATTTATTGTCTTTTCTTTACTACTAATTTAGTACCTTTTCTCGCTAAAACAGGTTCAGTAGGAGCTTCTGCTTGAGCAGCTTGTCCCTGAGTCATTTCGACTAACGCTGAACATACCGCCAATGCAGCTTGACAATCCTGATTATGAGTAGCCTGAGCAGCTAGTTGGAGAATCTGTTGAAAGATTTGTTCTGGACTAGGTTGAGCCTGAGTAGCAGGTTCTGCGGGCATAGTTCCGCCCTCTTGTAAGATTTTTACTTTAAATTTTTCGTTTACTTTCATTTCTTTAATATTTAACGTTAAACTTGTACAAAGTTAGGATTTTGTATGTGAAATTCCTATTGTTTGGTAGTAGATAATAATTCTAAATTATTTACCACCTTTTGAGCCTTTACCTTTAGATTTGCTTTTAGATTTACAAGCCATAGTGTTTAAGATTTAAATTTGTTAGATATACAGTTAGTTATCTAATATATTAGATATTTATTCTTAATGTATTTATTAAATTGCTTTTAATTTACAACCGGACTTAAGTTCTTCTTGATTCTGAGCATTTGATTGTTTCTGTAATAATTTAACTTCATGATTGAGTCTCTTAATTTCTTCTTGCATCTCATGTAACATTTCATCATGCTCTTCAATCTTCTTTCTATTAAATAATACTGCTTGGCCAATTGTTTCTAAATCAAATGTATATAAATACTTATTATCCATAGATTCCGAATCCTTTGCGTTAGTTTTAGTTTTTGACATACCCCAATCGTTTACAAATGTTTTATATAATTCTTTCCAAGTGTCGTAAGAGACATTTAATTGTTTACAGATATTTATATCAGTATCACATAGCTTTCCAAAATTCCCATCTTTATACATTCTCTCTTGAAGAACCATATATGCAGATTTAGATTTAAAATCTAAATTCTTGTTATCTAAAAAATCATATGAAAACATCTCAAAGTTTTTATAGAGAGGACTATCTATATTAAATTTATATAAATTGCTATTTTTAAATCCCCTACTTATTTTTGTTATATGTCCATCTTTTTCTAATAAATCTAGATATTTCTTTAATGTAGGTCTAGAAAGTCCAGATTTTTCTGATAACTTCTTATAGGAAGGAAAACATTCCTTAGTATCTTTATTCATATAATATCTAAGGATTGCATAAACTCCAACTCCTAGATAATTTATTTTTGAATTTGTTATTCCATGAGGAATTTGAACATGTCTAATAGTTGATTTATTATCATTTGTTTCCATAAATTTAAATATTAAATTGTAAAGTTGATTTACATTTGCAAATGTAATAAATAAACTTGGTTATTCAAAATAAATCTATAAGGAATTTTTTACAATACTATAAGGAATTTTTGACAATTAAAAAATCAATATTTTATTGAAAATATTTCTTATTAGCTTTATTTTAATTCTAAATTTCTAGGTAAATTATAATTTATGCTATATTTAACTAAATGTTATATCTTTAACAATCCGGAATTTTTTACACTATCTATATATACTGGGTCGCAAAGCTCCGAACTAGATTTAATGTTTTTATTAAAACACTTCGTGTTTAAATAAAAACTTTGTTTGTTTTATCGCTTATAACTTATTTAAATATCCGTATTTATAAGCTTTATATATATTTAAATATCTAAGATTTATATTTGTTAGATATATAATTATTTACCTCATCTACTCTATTTAACCATCCCTTCAAAAATTTATTTTGAGACGGTTTTCTATCTACAATTGCTTGATAATACTCTTTTCTCTGAGAAATAAATTCTTGCAGTAAACTCCTCGAATTACATAAATTAGTTAATCTAATAGTTGTAGGTCCAATTTTCCCATCCACATCCAAAGAATGTCCTAAATTTAAAATAGCTTTTTGGAGACATTTAACACCATTAGAGACACCCGCATTAACTGAATGATCTAATAGATGGGCAGAGATATAAATGTTGCTTATATCGTCTATTTTACATTTGTTATAAAATTGATCTATATAAAATTGTTCTACTAAATCTTCCAATTCTTTAACTGTTGTTATTATTTGTCCTCTTTTTAAAGGTTTGAATTTATCAATAATCTTCCATCCTTCCCATTTAGGGAAATTAACACGAGATATCCCGCAATATGTTTCACCTCCGGAGTCTAAATTATCTGGATCCATCCAATAACCCGATTCTGAATGTAGTATTAATTTTATAAGAAAATGTTTTTTATTCATTTAACACTTAATTATTTTAATTTGTTTCTATTGTTGGAGATTTAATACTCTCTTTATTCTTATCCCCTAATTCTTTATGTAACAATTTTACTTCATGATTGAGTCTCTTAATTTCTTCTTGCATCTCATGTAACATTTCATCGTGCTCTGCTATTTTCTTCTGATTAAATAATACAGCCTGCCCAATTGCTTCTAAATCGAAGGTATAAACATTCTTCATACATCCAGTTTCTGAATCCTTAGCGTTTGATTTCATTATAGTTATCCAATTATTATTTATTAAATTCTTTTCAATTCTTTTATATGTTGAAAAACTAGTATTTAATATATTTGACATTTCTAAAGGAGTAGATGAAATAGTTCCTCTCCCACTATCTTTATTCATCATTCGTTCTTGAAAAGCTATTAAAGCACATTTTTCTTTAAAGGGAATTTCTTTATTCTTCATAAATTCAAAAGTGTACATTTCAAATCCTTTACTATATAAAGAACTTCCTTTATTAAAAACATAAATATTACATCTTTTTTCTCCTTTTATTATTTTAATATGATCTTCTTCTTCTAATATATTTAAATACTTCTGAATTGTTGGTATACTTAATTTAGTTTCTCCTTGAAGAGTTCTTAAAGATACAAAAGTGGAATAAGTGTCTTTATTCATATATCTTCTTAAATATGCATAGAGGCCAAGGACTTGATAATCTATTTGTCCTTTACATAATCCATGGGGAACTTGCACATGTTGAGGTAAAGTACTTAATTTTTCTTTTTTATTACCCATATTTATATTTTTAACTGTTAAACTATTTAAACAGTTGCGAATATAATAAAATGTAATGATAAATACAAATATAATTAGTAAAATTTCATGTTCAATTTTTGTACAGAAATATTCAAAATTTGAACACCTATTACATAAAATTCCGACCTAAGGGTGCGTTTTTAATTGTATACCTTTCAACTACCTACCAGATTTTATACTATACTAAATATATAATCGCTTCGCAATTGAACTAAATTTAATGTTTTTATTAAAACACTTCGTGTTTAAATAAAAACTTTGTTTGTTTTATCGCTTATAACTTATTTAAATAATAATATTTATATTAATATAAGATAATATATATTATAAATATCTAAAATATTTAAATTATTTATATTTTTCTATTAATGCCTTTAATTCTGGATTATTTTCAATTAATCTAAGCCCTTTTCGTATAGCTTCTGAATATTTAGTAGGATCAGATCCGTTATCATATATATTATATGAATTACTATTATACATTTTTGGATTTTCCTGAAAATATTCTAAAGCATTTTCAAAAGGTTCAAACTTCTCAACAAATTTTTGAGCTTTATTTAAATTAGAAATAATAGTGTCTGGAATCTTATTATCTTTAAATCTTTCCTTTAAATAATTAACAAAATATTCTTCCCCTTCTGGAGTTAGACGATATTGTTCTCCGCCATATGCATCATTATGTATTGTTATATAATCAATTCTTTTTTCTCCAGGTTTTGGTTCTGGTATGAGTTTAGTTAATATTTTTATATAATCAAGCTTTCCTTTTCTATCCGGGTGATCCAATCCAACAAGTTGATCTGGAGTATATGTAGTTCTTTCTTTATAATTTTCAATATTATAATTCATGGCATCTGTAACATCCTTTTTTGTAGCATTTTTACCTCCTAAATATCCATATCTAGAAGGATTAACTCCTAGAGTAGATTCATGATATGATAATGCTATTGCTTTCTCAGGTGTCATTCCCTTAACTTTTTTAGAAGCCTTAATTATATCTATTAAAGGTTGTTTATATATAGGAGGAAGATTGATATCATTTCCATTTTCGTCCTTAATTATTCTAATAACATCTGATTTATCTTTAATCTCTCTAATTCCGTTACTTTTAGTATAGAGAGCATCTTGGAGATCTCCGAATAGAGTATTTAATGCATCAAAAGCAGCTGTCTTAGTGTCTCTTGGATAATTATATCTGATTGCTATTGCCTTATCTTCTTGTTCGGGTGTAAGTTGTCTATTATCAAAAGCTTCTTCCCAATCTTCATTTATATAACTAGTATTATCTCTAAGTTCTTTAGTTGTCATAGGTCTGGTAGATCTATTAATAACTAAATCTCTATATAATTTATGTAATTGTTCCTTAGTATAATCACTCATGTTTTTTAGTAGTTACATATTCCGGATCATTATTATCTTGAATTTTCATGTATTTAAATACAGACTTACCTAATCTCTTATATGCAGAATCGGTTTTTAATTTCTCTGCTTTCTTAGCTTGACGAATTAAGACTCTAGTATTCTTCCTAGAAAATATTCTCTCTCCACCTTTTATTTTATATTGTACTTTACCGTTAGTAGAAAGTATCTCTAGTAAATCCTCTAAATCATCAATATCATTTTCTATTTTATCTTTAGGAGATTCATCCTCTAAATCCTCTAAGTAATCTAATCTTTCTTCAAGTATTTCATCTAATCCCTCAAATTCTACACTTTCTCCAGATCGAATTCCGGAATTATTAGATACCTCTAATACGAATAACACATTCTTTTCAGATATAATACTTGTATCATTAGGCTTCCCTTCTTTATTAGATATTACTTTAAATTCTGGAGAGATGAAGACTATATCTAAATATAAAGGTGTATCTTTCATCCAGTAATTTACCTCTTCTTGTACCTCTGGATATATAAATAGAAGTCCTTGATTTTCTGATAGATTCTCTGTATTCATAAATCCATGTTCTCTCTCCCATTCGTCTATAGCAGTATCACAGAGGTACTCTTTATTATGTACTTTAACTTTTACTACGGATTTCTTTAATTCTGACATAATTATATATTATTTAAAATAAGGATCTTCATTATCAATATAATAATTCTTCATATTATCTCTTAATAAATAAGAACCTATTTTAGGATTAAATTTAATATCTTCTCTTATTTCTAAAGCCTTCTCTCTTTTAGGAATAGTATATTTTCCTGTAACTATTGAGGGAAAGTCGTATGTATCATTCACTTTAATAGTATTATTCTCCTTATCCCATTGGATAGTAAAATTCCCAAAAAGATCTAATCCGGTTGCCCAACGTTGATTCTTATTCGGACGTTCTATATATTTAACAGTTAATCCCTCATTAACTACTTTCGGCTCTCCAGATTCTAGTACCTCTTTTCCGGTTTTATATATCTTTTCCAATCTAGATTTACTAGGTAATTCTGGATATTTTTCTATGTATTTATCATAATTACGTAGAATTTTACCTACATTTAAGGTGTCTACCATAGATTGTACTCTACGGGCTACTGGTTGCGGGATTCCTACATATTCAGCATTTTTAGGATCTTTATCTTTGTCAGCATTTATCCTAGCTTTAGAAGATTTTATTAATCTCGAATCCTTTCCTAAATTTAAATAATGCTTAAAGAAAGCTTCTTCAATAGGAGTGGCCAATTCTTTTTCATCCCGTACTGGAACTGGAGTGTTAGTATAATTTAAATATGGAAGGCGTATGTAATAAGGAGCACTCCAATAACCATCAGCAGGATTAAGGAAGTTGTATACTCTTTCTGCTTGAGTTTGCTTTGCATTGCTTTTTCCTCCACTTTGATACTTCTGTATTAAATAAGAATTTACTTTATTTAAATTTAACATAGTATTATATATAAAAGGTTATATTTAAATAGAATATATTTCAATTCTATTTAAATATACCTATATTATTCAGTTTCTTTAATTACTTTACCTTTATCAATAGTATTATGTAATATCTCTTTAACTAATAACTTCCCAGCTTCAATAGCAGCCTCATCACTGTCTTCTTTATATAATTCCTCTAATTTTTCAGTAACTTCTAATCTAAGAATTAATTCTTCCCGTTCTATTTCAGCTACTTGAGATATCTTATCTCCTTCTTTTAATATAACAGGAATTCCTTTCCTAGATATATCTTCCGTATTTAGATGATGAAGTTCTTTATGTAATTTACCCTCTGGAATTATATTCTTCTCTCCTATTTTTCCGCCATCTTTATATTTAAGAATATTTTTCTGGGATTCGGCGTATTTAACTCTAAAAGATTCCAAGAATTTAAATCCATCCTTTCCAAATCTAATATTATTTAATCCTCCAGATTGTTCTAATTGTAATCTATTAGCAAACATATCAGAAGAACTTATTGATCTTGCGGATCTATCTGATGCATCTGTTAAGATATCATCTATAGTATCTTGATATCCTTGAGCTTTATCCATTTTTTTATTAGCTTTTTTCCTAGCTTTATTGGAAAATAATCCATATTTTTTTCCGGATAGACCTCCAGCATCTGTAATGAATTTACCAGTTCCTGTATAAGAAGAGTTATTAGCAATATTTTGATCTACAGTAAATTTTCTGGATTTTTTTCCGAATGCATTATTTATTAATCCTAATCCAGAAAGATTAAAAAAGCTACTTCCTAAAACAGAATCAACTGTAGTCATTTTATCTGTTCCAATTCCTAATTTTTCTAATCCATTACCTATTAATTTACCTGCCTTCATTACTGCTCCTACGACTGGGATTGCAGTTCCTACAGTATTACTAATAGCATCATATCCAGCATCAAGTCCTTTTGTTATATTTCCCCTCTTACCGGAATAGTCCTTTCCAATTAAATTAGCTCCTATATCTAAAATAGATCCTATATTAGTAGGAGTAACCAATTTACTTAGAGCACTTGTAGTTGAAGTAGGAGTAAAATTAGCTTTAATACTATCCCATAATCCAGGTCCTGTTTTAGATAAAGAAGCATTTTGCAATGCCATTTTATTTAATGTAAGAGGGTTGCTAGCACTAACAGATCCTATCAAAGGTCCTGTTGATGTAACTATACCTCCATCATAAAACTTTTTCATTTTAGTTTATTTAACAAAAACTTATTTCAAACATTGTTTGTAATGCGGTAATAATAACTCTCTTATCTCCTTTATATTTAACTCTAATCTTTATATATTTATCTCTGGGTCTAGTCTCTTCTATTTTTAATTTAATATTTCCCTTATTTCCTTTTTGATATTTAAAAGGTTCTAGAGTAATATTAACGAAGTCTTCCTGATATCTGGTATTACCTTTAATAATACCACAAGTAGACATATCTTTAATAGGTTGGATTCTTCTTAAACTATACTCAGATAATCTATCATCATAGAATACAATAGCAGATTTTCCAGTAGATTTATTATTACAGTCTTTATTATCAATAAATTTTATATAATCATCCGCCTCAGATTCTTCAATTTCTCCCTTCTGTACTAAATAGGTATTTTCTTTTAAATCTGGGATGTTAGAGAAATCATACGCATCTCCGATTACTTCAAATAAGACTAATTCTGGGAGGACGTTATTTGAGATGATAAAGAGGTTTGTAAAGACTTTATGATATCCAACATTCTTATTTACAACAAACTCAAATTCAAATGGGTCATAGGAAAGAGGTACTCCTTTTGAATCTCGTTCTTTATACCATGAGGTCGGATAGATTTTTTCTTTATTATCAAATATTCCAGCAGACCCATGTCTCCAGAAATAAGTAGGATTCTCCCATGTTTTAGAGAAGGTTCTTATATAAACCATTCCAGTATAAATACTACTAGCATCTACTTTCACTTCTTCTGTATTTGAAGATATAGATTCATTCCGTCCTCGAAGAAGTTCTGCTTGAATATTTAAGCTTATATATTTATCCCCTTCAAGGTATTTATTTCTAATATCACTATTAGAAGATTTTAGTACTAACCATGTCTGTTTGTTAGATACTTTATTATTTATTTTATCTTCATGAGTATATAAATAAAAATCTTCATTATCTGGATAGAGGTTATTATTTATAAACTTATAGGTAGCATATTTAATTCTAAACTTCTCAGGATTCACATCTAATTTAATATCCAACAATCCCACTGCAATATCTTTTCCGCTTGTATTAGAAGAAGTTAAATCCGGAATCTCTAGTCCTTTATATGTAACTAAAGGATTATTAATAGGATTTAATATATTTCCCCAACTTACTTTATTCGAATAAGTAGTAGGATCTCTTAATATAATCCCTTTAGCTGCAACTGAACCTTCCCATGTAACTGAGACCTTAGATATATTCCTAGAATCTTCTTTATTATTTGTAAAGAATACATTAGATATATTTTCCGACATTAATGGAATCCATGAATATCTAGTTGTCCATAATTGTAATTTTTCATTATAACATAAATTCCATTCTTTAGTTGTTATAAATTCTCCTACTGGATTTATATCTTGAATATCGTCATAGAAAGTAAATAGTACATCAAATTTAAATTTATTAAAGTGTGTTTTTACATTTCTTAGACCTAAAGTAGTATTTCTCTCCCTTTCTGTTAGTGAAATATTATCATTTAAATACTTTTGAATCTTAAAATCGGATATAATTTCAAACGATTTTCCATTTGTTCTCCAAATTTTTTTAGCGAAAGTATCAACACCGTATACATAATTATCTGTTTTTAATATAGAGTCCTTCCACTGAGATCCATATAATTTAGATAATAAAATAGGACGTTCTGGGAGAACATTATTGGAATTTAAATATACTGGATTATTTAATTCTCCAGCTGTTTGAATTCTTTCATTTATTGGTACAATTCCAACTCCTTTTTCGAATACTACTACTAAATCTCCATACCATTCAACGATAGATGTAATAGTTCCATATTCTTTATTATAATCTCTATAATTATTTAATTGGAATACTCTATAATTATTTTTAAACGCATCAGATATATATATATCAGAATACATTATTCTATTAGAAAAGTCATTTTTTATATATGGAACATCTGGAAGAATGAAATAATTCTTATCTGATGTAGAACTATTATATCCAGAATTATATACTGTACTTTCAGGAATTTTATACTCTCCAGATGCATTAAATCTAGATATAGGATAAAATGTTCTAGGATGTCCATTTAAAGCTTCTTCTGAGGTATTAGATCCATCTTCACATCGTAATGCTAAATTTATATTAGACAGACATTTTAATGTAACCCAATGCCCAATTTGAACCGCATTAACATCTCCTCTATTTATTAATTCTGCTTTTTCCAAATTTAAAGCTCCATCTTCTGAACCAGTATAATTATCTCTCCATGTATAAGGATCTACAATAGTATCATTAGTAGGACTTTCTGGATCTTGAAAATTTCTGCACATTCTATGAGTGAAGACACTTATATAACAATCTCCTCTATAACAAACTAATTCTTCACCCCCTAATGAGTCCCATTCATATCTATCACATATAGAATAATATGGAGACATATCACCGAATCTAGCTTTAAAATAATCAGTCAGCATACTTTCATTATATCCAGGAATCATTATATCTACTAATTTACAGTATGATTGTAACCCTTCAATTCCTACATATGGTCCCCAAGATCCCCGTAATAAATTCTTAGCTTTAGCTTTTTTATCTTCTTTACCGAGATATTTAAATTTATACGCAACCTCAGCTTCACCAGCTCTAGAAGAAAAATCTTGAGTTCCGGATGTTTTTAGTTGAATATTATCATCAATATAAGTTAAACCTATACTTTGATACCAAGATCTATTACTATTGCCTTCTTTATTTCTAGAGAAATTTGGAAATATATAATGTCTATCATCTCCCCTTTGGGTAATATAATTTTCTGTAGTATTATACGTTAAATATGAATCTCTAAGAACAAATTTAGATCCATTAAATATCTGAGAATATAATTCATTATTTAATTCTGCTTCTGGAACAATAGCAGCATATGGTAGAGTATCATTAGAATATAATAATCTATTATTAATATCATTTTCTAAAATACTATCCCCATTACTATTAGCTATGAAAGATTCAGTCATTCCTAACGGTTTACCGTCTCCACGTTTTACTGGAAGAACAGGGATCTTAGAATTTAAATCTAATCCTATAGTTGCTCCTTGACAATATACTGTTGGAATTCGTTTTTGACGTACAAAAAAGAATCCTTTAGTATATTTTTTTAATTCTTTTATTAAATTCTCAGTATCCTTCCAAGTAGGATAATCGGAGTTATTTTCTGAATTCTTAAATATGAATTTAATACCTACTGGTTTATTATATCCATCATAAGTAGAGTTCTTTTCAATACTTAATTTAACTACACCTTTAGCATTATCCAAAGAAGATTTTATAAATCCATTCTCTAAAACTTCTATATAATTTCTATCTCCCGGAAGTTCGGTATCTTTATTCCAATTATATATAGATTCAATTTTTTCAGTATTCTCAATTCCTAAATTCCTTCCCCGGATATTAAATACTGGAGACAATGTAAAGTCATTCATTATATATACTATTCCAAATCTATATATATCTTCCCAATATCCTACTCTATGATAGATATTATATACATTATAATACATTCCGAAGGTTTCTCTACTAGATCCAACTGGTGTGTAATACCCATTATCTAATGATATATCTCCAACCTCATCTTCTGTATAAACTTCTGGAATAATACGCAAAGATAGATCAGCCAATTCTTTATACGGAATAGTTGTTTTATTTACATTACTTAAAAATAATCTATTTTGTACTTGAGCTTGGGATTTAGCATTTTCCACAATACTGTATCGGATATTAATATCATCTAAACTAATTTCTAACACGGGTTCTATACCTGTTATAGTAACAGTACATACAGTATTTATTACAGAGAAGTTATTAACTAATTTATACGCTTTTGTGATTTCTGTTCCATTTTCAGTATTTGTAGATCTTGTATAATATATATTTAAAAAATCATAAGAATCATCTATATTAGTTATAGTGAACCTAATAGTTTTATATGCATTAGTATCTAATATCCCACCTTTTATGGTTTTTATATCACTAATATCTCCTATATAAACAGAAACAATTCCTGATTCAGCAACAAAATCAGTCTCATTTCCATCAGAGTCTTGATATTTAAAATAAAATACATAATTTCCAACCTTTAATTCTCCTCCAGATTCCACACCGTCAAATCTAATAATTGGAAGAGTTTTTATAGTTTTATATAGTTTAGTTTCCCCATCTAAGGAATTTTCATCGTATATATTAGTATCATTATTCCCGTTTCTATCTATAATTTTATACATTCCATTTTCAGTTGGAGTAAAACGAGAATTTATAAGTCTCGGGGGATTTAAATCATCATTAAGTATAAGATTTACGCTTCCGTCATACGATTCTTGAATCTCTATATCAACTGGATTATTTATACTAAAATTTAAATCTTTAGTACTAAAATCAACTAAATCTCCTTTTCTATTAGATGTAATCAATCTTCCTTCATTATTACCTGGATTACTAACTTCGATTTCTTTTTTGCTATTAGTACGAACCCATTCTCTTGGACTTAATGCTTGTCTTGGTGTATATTTAAGAGAAGAGTATTTAGCGGTTGCTTCTGAATATCTACTTTTAACTTCATCTGTATTTATATTACTATTATTAGAACTTATTATAAATAAAGTATCTATATTTTGATCAGTAATATAGATTTCTTTTTCTTTAAATATTCCAGTATCATTATCTATAGGTTCAATTATTTTTAAAGTAGCAGGAACTTCTGTGTCCCCACTTTTTATTACATATCTTCCATCTGTAGCTTTAAGATATCTATTTCCGGATAATCTTAAATTTCTAAATGGATTATATTCATATGCTAAAAACCCTTCCGTTTGAAAAGTTTTATACATAATATCAAATGAGATATCAAAATTTAAAGTTATAAAAGGAGTCATATTTAATTGGTAACAAGTAGCTGTAAATTAGTAGGTATAGTAAATCCAGTGTCAACAGTATTTCCCTTCACAACTAGTTTTTTATTAAATACCAAATAATCTGGTTTTTTATAATCTCCGGTACAACAATTTCCGGATATATTTCTAAAAGCATACCAATCAAATTGTCTATTTTCCCCATTTCCGAAACTTTGTCCTATTAAATGTATATTTCTATCTAAAATACTAAACAAAGGATGTACAGAAAATGTTCCATCATATTTTTTAAAATACAACTTTTCATTGTTAGTATCATACATATTATCTAAATCCTTAGATATATATGTAGAATAACTACTTGCTTCAAGATATATATTTTCAACTTTATTTAAACTAGAGGAAGACAAAGAAGAGCTAAATGTATATTTATAAGGTATAATAGCTGAAAAAGGAGCTTGTGTAGTTTCTATTGGTACATAATTCTTCAATTTTTCTTTATCTGGATCATTATCTGTTTTTCCATATCCAATATAATACTGTTTATCTTTTAATGAGTCTATATATGTATTTATTATTTTAGTAACTTTACTATTTAAAGACTCAGTACTATTAATGTTAATATCTCTTGAAGAAAATGTTCCAGTTAATTTTATATTTCCTTCTAATATAGTATCGTAAGTATTATCGTATTTAATTGTATCAGAATTAGGTATAGTATAAGGATCTTTAGAAGCACCAGATACTTTACTCGCTCTATATAATCCCGAAAATAAATTTTTAAATCCGCTTCTTATACTATCTGCACTTATACTATTTCCAGCTCTACTACCACATACATTTGATACACACATAGAATTATTATAAAATTCTATTATAAAATATGTAGAAGGATAATATGTATCAGGACTATATAATCTTTGACATTCTCTACCATTCCAATCTTGCACAATTGTATCCAAAGAATCTCCATCAGTATCTCCGGCAATTGCTAATATTCCCACTTTATTATTTCCCAATCTAGATTTTAACTTATTTTCTATTGCCGCAAAAGGATTTGCTGCATTCACAGTTTGACTTTTATCAAATCCTCCTTTATTAGAGTCTCTAAGGATCCATTTAGATGAAACATCAGAGTCAGTAGTAAAAATATCATCTAATTCATCTCGAATACAGATCCAGTCTCCACTACCCTTATTATCATGATAATAAGGTATTCCAGTTGCAACTTCAATGCCATTATATCCAAGTAATCCTACAGGTTCCCACTTATTATATTCTATTTTATCTCCTGGAATATCTATAGTATATGTTCCCGATTTTACTTGTTTATTTAAAGTTGCAGTTATAATGAGTTCTCTAACATTTTCATCATTCTGAACTTTATTATCACTTACAACAGCTGATGGAAAAATTAATGGAGTTCCTGTAGTAGTTAAACTATAATTAGATGTATTAGATGAATAGGTTATATCTGCATCTAATATTCCAAAATTAAGTTTATTTATTTTTCTAAGTTTATATTCCGAACTTATTGTAGAAGTATTATTTATAGTTGTTTCGTATTGTATTCCATCATGTTTTCCTTCTAAAATTAGATCAGAAGCTGATGTTAGTGGGAATGTTTCGGAGACACTTCCACTAATTTTTTTATGAACAATAGTTGGACCGGTAACATTCTTCTCAGATAAATTTATAGCTGAATCAGATATAACTGTTATATAATCCTCAACTTTAAGTGTTGAAAAGTTCTTAGTATCTTCTGTAATAGCAGAAGTATAATAAGAATTAAATTGTCCATTTGTGAAAAGAGTATATAAAGCATTATATTCTTCAACCTCAAATTGGTGTTTTTCTGTATCTTTATTAAAGCTTAATCCACATATTCTACATATATAAAAATTATTATATCTTAATCTAGTATATTCAGAATTATATGCATAGTCAGTCTGAGTACTAAAGTTCTTATATATTCTAGTATCATTTCCTAATTGAGGTTCTATTTTATATATCCACGGTAATCTAGGATTAGATATAGAAGAAACTTTAGTATCTATATTCTCTTGAGTAGTTTCTCCAGATACTATTTTAAAATAATCTTCTAATCTTGAAGAATCTAATAATAAATAATAATTAGTGCCAGAAGATTCTAAATAATTATTTTTGAAATTTGTAATAGCAGAATCTATATCTTCTACCTCTTCTCCGTTTTGATAATAATAAGGTTCTACTTTTAAATCCTTATCAAAACAATCTATGGAAAAATTATAAGATCCAGAAATAACTTTAGATAGAGGATATATAAGAGATGCCTTTGCGGATACATCATAAAATTCTATATACATTACATCACACTTATTTAATCCGTTTGATGTTCCTCTAACAAAGAAGTCTGTAGTAATAGTAACCCTTTTAACTTCTCTTCCTTCTATATTAGTAGTACTAGTAGTAGAATATCTCCATATATTAGATTCTTTACTAGTTAATAGATCTCGATAATTTAATACTGTTGTATATTTAAGATTCTCAAACCATTGGAATCTTGAATATGGTTTTATAGTTATACGTGTATCTTTTTCTTTACTTAATTTTAATAAATTATGTTTAATTGATATTACGGGTTGTGGAATATTCTCTCCGGGCTTTAAAATATACTTGGGATCTATTTCTTCACCCTCATAGATACCTTCTTCATCTTCATCTTTTTCTATTCTTACTCCATATACATTATTATAACTATCACTTTCACTATTAATAATAAGCTCTACATCATAATCATCCTTACCATTTTCAGTTACATCTCCTATCTCAATATTAAAAAAATCAATAGGTTCTATCTCTAATACTATAATTAAATATCCATTAAATCTAGAACTATATGTATTATATAATGAGGGATCCTGAACTGTTTTTAATTGAATATTACCTCCAAATGCTTCGCCTTCTGTATAAAAAAACTTTCTAACTTCGTTTGTAAATACATTAGTTTGATCTTCTATATAAGTAATAGATCCATTTTCATTTACAGTGGCAAGATGTAATGAAAAAACTCTCCGTTGAAGTTTCCCGTTACTGAATGTAGTATTATAATTTTTATAAGTTTCTATAAAGTCATTTATTGAAGAGCTGTTACCACTAGGAGTTATATAAATCAGAAATTTATCTCCAGGTCTTAAAACCATTCGCTGTAGTAAAGAAAAATCAGCTTTTAAATAAGTAATTTGTAATCCTTTACTCTTCCCTTCTGGATATAAAGTACTATCAAGTATATCAGTATCTATATCATCCATAGATAATTCTTCCGAAGATATATTCCTTTCTGGAGATGGAAATGAACCTAATTCACATTCTCCAGTAAGAGGATTCATCGATGCTATATATATAATCCCTCCATATTGCTTTACCCCAAGAGGTATAAAATCTTTCTTTAATGCACAAGACTCAACTCTTCCATTTCCAGAGTCATTTTGTAATATAAACTCATTACCATCAAAAGTTATAATCGTTCCATTTAAACAATCTGTTAATACTGTATTCGGAACTACAGTATCATTCATATCCATTAATAATCCTCCATTAAAGGAGTTTTGAGCTATTTCCATATTAAAATTCCGTTAAATCTTCTCTAGTTATATTATCAATTTTAGTAAATTCATATCCATCAAAAGATCTTTTCAAGAAATACTCTGCATCTTTAGTAGAATAATTCTCAAAAAATACCTTATATCCAGGAATTCCGTATAATTTAACTCTAAAGAAATGATCGTAGTTTAAATTAAGCAAGCACTCATCAAGCACTCTATATAAGCATACATCCCCAAAATTAAACGTAATATTTCTTTTATTTAAATAAATAGATTTAAACTTCTCCTCAGTTAATCCAAAATAACAATACCCCCACCATTTAGTTCTACGCTGTCTATATAAAAACCTCATCTTAGTAATCATCTTACTAATAGCATATCTAATTTTGTGAGCAATACTTTGAAATGTAACTCTTCCAATGAGAAATTTAAACATCTTACCATCTATTTTACTAGATAAATAAACATCACTATTATTAGATATTACATAATATAAATATCTATTCCCATATTTAATAATAGTAGTTAAATCTTCTATACTAAATTCCGGAAATTTTTCTTGTAATATCGGGAGATAATCCTTTAAATACTTAATCTTATTAGCCATACTTATTACCACTATTTACATTATCAAAAAATTCTTTAGTTAAGGAGTAATTTAACATTACTCCTCTAGTTAAAGTTCCTTTTTTACCTTTCTCATAGAATAATTTAATTTGTGGGTATTTATACTCAGAATCAAAATAATTGTACATTGTATTTGTAGAAGTCTTTAGATGATTTAAAAGTTCTTCTCCTTTAAGTATTTCAATCCCTAAAATCATTCTTTTTCTGGTTGTAAATACGAAAGTAGTACTATTTCTGATAATATCCAATATTACTAAATATAAAAAGTAAATATAAATTCTACAACACCATAATCGGAGTTCTGCACCATTTTTATAATTCTTTTTAAGCATTTTTCTAGATACCTCTAACTTCTTTAAATCGAATTTTTCAAATAATTCAGGTGCGGAGAATGTATAACTAAGAGAAGATATTGTTGTATTATTATATTTCATTACCTCTCTGGTTTAAATGATTTTCCGTAAGATTTTCTATCAAAGCTAGTCATTACATCTAAAATCCTATTCATATCGTTTTGAGATACTTTTTCCGGAACTCTAGCTCTTTCACATAACCTAGCCCATTCTAATTTTATATTCTGAGCCATTTGATATGTATTAGGATCTCTAGTTCTAATAGCTTGTTTATATAAATCTGTATAAGCACAATATGCTGCAATTGCTTCGGCCTCTTTAGAATTTATATAAGGAAATCCTTCTTCATCTAGAATTTGTTTCCTATATAAAACTAATACATTCTTATAATCTTTATCAAATAATAAAGTATTTTCCCTCATTTGGTAATTTAATAATACTCCATAATCATATAATAAGGATTTATTATATTTCCAGTATTCTATATACCGTTCTATGTAATTAGTAATAACTTGAGGCCAACGTTGTTTATTAGATGTTTTTTGAGAGTCTATAAAATTCCCAAACACTGCTTCGATACTAGTAACATCACATGGGAGTTCTAATTCCCCGTTTACAACGTCTCCAACAAATTCCTTTATCTCAGTTTGTTTATTTCCTATCTTATCATATGCAATCATTCCTGAGGATTCAAATTCTAATTGGTCTATATTTAAACCATAATTAGTTTGAATATATGTATATGCTGTGTGGAAGTTTAAATTCTTCATATGTTAATTAAATTTGGAGTTTCTGAACCTCTATAATATAAAAATCCTTTATATTCGTGATTATTTCTTCCGTTACAATAGGTACTAAAGTTTCCTAAACTATATCCAAGTTCCATAGCAGCTTGTGACATATTATCCCATTCTCTAATAAACTCTCCATTTAAAGAATATTGTTTAACTTTAGCTCTAGCATGTTTATTTTTTATATTAATTGTATCGAGAATATCATCAAAATCTTCTTTATATCTCCAAGTATAATCTCCACAATAATTTCTATATCCTCTACATACTTCCCCTATTGTACTATCTTTCACCTTATAATATACCGCTGCTTTATGAATAGATGGCCATTCTCTAATAAATTTACCGTCTAAAGAATATTGTAAAATAGGTTTTGCTAATTCTGACTCATGTGTTTCATAGAATTTTGTTATTGACTCTGAAAGTTTTTGTTTTGTTTCTTCTGTTATAACATGTGAACATGTATTTCCACCTCTATCACTATTATAACCATTATAAAAAGAGTCAAACATCTCTATATATTGTATTTCTTTCTGATTTAACAAATCTCTAACTTCTTCTTTTACATAAGATTCTACAGCAAAAAGAATTTCATACTCAAAATTTTTTGGTCCATATTTTTTTCTAGCATTATTTATTTTTGGACCTGCATAACTTTCATCTTTTTCATTTAAAAAATCATTTCTTCTTCTTTTCTCATTTATAGTTTGTCCTATGTAACATTTTCCGGAAGGAGAAGTATATTTATAAATTACTCCTCTAATTAATTTATTTTCCATATATTTCTATAATTATATCATGGTTTAGGTACTTGATCGTTTGGAAGTTGTATTGTGTTTAAATTTTTGTACCACCTCACTTTTTTTTCCGTAATCCTTCTCTTAATATCATTAGTCAAGAAGTTCATATTAGATACCTCTTCTGCATTACAACAAGTAAATTGTTCTAATTGTCTAGGATCTTTAAATACGGCTATTATAGATAGTGTTTTAATCAACGGAGCATTAAATATATAACAATCATACATCCCATTTTCATTAGGTGCTGTATCTATATAAATATAAGGCTTTCTTCCTAACCACCTATTATATTTATGGTACTGATAAGATATATCAGTATAAATTTTAAACGGAGTATTTCTATCAACAGTTCCGAAATACTGAATAGCGTCAACTCCCAAATCTGTGACAATTTGAGGAATCTCTACATGAGGAATTTTAGTCTCCCTAATATTTAAATTAGGATTACATAAATTACAATTCTCTATAGGTTTACAGTCTACCTCTAAACAATTAATAGATGTAACTAAATCCTTAACCGGAAGAAGTCCTTTTAAAGCATATTCTTTTATTATAGTTAACCTCTCATCTATTATATCATCCTCTAACTGTTCAACGGATAAGGATATATTAGATGTAATACCTCTTAATCCTGATAAAATATCATTTAAAATCGCAGAGGCTAATTTATTTAATTCCATATAGTATAATATTTAAAAAGGCAGATAAGAATATTATTATCTTACCTGCCTTTTATTAAATAATATATTTTCTTATATTAAGCTGTTACAGTTACATTAACAGTCAATACTATAGCAGCTCCTTTTTTATAGATTACAGCTACAGTAGGATTTGTAGTAGCTTTACCAGTAATCTCTATTCCTTTTACCGTAACCTTGGTAGGATCGGTAGAAGATACAGAATCATATTCGGTAATCTTAATATCTACATATTTCTTCTCATCTACTTTCAATGTCATAGTCTGAGTAGCCGCATCCGTACCAGCATTATCGGAAGCTTTTTCTACATCATCTATAACTACTCCAGCAGCTTTTACAGCAGTTTCGAAAGTATCTGAGATAGAGGTATTAACCCAGAAAACAGCTTTAGTGATAGATACTAATTTCTCACCTACAGCACCCATACCAGTATGATCTCTTTCACACTCATAATCAAATACGTATTGATTATAAGAAGCACCCGGTACAATCTTAGAATCATCATTATCCTGATTAAAGATTCCAGTTCTAAGAGAGGTTTGGATCTGTACATTTTTCAACATCGTCCAATAAGTACCAACACCTTCTTGAGCAATTTGGGTATTAGTTCCTGTTAATATAGTAGTGTATACGGGTTCTTTGGGATAATAATTACCTAAAGCAGCAGTACTAAAATCTTCCAATTTCTGTACTTCCAACACATTAAATAGTTGAAATTCATTGGCAGAAGTTATAGTAATTACAGCATCTGCAACAGTAGCTTTAAATCGTAGATTATTATAGAAATTACCTTGTTTCTTTATAATATCAACCAATTTACTAGCAATATCAGCAGCAGTATCGGTATTTACTACATCTAAATTTGCATAAAACATTCTCCGACGTCTGTCATCCATAGTTTCAGCAAAATAAGAATCAGCAGATCCAGAAAGCTGCATACCAATAGCTAATCTAATATGATTTATTACTCCAGCAGTTGCAGGTTTAACTGTATCTTTAATAGTAATTTTGGATATAGATACTTTAGGATCTGAGGCAGTTGTTTTATATATCTTACCACCTTTAATATATGCAGTCTTATAATCTCCTACTCGAAGCACTCTAAAACCACTCTCTCCATTTATCTGATTATCGAACTTATCAAGTCCACTAAGCGAATCTTTCGCACTATTAATAATTACTTCATTTACAAATTCAAACATGTTTATAAATTTTATTTATTAGGGGAAATAGGTGGAGTTATTGTTTGATTAACTATAGGATTAGTGTTTAACCTAGGATCTCTATGTCTCTCTAAAAATAATTTCACCATAATATTAATTATCTCGTAACATACATATTTAGGAAACTCTAAGTCCTCCAGAATCTCATCTTCACTCTCTAAATCATTTACAGTTAGACTCAATTCGTTAGGATATTTAATATAATCTATAGATATATCTGAGATATTTATATTCTTATCTTCTCCATAAAACAGCTTTATAATAACTGGAGTTCCAGTTTTAATTTGTCCAGAATCATCATTATATATATAATAATAAGGTGTTTTATATGAAGGTTTAAAGTAATAATTATTTAATATCCCAGGATATTTATCAGATGTTAATCTTCTTGCTCCCTTCTTAATTATTGAATTAGAATTACATTTAGCATTAGGGTTATTAAATGTAATTACACAATTTTTAAGATGAAAATAATCGCTAGGTAAAGTAAATAATGTTTTATCGTCATCTTTACTTATTATATTCCCTCCAGATAAAGTGGCAGTCATATTTAATACTCTAAGATCATCATCTTCTTGTTGGTTCATATCACAAAAGTTATATTTAGTATTTATATACTGAATAACACTTTTATAATAATAATAATTAAACTCGTCTAAGAGCATACTGGGAGCTTTTTGTTTTTCTAATTCTATAAGTACTGCTTGATAGACTTGTTTTAAATTCATATTATATATTATTTACTACTCTTACTAGTAGGTTTACTTTTATTCTCTAATGGAAGTTTTTCGGCATTTTCTAAATCTTTTAATATTTCAGAATCAGACTTAGAATCATCCAGAAAACCCTGTGTTGTAGATACCTCATTCTGTGCTTTTAAATCTTCAATTCTTTTATTATCATCGGAAATAGCTTCTATAATTACATCCTTATCCTTTACAGAAATCTCTTGAATTTCTCTTAAAATCCTATCAGTAATAAGTTTATTCTTAGGATTTTTCATAAAATCAATACAAGAATCAGCATCTCTACCTATGATATCATTATCATTATATGTATACAATCCTGCTTTCTGTCGTAAAATACCTTTCTGTTTAGCATATGTAAATGCTATTAGATATTTAGTATCATTACTCTCAAATAAAGAAATAATTTTATCAGCGTCTTTTTTAGCAAATTCTGTTAGAAACTCTTCAATTTCCTCATCGTAAGCATCTTTTATATATTTACCTAAAAGCATTGCTCTAATTCTTAAAGCGTCCCTTGAAGCATTATAAATATAATTTAGTGCTTTATTTAATTTTCTTGAAGCCGTATTACGTTTTCTAGTATCCTCAACAATCCTTTCTACATAATAAACTGCTTGAGGTCCGATTTTTTCATTTGGTCCTACTAACATTTTACCACTTTCATCAAATTTCCCTTTACTATCAAAAATAAGATCAGAAAATTTAATAGCTTCCCATTGTTTAGATTTAACAGGATTACTTAGATCAAACTCATCCCCATCTTTAATAAAGAATCTATCAGTAGTTCTAACGAAATAATCCAAAGGATCATCATCTTTACCTAAGATAATATTTCCAGACGAATCCACATTTCTGACACAAGAAGGAAATTCTCTTGTTAATGGATTCTTAACTGGGGAAATTGACATTCCAGCATGATTAGGACCAAAACGGCTACGTAAATGTATTACCGTATCAAGTTCCTCTTTTAAAGCAGTTGTACTTATACTCATATTCATTGATCATTAAATAGTTTAAATTTAAAATAAAGAGGGTTATTAGCCCTCTTTATATTTTATTTATTATAGCGGATTCTGTCTAAAGATAACAGAACGATAGGGTGCGTATACTGATACGCCGCTATATCCCCAATAAATCATTTTCTCGAGCCTCCTAATCGCTTTTGATCAAGAATCTTCATGTTTCCATGAAGGATAGACTATATTATCACTTCAAAGAAGTGTCTCCTCTTTCGAACTTATATAAGTTCTATGCCTATTTAACAGGACTTACTAGTCGTTGAACCTTTTTCTTTATTTAAAGAAACTTGGCTGCGGATTGTCTAATATTTAACCTTGTTACTATACCGAAGTAGTTACCTTCGCCATATAATTATCACTAATTATATTTAGTAGTTAAATCTCTAAAGATGTTCCCGCAATTTAGGAGATTAGGATCCAAAATGATTCAGATCCTGCAACTGGTGTGCTGGCGGTTCCTCCTGAGATACCATCGATCCCGCCTCAAAGGCTATTTTCTTATATTTTCATATAAGTTAGACTATATCATTAACTTGTTATAAGTTTATTCAATATATTTAAACACAAACCCTTTACAATGTGAAGCAGTTCCTTTAAGAACCTTGCTAACATTAGCATATTGTTTTCTACATTCCCTAACAGTATCAAATGTTTCTAATAGATTTCCTTCAAAATCATATCTTCCTACTTTTCTTTTTTTACATGGATTGAAATTTTTGGGAATTTCTAATTTATCTACTTTCTCCCAAGACCAAAAGTATCCACCACAACTTTGATTTAGATTTATAGCATTAGATAATCTATTTTGTTTTAAATTACAAAATTCCTTAGCTTCTTTAGAATTTTTAAAACTACGTAAAAAATTACCTTCTAAATCATACTGATAGATAGGGTCATTACTTCTTTTTCTTTCTTGAGATTTTATTGGATAAACATCAAATTTTCTATCGGAAATATAATATTTAGATATTTTAGTTCCTAATTTTACAGCTTTCTGTATTGAACTAAGATTAACATCTAAGTATCTAGCTGTATCAGACATAGATTTAAATTCCATGAAAAATACTCCTTTAGAAGTATATAAATAAGTTGATTTCTTTTGTAAAATAGGTTTGTTAGACAGATCTAGTTTATCAACTTTTATATCAGACCAATAAAATTCTCCACTCATACTTCCATTCAATACTGCACGCCCAATTGCAGCTTCATGAATATGAATATGATCAGATGCCTCTTTAATACTATTAAAAGATCGTAAATAGTTTCCGGATAAAGAATACTGGTATATAATTTTATTTAATAATGGAGGAGTATCTCCGCCTAATGTAATATTATATGTATCAGATCTTCCAATGAAATTTTCATTTACTAAAAATCTTTCAATATTTTCTGCTTCTTCTCTTGTATTACATATAAATAATGTAACTCTAGAGAAAGCATCAAATCCGTATTTCTTAACAGCACTCTGAAAAGGAGTTTTTGGATGTAGTATACTAGATGGTTTATATATATTTACCCCATTTCCCAAATATCCATCAAATTTATCAGGATTCTCTGTTTCATGTATTCCAATATAAATTTTTCTGTTTTTATTATTTATTGTTAGGTATACTATAGTTTTCATATATTGTGTTTTTACTTATACATTAAGTTATTTCCCATTTCGGAAGTAAAACTTCCTACGTCTATCCAGACTAGTCGTTGAACCCAATTTTGGAGTTTACATAAGTCTTACATATCCCAAAACCTTGGCTGCTGATTAGCATGTAATATTTATATTATTTAGCTTTCCAGCAATTAGAGAAATTTATTTTTCTGCATATCACTATGCAGCGGCGCAAGCGGATCTATTTACGCCAATTACATCAGTTTTTATCATATCACAGCCTTTGAATGTCCAAGATTCAATAGCTGGTTTTCCGTTAGCTAAGTCCGGAGTTAAGTCAAGAATAAATCCAAATGCTTGATCAGGATATTCTATATTTAAAGCTTTATCCGGCATGAAGGTGATCGTATTACCCTGATATTCATAGCTAACAAAAGTATTACCTACTTTAACACCATCAACCGTTTCACCTACTTTCTTCTTCATACCAGAAGATTTACTATACATCAAAGTAGCAGTAGGAGTCCACCTTCCAATTTCATTCATCAAGTTATCACCAATTTGATTCCAGAGTAAAGAGTTACAGATTAATACGTAATCATTACCTGTCAAATTCTTTGCCTTAGAGGTCAAGAAACTTAATGCTTCTTTAAAGTGTGAAGTAAGTAATTGGTCGAAAGAGATTAAGTATGCATATCTTTCTATTTGAGGAATTATCATTTATGTTAGCTTTATGTTACCATAAAGATCAGACTATATCTTAATCTTATATATTTAATTATTAAGATTCCCTCCATTTCGAGAAATTTTTCTCTACTCCTTATCGGATAGTCGTTGAACGTTTCTTATAAAAGACTTCGCTGCTGATTGTCTTTATATTTAAAGATATTCCAGCAATTAGAAGGGTGTTTCAGTATTTATCACTAAATAAAGCGGCAAATTTCTTACCGTCGCCTATATACACTATTTATACTTTATATCACTATAAAGATTAGACTATATCATCAACTTATCTTGTAACAATTATTTTTATTTAATTATTTAAGTTGTTCCCTGCTTCCATATATAAATATGTACGTCCGAAGACTAGTCGTTGAACTTTCATTAAATATGATATAAATATATACAATATTTAATGCTTAGCTGCTGATTGCCTTTAAGTAGCAGATTAAAGATATTCCAGCAATTCAAGGAATTTAATTTATCATACTGTTTCCAGTATGCGACCCATGTTTAACATAGACGTTTGTTAAAATTTCCCAGGTCTCTGCGTTTGCGAATCAATTATAGTCGGTTTTCCGTTCTTATCCACATTACTACGTGCCCAAAGATCATGTTTAGCTTTAACTTCCAAGAAATTCTCAATCAAGGTCTTTTCCATTGAAGTCATAGTAAACAATTTCTCACTTCCCTTAGTCTCAGTATCACTAATTTTCAAGAATACATCTTCATTAGCTAAATAAGCTTGAGATGCATCAATATCATTTCTATGTAAGGTCAAGTAGTTACGATGAACCTCCATATTAGACTGATATTTTGTGGTCATTTATGTTAACTTTACATCACTATAAAGATCAGACTATATTTTAATCTTAATGTTTCTAAGATTCTCTCCCTTTCGAAATATTAAATTTCTACTCTATAACAGATAGTCGTTGAACGTTTAATAATATTTATCTTAAATATTATTACTTCGCTGCTGATTGTCTTTATATTTAAAGATGTTCCAGCAATTAGAAGAGTTATCATTTATTTATTACTAAATAAAGCGGCAATACAAAATTCACCGAAATCGTGATAATCAAATGGATGAGCATTTGATAAGAAGTGAGTAGTCATACCAGGTTGACACGCAGAAGTATCAAGATACGACATATAATCGGTATCAATCAATCGAACAGTATATTCATAATATTTATTACTTCTCCAAATTGGACGAGCAGTAACATAACACTGTTGATGTGATTTATCTATCACGAAAATATCATGTTTATCATAGTATTTTTCTTTAAACAACATCCGAATTTCAGTTCCTCCAACACCATCGCCTTCTGGAACAGCAACAAACGGAATACGTTTAATGAACTTATTCTATTTAAAGAATTTAGACTATATCATTTACTTATTAGTATGATATTTAAAGATATAATCTTTATAATATTTATCTCCCATCTGGATATTCTTTAATTTATTTGATGGGATATTGTATTTTTCTCTTACTTCTTTTATATTATCTAAAGTCTCTATATAATTTCCATATTTATCATACACATCAATTATCATTCCATTAGAATAACACTTTTGTGGAACTTTAAATACTTCTGTAGTAGATATGTAATAATCCTTATACCATCCCTCGTTATAAGATAGTATATTCCGAATTTTAGCCCATGAATGAAGATTTATAACCTTCATTACTTCTTTCCCTTTAAATCTTCCTATATAATTTCCTTCTTTATCATATACATAATAAATAAGATTCTTACAACTTATCCTAGCCTTCGGAATAAATTCATCTACTAACTTCTTAGATATATAATATTGATTCTGTACTAAAGACTGATTTTTAATAGCTTTACTTATATCTAATATTCCTATATATTCAGCACATTCCTTTTCTGATTGAAACTCATTTAAGAGCTTCCCTTTTTTAGAATATAAATATACAGAAATAGGTGGATTAGATTTCTTACAATATTTAATAACATCTATCTCTGGTTCTAATGCCCAATAAGAATTAAGAAATTCACATTTCTTATCTACAGCATATTGAAATTTTTTAGGAGATTGTCCGTAAAAATCAAATGCTTCTAAAGAATATTCCCATTTCTTTTGTAACTCTCCAGATGTATTAAATTGATAAATTGTTTTATATAAATCTGTATTTAAATAATTATAAGTATGATCCGCTTTTAAATACTCAGTGTTTATTAACTCAGATTCTTTATTATATGCCTCTTCTAGAGTATCATAAATATATAAAGTAGTTCTCTCAAATGCTTTTGTTCCATACTTTTTAACTGCATACTGGAATGGAGTTTTTGGGTACATATAAGTACTTGGTTGGTTTATATAAACTCCACAACCTAAATACCCATCAAAAGTATTAGGATCATTTGTTTGATGCACTCCAATATAAATTTTATTTAACTCTCCAACTTTAGATTTTAAATTTTTAGTAAGATATACAATATATTTCATAAGTAATTCAGTTTTTTAATCTTATTTAAATAATAAGATTTACAGGTTTCCCCTAGTCGTTGAACACTGTCTTCATCAAGACCATGCTGCTGATTATCTCTAGTAGCAGTAGAGAGTTCCCAGCAATTTAAAGAATTTATTGTGAACCTCATCGATTCACATCCACATCCCATTCAATAGCAAAAGCATCAATACTCTTACGTCCGGGTTTAGGAATATCTTGATAAACCATATTTTCGATTCTTTCAGTCAAAGCTGATACAGTATGTCCGGGACATAAAGAAGCAGCAAGACCTACTCTATGAGTGATTCGTCCCAAGAATTGAGAGAAATCATGAAAAGTTCTAGAGCCATTCATATTGGCCCGATTTGAAATGTATTCTGCTACAAACATTTTAAATTAAATTTAAGGTCTAATCTAACCTTTTAAGTTAAGAAACTCTTTTAAATCTGAATTTTCTATTTTAGTATCTTTACTTGTTGATAGACTAGACGCGTTATTACTACGTTTTCTATTTTTAAGTTTATTTAATTTTTCCAATCTATTTTTAAGATACTCTTCATCATTAAGTACATTATTATAATGTTCATGAATAGCTTCAATTAATTCATCTCCATGAGTAGCATAAAATGCTAATTTAAATAATGTATCCGGATTATCTAAATCACTTGCAAGCTTTGTTCTTCCAGTAATTTGAGGCTTAGTTATATAATCCATTGTACTATCTATATCCGATTCCTCAAGGTCAAAACCTCCAATAGTCTTAATATTTTTTCCAGCCTCTCTAAGAGTACCTATTATCTTATTTAATTCTTCTTCTGATAATTGAGAATCTTGTTCTTCTTTCTGTTTAGCTTCGGCAGCTAATCTTTCTTCTTCTGCTTTATATATCTCACGTAATTTATTAACCTTTTTCTCAAAAGATTCAGAATTTTCTTTAGCTTTATTTACTTCATCAACTAATTCATCTTCTGTTAAAATATCTCCGTAATTATTTTTCATATATAAAGCATATATATCCTCATCTGATAATTCATCTACCTTATAAACGGCTCCTTCATTTGCTAAATATTCCTCAATTCCTTTCTGTTTGTAATAATTTACTAAAGATTCGGAGTTAAGATTATTTTCACGCATAAATGTAAGAAGATTTATCTCATCGTCGTCTAGGTTATAATCATCTTCTTCTAAATTAAGAAGTTCTATTTGTTCTTCTCTACTTAACTCAGTAAATGGGACACTGTGAATTACTCCAGTTTCAGTATCCTCTATTTTTATATTATTAAAATCTATTCCTCTAGATTTAAGAACAGACTCTAATAAAGATTGTTCGTCTATAACAGGAGAAGTATTCTCCTTTGTATTAACTTCCTCTTGGGAAGTATCTTTTTTATCATCCACATTCTCCTCAGATGATTTTTGAAGAGTAGATTCTTCGTCTAATGAGTTGAAGATATCTAAATCATTTTCATATTCCATATACAATATTTATTATAGAAGTTCTATATATTCCCCAAACTCTGCTAAAGACTTCTTTCTAATATTAAAAGGAGTGGAGGAAATAGTTTCTTTAAGAGAATTTTTATATTTATCATCTAATTCAAATGATTCTGATTCTATATTCTCTTCTAAAATTTTCATAATCTCTAAATCTCTTTTAATTGTAGATAAAGTTAAAGCTTTTTGGCTCGGAACTTCATAACAAAATAACATCAAACTTACATAATTAGCCGGACGCTGTGCATCCACTTTAATGTCAATAGGCTTATTTTCAATAATCATAGTTCATTAATTTTTAGTTATTCATCCACAAAAGTAGATAATATTTGTATGTAATACAATAAATAAATAAAAATTTTATTTTTTAATTTTATACGATTGTATCTTTATCTTATCTTTAAAACAATCAGATGTTGCAGTAATTTTACTAATATAATGATTCCGGAATCCTATTGTATTATATCCGAATTCTTTTCTTTTCCTAAAATTATACCAATATATAATATCTCTATAGTCTATTATAGTTATATTTATATCAAAATCTAAAGAATCTATAGTAAGATATAATTTCTCATTATTAATTTCCAGAGTTTCATGTAATGTAATACAATCAATAGATTTAATTACCGGAATACAAGTGTCTTTTATTACTTCAATATTATTTAATATAGTATCTCTAATTATTTTAGTTGTGTTTATATTAGCTTTAATTACATTGTCTAATTGTTTAATCTTTAAATCTTTTTTCTCTAATTCCGATTTAAGTAAAGAATCCTTTGATAAAATTATTCTTTTAAATTGTTTCTCTGTTACGATATGTACTTGTTGAAGAGAATCTATTGTACATAATTCTGAGGTATGAATATCTTTTAAATCTCTAATTTCTCTAGATTGTTTATCTACTAGTTTTATTAAATATATTAAGGATATGATAAAGATTCCTAATGTAATATATTTAATTAGTATTGTTTTCATTATTATTAGATTTATTTACATTCTTTCTCCATATAGATGTAATAGTGTCAGCTCCTAATAGAGTAGTACTACATATGAAGAGCATATCTACTATTTCTGGGGATTCTATTACTTTTACTGTGCACCATACACATATAAATAAACAAACTATCCACCCAAAAAATCCACATACTCTCTTAGAACTTAATCCAGAATGAGCTGTGAACATCTTAATAAAGAAATTATTACAGTTCATCTTATTTATTTAATAAAGTATTTAATTTAGATAGTATAAGAGTTAATAATTCATTATTCTCTTTTACATAATCTAATATACATAGTATTTGTTGGGATTGAGGACATTTATCACATCCTTTACATTCCCTTAAAGAATCTTCCATATTATTAAGCGTCTATTGTTAAATATTCTATAACCATTCTAGGATTATTATAATCTATATTACCTTCTTGTATACCTCCAATTTGTAGTCCAATAGAATCTAATGGAATAGCATTAACATTTCCAAAATCCCATAAAAGTACTCTTATACTATTTGATTCATTGATATGATATAATTTATTATTTATATATTCTATTGTGAAAATATTAGCTTCTCCCATATTTCCTCCATATATTATAGGATGATTAATTGGATCAGTATTTCCATTAACGTCTTGTACTACTATTTTAGTTGTTGAGTTAGTAGTATCTGTACTTCTTAATATACTTAAATACTTTCTATCATTAGTATCTGATACTAAAAGAGTTAATAAACAATTATAAGAATTTTCAGAACTTCCAATAGCAGTAATAGTATATCTAAAAGAAACTCTCCAATTATTTTTTCGATTCTCAAATAGATTAGCTATTGATATAGATGAATAATCTTTCATAAACATAGCTCCATAACTATTATGCTGAATTAATCCTAATTCTCGAATAGATGAAGTAACAGAAGATGTAGTTGTATTAGATACTCCATCATATAAAAAAATCTGAGATAATATTTTAATTATATCATCATCTGCTGGAAAATCATATAAACTATAACTACTAAGTGGAGTAGGATCGGCTCCAGAGAGAATAGCTCCATCTTTATGTATAAAATTCATATTTGTACTACTAGGAGATCCTAATCTATTAGCAGCATCTTTAAGAGTTAAAAAATCCTTACTCATATTTCTAAGTTTTAGTTCCGAATACTATCCAATCTATAGTTTTTGGATCTTTTCCTCCACTATATAATCCTACATACGTCTTTGTTACACCCATAACATTACAAGAATATCCAGCTTCGTTATTTCCCCGAAATGAACATACAGCAGTTCTTGGTATATAATCTCCTTGTAACGATACTCTAGTTTCAGTATGTCCCTCACATAAAGTACTTCCCATCTCGAATACTAAAGGACCTAATGTCATAACTACATGACCTGGTCTAATTATATCATATTGAGTCTCTAATATATTATCTAATTCCGTTATAAACTCCGCCATAATTGATTATTTACTGATAATCCTATTATTAAAAATGTTACAGTTTTATCATCTTTTCCCCCCAGAGAAAATGTTACTCCTGTAGTATTTAAACTAGATATACTTATAGCATATCCTTGTTCATCATTATTTTTTAATGAAGCCATTCCGGTAATTATCCCACTAAATCCTTTTAATGGTACAGAAACAACATCATACCCAGGACAAGTAGTAGTTCCATAAGCGATTCGTAGTCCTTTATAATTTATATATGTAACAGGATCTACCATTTCCACGGAATAGTCCTCTAAATTATCTTCTGTTAAAAATTCAGCCATATTTAATCACTTTCTCCTATTATTAAATAATAAAATTCTTTAGGATCTTTCCCTCCGAGTATGAAAGTAGCCGAGGTATTAGTATAAGAGGATAAATTTACTGTATAACCTGCTTTATTATTATTTTTTAAACAACAGAATACTCCATATACTGATTTAAATCCGGAATAAGTAATTGTTATACCTCTACTAGTTATAGAAGAATATCCTCCAACCATCCTAAGTCCTAAACCTTCAATTCCTCCAGATCCAGTAGAATCTAAAGCTCTATCGTCTACAGTTAGATATTCTGCCATATTATATTATTTTAGCTCTTTGTTTTAATCGATGTACATCATCTTCTAAAGATTGGATTTTGTCTTTTATTATATTTAATTCTAAGGAATCTTTTTTAATAAAGATTCTATGTAAAAATGTTTTAATTTTATTTAGTAACATATTAATTTAATTAATATCCTATAGCTAACCAAAAAAATTCATTTCTGGTATTTACTGGAGCAGTTCCTACTAATTCCACTGTTAGGGAGGAATTTGTGAAGGATTTAATAGTTAAAACATCTCCTTTAGACCAATAACCATAATAGTTATTAGGAGTGAGTTGCACTACACAGCATTTAGTAGGAAATGTTTTTGGATACGATACTGTTGCAGTCATACTTCCAGTATTAAGGTTACCAAGCCCTGACTGTATCAATATCCCCCCCCCCTTGTAAGATATCTGCTCTTGTAGGAGTTGATTTAGAGAATAAGACATTTAAATTATCATTGGTTATAAATTCCTTTGCCATTTATTAATATTTTATTTAATTGTTATATATTTATGTTAATTTTTTATATGTATTTCCACTTGTATTTAATTCTGTCCACCATATATCTCCTTTATAGTTAATTAACTCTGGCTGTATTCCAACATTTCCAAAATTCTTTACTATAGTACCGCTATATATCTCATATAAACAAGGATATTTAAGAGTAGCAGATTGAGATACATTTATACACTTATTGCCTCCGTATATTAAGCATCTAATAAAAAATTCAGTTATTGGAGTGTGTGATACAGAAAGACTTGATGTTTGAGTAGAATGATAATCCCAATTACTACTAATTCTTATATACCTATTATCAGTTTCTGCTTTAGCAAATGTAGCATAATTACCATTAGATTCTTTAGTAAGAACTTGAGAATACATAATAGGACTAACATCTGCACCTTTAGTATAAGAATATGAATCATCAGTCTCATTTACATATAATCTAGCTACACTCCTATACGTTCTTGAAACATCAAAATACGCATAGTGATAATTACCAATTTTCTCTGCAAAAGAAAAACTTCTTGGGTATCTAAAATTACTACCAGTATAAGCAGCTATAGCAGTGAGAGTATTATTAGATGTATTTAATTTATATATTCTAAATTGTGTATTAGCATTTGAACTAGATCCACTACAACAAAATAGATAATTACCTGATAAAGCCGAAGTAGCTATATTATACCAATATCCAGTAGAACCACTTAGAGATATAGATGTAGTAACCATTGTACCATTAACCACAACTCCGAAAGTGATATTTTTAAAATCGGAAGCTGCATAAACAAATGGAATTCTTTCATCATTGGGATCTGCTACAACACCTATACGACAATAAACACTTCTAGAAGAAAGAAAATCATTTAGAACCTGCATATTATCTACTTTCCTATTTACATCGTCATACGCAACGAAATCAGTATTAGCATAGCTAGTAAGTAAATCAGGATCCGCCTTTAATAAAAGAATATTTTGCTTTGATATATATTCAGTACCTCCAGTTACTGGTATACCTTGTAATTTCTCTATTGCCTGGTCAATTGTTATAAATTCCTTGCTCATAACAATTCCAATAATGAAATTTTATTTTTAATAATCTATTTAGATTCTTTTCATCTCCCTCTCCCC